CCGGCTGTGGAAATAGCCCCTCTCCCTGAACCTCATGTTCTCGTGCAGGACGCTTAGAACCTCGGGCTTCTCGCAGTAGAGCCAGGAATAGCAGTTCTGGATGCGGAGGACGGTTTCTTTCATGCAATTCACTTTATTATAGCGTTTTTTCTTTTTCAAACAATCCTATAATAGGCCAATGAAAAAAGATTATGTTGAATTTTCACTAGGAAGAGACTATCTCCAACTCGCCACAGAGAGTCACTGGGAATGCAGAAACGAAGGGTTTCTAAAGATAATGACCCGGGTCTTTGAGTTATTGCAGGAAGGCGGAGAAATCAAGGATGACTATGTAATCAGAATAAATACAGCCGACGGTCCGACAAAAAGCCCCCCAAAAGAAAATTGCAATTTCATTGAATTTGACACTTCAACTAGGGACATCAATGAGGCTGGGGTGTTTCCTGACTACATCTTTGGGAACTGGTGGCATATAGGATTGCGCAACTTTGACAGGTTTGTTCAAGAAATACACGAAAATAGCGGTATTGAAAAAATAAAAGACGACAGACTTTTCTGGATTGGCAATTTAATGGGAATCCGACAAAGATTGGACTACATTGAACTTTGCAAAAAAAATCCAGACAAGTTTTTTGGAAGAGAAATGACATGGACGGACTCGGGCAGAAAGCCAACCTTTTTTGTCCAGACCAAAGACCACTGTGCATACAAGTATTTACTAGACCTCACAGGTCACGGCTGCAGCGGCAGATTAAAACTTCTGCCCTTCTGTAGAAGGCCTCTGTTTATAACAGACAGGGAATTTTGGTCGTGGAGCGACATGAAAATTATCAAGCAAAACCTGCACATTCAAATAAATAAAGATTTGAGTGACTTGATTGAAAAATTCAACAATACTGACCAAAATAAAATTTTTGCATTTGAAAAAGCCTTTAAATTGTCTGAATACTGCAGGTCTGAATTCACATTTGAAAAGGTGTGCAAGTACGCGGCAGAACTTGTTTCAAAAAAAATCAAGGCAATTAATTCGCAAAAAATAGAGGCACAAGGTGCGAGTCTGTTAAAATTTGACGTTGTTGTGTCTCATTACAGAGAAAATTTGTCGTGGGTGGACAGGCTAGAACACAAAGATATAAACGCGATATATGTCTATACAAAGGGAAATGAAAGTGTTTCATTGAAAAACCCCAAAGTTCAAACGATTAGCTTGCCAAACATAGGAAGAGAGTCACACACATACCTTCATCACTGCTATTCGCAATATGACAGAATAAAACAAAACAGTTCGCCAGATTTCGTCTTCTTTGTTCAAGGAAGTCCCCACGGCATGGAAGGAGAAAGACTCTACAAGTCAATGAAGGAATTGTCTGAAAATACAGAAATGAAATTTACATCAAACTTCCGAGTGTCAAGTGCGTACTCATTTCTAAACAGAGGCAGATGCGACAGCTGGCAAGGACAGACATCCAAGTCCGATTACGACATAAAAGAATGGTGCGAAAAGTTTATAAAAAATAATGTACAAATAGAAAAAATACCAATATTCTGGAACGCATGCTTCGGCGTTTCTGCCGATAGAATTTTGAGCAATCCCAAGGAAAAATACAAATCACTTACGCAAGGAGAACTCGCGGAGTTGAACCCAGAATGCGGACATTACTTTGAGAGACTTTGGTATTATGTGTTCAACATGGATGATGTTGGAATGCCCATGACATTTCAAGACTGCTGGGAGTTTTGGGGAGGAGAGCAAGGAAACCAAAGATTTTATGGGCTCATGAAATTAAACGAAAATGGCACGATAGGAATGTATGATAATTTCAATGAATATTTCTGGGAAGACAAGGGTGAAAAAAAGTTGATAATGAACAAGAATAGGGAGCCAACATGCCTGATGGAAAGAATAAGTGAAGAAAAATATTCAGGAGAATTCATCCACAACAGAAAGGTGATACATACCTTGATAAAGTTCAATACAAATTTTACATCTTAATTGGATGATACAATATTCCCTCTATGAAATAATTCGTACCATTTTTCAGATCTTCTTCTATGAGTTTAAGGAACGGTCTCTTGAAGGTATTGACTGCACAAAAGTACGAAGGAATGAACTGCTGAATGGTGTATCCATACTTGAAACACACATGGGGCAACAAGGCCTCCAGATGGCCAGAAAATTCAATCCCGACTTTTTGCACCAATTCTTTCAGAAGCCTTCTTGAAAGACGGTGAATCACCGCCGTAACGCCACATGGGATCACTTTTTCTATTCCGACCATGTTGTGAAGCCACCCCCAGTCTAAATTTCTCAATCCGAATTCAGGAACCAAAAGATCAAAGTCATAAAGGTCGTGTTTGTCAAAAAAAGTTCTGAAGTTTCCATGCCAATAGACATCATTTTCCACTATCCAGAAGTAGTCGTATTCATCCATCTTTTCAGGAAATAACCTGAAGTACTCTATTGGAAAATTGTGGGCTTTGGAAATTGGGTCGTAAGACCGTAGAGGAGTTTTTATTCTGTGTATTTCTATGTTATTGAGTTGTCCATCCATGCTGTTGTCAAATGGCGCCTCTTCGTCAAACAACACCATTGAGTCCATTCTTCCGTCACTCAGCGACGAATCTAGTCTTCTTAAAGAATCCGAAAAAATTGGCTTGAAATTGTGAGTCAAAAATATCGCCAATGACTTCATACTACTCCTTGCACAAAAACCAATGGTTTCCGTATAGCAAAACTTTGTTCTCGAAGAGCGATCCCTGAAGGCCGTTGTTCAAAAATTGAGATACTTCTTTGTTTTGATAAATGCCATCGGCAAAACTTTTCACATCCCCGGATAAACCCGGCCAGCTCCAGTCGTCACCGAAGAGAACCCCTCCTTTCTCAAGTATTTGCCAGGATTGATCAATCTCAATGAATGTTTCTTTTTCTTGGTGAGAAGAATCCAGGTATATTACCTGAGGCAGGCTTGAAATTCTATTTTCCTTGCGGAGTCTTTTTAAGACATTAACGCCAACAGTACATGTTGCAGGAATGGGAAGTATTATTTCTTCTAGTTTGTTGTGGCAGACGTTCGCCATGAATCTTTCTCTGATTGTGGTAGAGCCATTTTTTGTCTTTAGAAAACTCCACCTTCCGTTTTCTTTTATTTCCTTTTCCCAACACCACATATTGACATCGCCGCAAAAAGGATCTATGCACACAATGTGACAATCTAAATTGTTTTTTTCTATGTGATTCGCCACCCTTATGGCACTGCCTCCAAGCATGGAGCCTACTTCAAGCCAAAAAGTAGGCCTGATTATTTCAAAAACCTTTTGTATGCATTCTGGAATTATGTTCGTGTGAGGGTATCCGGAGTCAACTTCCCCACCCTTGAATGAAGAGTAGATGTCCTCCTCGGCAAACAGTTCCCTTTTTAACTCTTGAAATATGTTCAAAGTACCCATCTCCAAAGAAAGTTCAGAATTGTGCAGATGCCCGAAAGAAAACACACGGAATAAAACACAAAAAGAAGACATCCCGTCACGACAAACTGCGCCTGAACCTCCTCGGAGGCCTTCTTTCTCGCGTACAAAATGTACCCGCCCGAAACCAGGAACATAGCCAGCCAAACCCACCAAAAATCACTCACAATATGCATTTTTACCTCCAGATAAGGTATATATGCCCATGGCAGAATTTAGACACTGGCTTGAAAACACCGTGGGAACCGACGAAGTTCAGAGCAAGATAGACCACCTCTATAACAAGGCAAAGTACGCAATAAAGCTCGTCCAGCTCTACGGCCGCGCAACCAACCAGAAAATACTGAACAATATCAGCACCATAGCCCCGCTTAACAGCGGGGTGTACGGCCTCTACACCTCCTCCGAGAACAAGAAGATCATAGGCCCCGCGGTAGCAAACAAGGTTAAGTTCAAATTTGGCCAGAATGTCATCCAGCAGAATGCCTTAAACAAGGTTCCCAACGCGGTCATAAAGCAATACATCCCCGACATAGATGAGAGGCAGATAGTCCCGTCGGACGTGATCCATGTCAATGTTCAGAGGATCGTGAGAGAACTGGGCGACACGAAGGAGGCCGTCGTGGAGATCGCAAGCACGATAGTCCACGAGGCCACCCACGAGATCGAGTTCCAGACCACCGGAAAGACCAGCGAAATCGGACCCAAGGCCGCAGAAAAGTCATTCCACGAATGGGTCCAAAAGAACTGGAATATGATCGTTTCAAAGATTCCTCAGATCAACCTTTGAGTACGACATACACGCCGTGAATCAGTCCGGGGATGTGACCCAACAGCGTCAGAGCCAGGTTGAGCCAGAACTTGAGTCCGAACCCGAATTTTATGGCCACGCCCAACGGGGGCAGAAATACAGTCACAAGAAGGATCACTAGATCCTTGGCATCCATGCTTTTCATTTTGAACCTCCTTTGTTCAGTCCTTAATTATATATTGATCGGATATATAAAACCGTGAAGACTTTCTACCAATATATAATGATGGAGGCGACGCCCCCGCCACCGGGAGGCTCTAAAGGTCCGCCGGGAGGATCGGGAGGCCCGCCCGGAGGAGGCCCGCCAGGGGGTGGCCCTCCCGGAGGTGGCCCGCCAGGCGGAGGAGTTGGAATGGGAATCCCTCCCGGGCTAGGCGGAAGCGGAGGGCCGCCAATGGGTCTCGGAGGGCCGCCAATGGGAGGCATGTCTTCGGGACTAGGGCCAGAAGGAGGAGCCTCCCCCGCACCCGCGGCAAAGGTCCAGAAGATCAACAGCGTGGACGTGTGGAAGGCGCTGGAAAAATCTCTAAAGAAATCTGGACAATGAGAAAACTTTAGATACAATGGGCGTCCGGAAAGCCCATGAAAGTTCTAATATTCAGCGACCTCCACATACACCCCCACAAGCGTTCCTCGGAAAGGCTTGACGACTGCATTGAAGTCCTGGACTGGGTGTTCAGAACCGCAACGGAGAGGGAGATAAAGAACATAGTCTTCCTCGGAGACCTCTTCCACGACCGCCAGAAGATAGACGTCCTGACATACCAGAAGACCTTTGATGTGCTAGAGAGGCACCTTGACGGAAGCAAAAATCTATTTCTTTTGCTTGGCAACCACGATCTCTGGCACTACCAGAAACTTGACGTCTCCAGCGTCAACCCATTGAGGAGCCTCCCCGGAATCAAGGTCGTCAACGCTCCGAGCGTGGAGCTCATCAAGGAGGGCGATGAGGAATTCCCCTTCGGATTCCTTCCCTACACCCACAACCCGATAGAAGACCTCAAGGCGGTTGAAAAGGACTGGAAGATCAAGGGAGGCAAGAACATGAAGGTTCTCGGGGGACACATATCCGTTGATGGGGCCGTCTGGAACGTCAAGTACAAGACAATGTCCGAAGTGACAATAGAGCACGACGGAGACATGGTGCGCGTGGGATCAGACATATTCTCCAATTGGGACAGGGTTTTCCTCGGCCACTACCACGCCGAGCAGAAGCTGGACGAGAAGGTGGAGTACGTAGGCTCTCCCCTGCAACTGTCCTTCGGAGAGGCCTTTCAATCCAAGCACGTCGTCGTCTTTGACGCTTCGGAAGGAGAATGCGAGTACATAGAAAACACGTTCAGCCCCAGACATTACATCCTCAAGGAGGACGAACTCGCCGACCACGATCTGGAAGGCCACTTCGTGAGGCTGGAGGTGGAGGACATCGCGAGCAGGCAGATGACGGAAATAAGGCAGAACCTGCTAGAGAACTCCAAGGTGTCGTCGCTTGAGATCAAGCAGGTTCAGAAGCAAGAAGACCACGCCATCAAGGACGCCAAGGCAATTCTCTACAAGGAGGAGGAGATGCTCGAGAAGTATGTGGAACAGGCCAACTCCGAGAGCCTTGACAAGGAGACGCTCATAAGGATCGGCACGGAGATATGCCGGGAGGCGGAATGAAGAGCCTGGACATCAAATACATCTACGCCCAGAATTTCCTCTGCTTCGGCCCAGAGGCGTTTGAGCTCACATTCAAGAATCATGGCAACATAGTCCTCGTCAAGGGATTCAACCTCGACGTGGTCGACAGCGAGTCCAGGGTCGCGAGCAACGGGGTGGGAAAGAGCAGCATTCCCGAGATCATCGTCTATACGCTCTTCGGCAAGACCATAAAGCATCCCAAAAAGATCAACCACAAGGACGTCATAAACAACCAGGTCGGCAAGGGACTGAAGACGGAGGTCAGGTGGGGCGACTTCCGTGTCGTCCGCACAAGAAAGCCCGACACCCTGAGGCTCTGGGAAAGTCCGGATGGAATATGGGACGACACCACCGAGATCACCCTGGGCGGCCAGCCGGCGACCCAGAAATTGCTCGAGGAGAAGCTTGGCATCAACTATGAAACATTCGTCAACATTGTTGTGTTCACCGACAACAATGCCGGAAGCTTTCTCGAGTGTGACGCCTCAAACAAACGCGAGATAGTTGAAAACCTCCTCTCCCTGGACAAATACAAGGGCTTCGCCGAAAGGGCGAAAAATCTGAAGAAGGAAAAGAAGGATGCAATCAAGATTCTTCAGATGGACTACGAGAACATCCGCAAACAGCTCGAGCAGTCCAAGTCAAGGATCAACGCCGCCAGGGAGCAGGAGTCGGGATGGGTGTCGCAGAGGAAGGCGGAACTAGAGTCCTTGCTTTTGAAAATAAAGGCTTTCAGGGAGCAGCTTGAGGCCACTTCGGAAGGCACGGAAGTTTCAAAGTATCAGGCGGCGCAATCCAGAATAGAGGAACTCAACTCCGAAATACCGCAGGCGGAGGCCAAGCAGATAAAAATCCAGGAAGTCTTGGACCTAGCCCAGGAAAAATCAAGCGGCATAAAGCAGAAGCAAAACGAATGCAAAATAAGCGCTGACACTGTCGCTGGATCAATAAAGAGCCTCTCCGCAAAAATAGACGAGAACAAAAAGGAAATAGGCAGACTTGAAAAGAACGAGGGAGCCACCTGCAAGTTCTGCCTCGGCAAGGTTTCCAAGGAGAACTACAAGAAGTACACGGAGCAACTTCTCAAAAACATAGAATCGCTCGAGGCGGAAGTAGAGTCCGAGAACACAAAAAAGGACGAATTTTCGGAGAAGATGAAGATTCTCGGCGACACGCTTTCCAAGATTTCGGAGGGAATGGCATCCGCCAAGGAAAGCCTCTCCAAAGCGTCCCAGGAACTTGCCGGAAAAAGAAAAGAACTTGCCGAACTCAACAAGGTAGAAAAACCCCAGGGCAAGGACATCAAAAATCAGCTCATAACCCAGCAGATAGAAGGACTAAAGGATCAGGCCTCGTCAAAGAAAAAAGAACTTGACGGAGACACGCCCTTCAAAAAGATAATAGACGATCTAGCCGAGGAGATAGAGACGAGGGAGTCGGAATTTGAGTCAAAGAACAAGGATCTTGACGAACTGGAGAAGCAACTCCCGTACTACGAATTCTGGTCTGTGGCCTTCGGAGATTCCGGAATAAGGAAGTTCATAATAGACGGAATAATCCCCGCCTTGAACTCAAGGGTGGCCTACTGGCTTCAGTTTCTCATAGACGGAAAGATCAGCCTTGAGTTCAACAACGAACTGGAAGAGAAGATAGAGCGAAATCCTTCGGACGGGGATCCGTTCGTCTATTACGCGATGAGCGGCGGAGAGAGAAGAAGGCTGAACCTCGCCGTGTCCCAGGCGTTCGCCTACGTGATGATGCTGAGCTCGGGAATGTGTCCGAGCCTAGTCTTTCTGGACGAGGTCACAACTAATATTGACCAAATAGGGGTGGTTGGGGTATATAATATGATTCTGGAACTCGCGAAAGACAGGCAAGTCTTCATCACCACTCACGACCAGAATCTGCTTGAAATGCTGGACGGATGCGAGTTAATAAGCCTTGAAAAAAGAAAAGGCTTTACGAATCTGAAAAAATCCGTTTAATAGACTTACATACCCTCACCGAACATAGGAGAACATAGGAGAACACATGATTTTTGAAGAGCAGATCAGCCGCAAACCCGACAATTACCCCTGGACGCAGGATTTCATCGAGGCCATGCACAACGGCTTCTGGACCAGCAAGGAATTCAGTTTTTCAAGCGATACGCAGGACTTCAGGGTATCGCTCACGGAACAAGAGAGGGAAATAATAGTCCGAGCCTTGGCGACCATAGGCCAGCTGGAGATCAGCGTCAAGAAGTTCTGGGCCAAGCTCGGCGACAATCTTCCCCATCCGAGCATAAATGACATGGGCTATGTCATGGCCAATACCGAAGTAATACACGGCGACGCCTACGAACGCCTCCTTGAGGTTCTCGGCATTGATGATGCATTTGACGAGATACTGGAACTTGACATCATTAAGGGTAGAGTCAACTATCTAAGGAAACACCTTCACAAGTTTCACTCTGACAACAAGAAACAGTTCATATATTCTCTGATACTGTTTACACTTTTCGTGGAAAACATCGCATTGTTCTCGCAGTTCTACACCATCAGCTGGTTCGGCAGATACAAGAATGTCCTCAAGGACACCAATAAGCAGGTTGAATATACAAGCAGGGAGGAGAACCTACATGCAATGATCGGCATGAAAATCATCAATGTCATCAAGAAAGAACATCCCGAACTATTTGACGATGAACTCAAGGAGAAGATTACCCACGAGGCCAATGAGGCTCTCAAATACGAGATGCAGATTATAGAATGGATTGTCAACGGATATGGAGAGGAAAAACTTAATTCAGAAATTCTCAAGGAATTTGTGAAGAACAGAATGAATGAATCTCTCAAGGAGATTGGCTTTAAGAAAATATTTGATATTGACAAAAAAATGCTTGCAAAAACAATTTGGTTTGAAGAACAGGTTCTCGGAAACAACAGCACAGATTTTTTTCATTCAAAAAGTGTTGAGTATTCAAAGAAATCAAAAAGTTTCGCGGCAGAAGAGTTGTTCTGATCTAACTCTAGTAAAAAACCAATCCCAGAAAGAAAAAAATGAAGATTGAAAAAGAATACTACTGGCTGAACTCCCACAGCCGCCTCTTCCTTGAAAGAGGATACCTAGAGCCGGACACGACACCAGAGCAGAGAGTCAGACAGATAGCCGAGAACGCAGAGAAGATACTCAAGGCGAAGGGTTTTGCGGACAAGTTTGAAGAATACATGAGAAGGGGGTTTTACTCGCTTGCCACCCCCGTATGGACTAACTTCGGCAACAAGCGCGGACTTCCAGTTTCTTGCTTTGGGTCTTTCATCTCCGACAACATGGAGGCCATCCTCACGAAGGCCGCCGAAGTCGGCATCATGAGCAAGATGGGCGGAGGCACGAGCGGCTTCTTCGGAGACCTCCGCCCCCGCGGAACAAAGATCAGCGTCGGAGGGGAGAGCAGCGGCGCCGTCCATTTCATGGAGATATTCGACAAGGTCGCCGAGGTGATCAGCCAGGGCAGTGCCAGGAGAGGATCCTTCGCCGCATACATGCCGATAGAGCATGCGGACATAGAGGAGTTCCTTCAGATCAGGAGCGAAGGCCACAGCATCCAGAACATGAGCATCGGCGTGACGGTCACCGACAAGTTCATGAAAGATCTTGTGGAGGGAGACAAGGAGAAAAGAAAGGTCTGGGCCAAGGTCATACAGAAGAGGTTTGAAACCGGCTATCCGTACATCATGTTCGTAGATACGGCAAACAAGAACGCCCCCAAGGTCTACAAGGACAAAAAGCTCAAGATTAAGGCGTCAAACCTCTGTGTCTCGCCCGACACAATGCTTCTCACAAGAGAAGGCGAGATCAGGATCGGCGACCATGAAGGCCGCGAGGTGGAGGTCTGGAACGGCAGGCAGTGGTCCAAGACAAATATCGTAAAGACGGGCGAGAACCAGAAACTCATCAAGTTAAATTTCATAAAGAGAGAATTTGACGACAACGACACTGAAACAACCACATGGGGCAGTATCTCCACAACGGAATACCACAAGTTCTACCTCAAAAACGGCAACGAGGTCAGAGCCAAAGAACTCAAGTCTGGAGATACACTTCTCTCTTTCCACAACGAGAGGGGAAGGATGTTCAGGGTGGAAGTCCTAGATGTTGAGGACGGAGGAACAAGTGACACCTACTGCGTCAATGAGCCTCTTGAACACAAAGCCGTGTTCAACGGGATACTGACGGGCAACTGCTCGGAAATACAGCTCTTCTCGGACGAAGAAAACTCCTTCGTGTGCGTCCTCTCCAGCCTCAACCTCCTTCACTGGGACGAGATCAAGGAGACAGACGCGGTCGAGACCATGGTCTGCTTCCTGGACGCAGTGTGCGAGGAATTCATCAGAAAGACCGAGGGCGTGAAATACATGGAGGCCGCCCGGAACTTTGCGATGAAGCAACGAGCCCTCGGACTCGGGGTTCTGGGCTGGCACTCCTATCTCCAGAGCAAGATGATCGCCTTTGAGAGCATGCAGGCGAAGCTTCTCAACACCGAAATCTGGAAAGTCATCAAGGAGAGAGCCGATACAGCTACAGAGAAGATGGCAAAGGAATACGGCGAACCCGAACTGCTCAAGGGATATGGAAGAAGAAACGTCACGACGCTTGCCGTTGCGCCGACGACATCGAGCAGCTTCATACTCGGACAGGTCAGCCCCAGCATTGAACCGCTCAACAGCAACTACTTCGTCAAGAACCTCGCAAAGGGAAAGTTCACCTACAAGAATCCCTACCTCAAGGAGATTCTCAAGAAGCACGAGAGGAACGACGACGAGACATGGAAGAGCATTCTCATAAAGGGAGGATCGGTACAGCACCTTGATTTTCTCACAAAGGAGGAGAAGGACGTCTTCAAGACCTTCGGCGAAATCAGCCAGAAGGAGATCGTCATCCAGGCATCGCAGAGACAGAAGTACATAGACCAGTCGCAGTCCCTTAATTTGATGATTCCGCCCTCCGCTTCGCCGAAGGACGTCAACAGCCTTCTCATTGAAGGATGGGAGATGGGAGTGAAGACATTCTATTACCAGCGCTCGGCCAACCCCGCCCAAGAACTTGCCAGATCAATTCTCACCTGCGCTTCGTGTGAGTCATAGAGTGAATTCCATATCCAAGTGGTTTTATCGTACCGAGGCCGACTTTCCGAACCTCAAGGTCGTACGGCTAGAGAAGGACGCCAGAATTCCGGCGAGATCCAATCCCACGGACGCAGGAGCCGATCTGTTCTCCACGGAGGCGGTCATGATACACCCCGGAGAGAGGAAGGCCCTCTGCACCGGAATAGCAATTGAGATACCCGAGGGATTCTACGGCAGAGTCGCGCCACGCTCGGGACTGGCGGCCAAGCACGGCGTAGATGTTCTGGCCGGGGTGGTCGACAGCTCCTACAGGGGGGAGATAAAGGTCGTCCTGCTCAATACCGACAAGTCCAACACGTTCCATGTGGAAAAAGGCGACAGAATAGCCCAGCTCATAATAGAGAGCCACTTCAACTTCCCTTTCCTGGAATATGAAAGCCTAGGCAGTTCCGACCGGGGCCAAGGCGGATTCGGCTCCACGGGCAAATGAAAGATCATCTTCCCTTTATCGACAAAAGACTTTCAATCAAGTCTTTTGATGACATCGGCATGGGCGTCGTTGCAACTTCCAATATAGAAGGCGGGATATTCGTAGAATTTGCGCCCGTAGTCGTCTGCGAAAACAACTCCATATCATTTGATAAGGAGGTCTTCAAGTATGTCATAGCATGGGGAAATGGCCTTGCCGTTCCGTTCGGATGGACAATGTTCTACAACCACAGCGACCACAACAACTGCGAATTCTCCGTCAACCTCCACGACGGACTTCTTGCGATACAGACATTGAGGGAGATAGAAGAAGGCGAACAACTGACCGTGAACTACGGCCCGAACTGGTTCTCCTCCAGAAAAATTGAAAAGAAGGCAACATGACCAAAAATTGCCCCATATGCGGACAGAAAATGGACATATATACTAACGCCCACAAAAACCACCCGTTCGTGGACGAAAAAACATACCCCGCCATGTGCTTCACATGCTACTTCGTGCCCAAGACCGAAGATCAGAAGTATGGCAAGGACGGAACGATATCCGAAAACCTGGAGCTCCCCTACAGCCACAAGAACCTGCACACCGCCAAGGAACTACACGAGATGGGAGCCTCCGAATCGCTCTCACAGGCCAAGAAATGCATCCAGGCGGTCACGGAGGCCTGCAGGGGGGTCAGAGAGGGCAAAAAGCCCAAGGCGAGGCCAAAGGCTTCCTGGAATGTCTGTTGAGGAGCGTAGATAATCCCATGGAATTCAAGGACTTTCTAATAAGCGAGGACAAGGGCTATTTCTCCCAGAGGGTCGCCGACATCCTGAGCGCCGTCCAGGACCTGAACGACAGCGCGGAGAACATGGGCGTCAGGCAAATGGTATCCAATGCAGAAACCATAGTGAACCAGATTCGCAGGATAATCCACACGCACTGGCCCCAGAGCGAGGAGGACAAGCTCTCGGTTCTTCAGAAGTGCGGGGTCGCCATAATGAAGGCCATAGAGGAAAAGGACGACCTCAGGGCGGTTCTGAAAGCCTGTCAGGAGAACATAGAAGAGATTTCCGGCGACGAGGGAAAGCCCGTCAATCGGCTTGGGGACTGACCGCTGCCTTCTCCAGACGGTTCAATTCGGCCTTTATCTCGTCCATCTCTGCCCGCATTTCCTTGCACTTTTCCGATACATCCCCGGAATCCGCCTTTGCAGCCACCTTGTGAGGTCTCCTGGAGTCATATACTCCGAATGCCATGAGAGCTAGGGTTATAACTATTAACTTGCGCATTCTCGTATATATGGTATGGAAGATGATATTGACGTAGACGACATATTTCAGAAGAAGCCCAAAAAGATAAAATCTGGCAAGAAGGGCAAGAGAGTTGAACTCGAACTAGTTAAGAGCCTCAACTCCCGCTTCTCAAAAGTTCTTTCTTCAAATCCTGACGGCGGAACCTTCAGCAGATCATTGGGATCGGGAAACCGGTGGGGTCAAAATGTGCAACTTTCAAGAGTCGCTACAAATATTTATTCAGGTGACATCGTATGCCCCGAGAGATTCAGATTTGTTCTGGAAAGCAAGGGAGGCTACAACGACATAGACCTTTGCTCGGCCTTTCAGGGAGGACATAACGAAATAGACGAGTTCCTGAAGCAGGTGTCGTCGGACTCCGAGAGGTGCAAGAGAAAACCATTGCTCTTCTGGAAGAAGGACAGAAAGCCCAGAATTGCCTTCCTCAAATCCGAAGACATTGGGGAAGTAAAATTTGAATACTTGATGAAGTACCGCGAATGGACGGCGGTGAGTTACGAAGACCTCATGAGCCTTGACGACAGTTTCTTCTTCAGCTGACCGTCCATCCTTCCGCCCACTTGAATACATCCTTTATTCGGTCAAGCCTCTTCACCTTTTTTCCGAGGCAGTACTGCTTGCAGGCGTAGAGGGCGACCTCGTGGGTCGAGATGTCCTGGCGTTTTCTCTTTGGCCCCTTGAGTCCGTGGAGCCACATGTAGAAGTGGTATACCGGATCGTCCTTTCCCTCGAATATCCCGTCCTTGGAATTCCGCAGGAAGGATATCGCTCTTTCGCGGTCGTACTTTATGGCACATTTCGCAACGGCGGCTCCGATTGAACTCATTCCCCTCGGCATGAGTTCCACGACCCGCTCCACGAGATCGCCATGGACTTCGAGAAACTTCTCGATTTCGTTGTCTTCGGCGTCTCCCGTGAGGTGCCTTGCGACCCAATATTCCTTCTTCTTTTCAGATATCATTGATTTGCCTCATTCCGCCCACTGGGCAATCCGCCACGCGGGATGATCCTCTGGGGGCAATTCCATGCTACGGTGCCTTTCGCACATTTTCAAGTACCAAGCCACGCATCTCGCGGCCTTGACGATCATCGGCTCCGTCCACTCCAGGGCGTTTGATTCCGCCCACTCCCACGCCTGAACCTCTTTGTCTATCCGCCTTCCCGACTGGGTTCCCACCACATGACCCAATTCGTGGAGGGCAATCGCGTAAGTCACGGCCGCCCTCACGGGAGATATCTTGATGTGCCTCCGCTTCCTCCAAGAACGCCCCTTGTATCCCTCCTTGAACTCAATGGAGACGGCGTGGAGAGAAGCGAGACTTTCTATGTGTTGGGAGTAGTTCATTTTCCGCCCATGATGTCCCGAACCGATTCGGGAGCTTTGCCCTCCTCGAACACCAGCATTGCCATCTTTCGCCCCTTGAATCCGAATTCCGGAGGTACGGGTGCGTAAAGACAGTTTTTTATGTTTTCCCTGGGAATCCACTCCTCCTTCGCATCCTCCTTCGGCTCGCTTCCGAGAACCGCCCTGATTCCTTCGGGTTTGTCTTCGCCTATCCAGGCGGGAACTATTATCATGTCTTGTTTCTCCCTGTGATGGCACATATCTCCGTCTCTACCCTCGCCTTTTCTGAGATGTGGGGCGACTTCATTTCCTCCCACTCCCTTCTTTCCCTCCTCTTTCTCTCCAGCTTTTCGGCCGCAGAGGCCTTCTTGTCCATTATCCTTTGAATTTCGCCCCGCAGAATTTCCATCTGCTTCATCTTTTCTCTTTCGGCCAATTCCAGGCCTGTCACATCAAGCCCTATGTCGGCGATCTCCGAGTCCAGGTTCCCGAGTATGCCTTCAATCTCCTTCAGCTGAAGATCAGCATCTTCGTGTTGCGATATGAGGCTTTTCAGTCGGGGAAGATCCTCGGAATTCAGGCCGGCCTCTTGCCGATCAAAAGGCTCCGCAGATTCAGAGCCGAGGCTCTCTCGGGGATCATCCGCAACTGCCGTTTCAGCCTGCTTTTCTATGGCGACCGACTCAAAAGGCTTCATTTCGCCGGAAAGACTCTGAATCCTTTTCAGTCCCTTGGTCGTTAGTTTATAGCCCTTGATGCCATTGCTTATGCTCCCGTCCTCCGAGGTGTAATGAACCCGTTCTATGTAGCCCGCCCCGCGCAGAGCCATGGTCAGAGCCCTCATCGCACCTTCTACAGACGTGTATGTGCCCCCACTCACGTCTCTGATGAATTCCTTGATGCCGAGGCGTTTGATTATAGAATCAGAAGCCTCCTTCTTTTTGGCGTATCCGTTGGGAGCCACAATCCCAATTGCAACAAGAGCCTTGTCCATCACTTCTTGATCGGACATCAAAACCGGCTCGTCAATGTGCAATGGCAATTTGCTCCGCACGGATTCTTTTGGAGGAGACAAGGCTTCTGCAATCTGACCCATTTCAGCGCCTTTCTCTAGCTGGTCGAGGTCTTGAACGGCCTCCCTTATCTCGGCCTCGGCCTCGGACCCGAGATCATCTCGCTCTTCGGCCTCTTCCTCTTTTTCCGCCCCTAACGCGGGGGCCAGCGGAATAATTTTCGGAGCTGCGTCAATCACATGGTTGATGAAGGCCCGCGGAAGATCATTTGATTCGGGAATCCGGAGATTTACCGGGTTTACTCTGCGCAAAAGTCCGAAGAGAGCCTGCGTGTCGACTTCTGCCGGGGGGAGCAGCGTGTATTCAAAACAAGAGTCGTTGCCCGCCGGCTTGCACCAAACCCTGATGCTCTTGCGTCCGCTTCGTTCCTCTATGCGTATTGCATGGAACCTTTCCCTGCCCTTTTTCTTGATCCGCCTGGAATCCCGCAGAGACCATTCGCCCTCGTCCATTCCCGCGTTCGCAAGAATCTTCTTCAAAAGGCTCACCGTAGGCCCGGCGACCTTTTTCTCCGACCTCTTGATGGAACTTTCAAACAGCATTTGGAAGACGTCTGCGGTCACCATTTCTGGCTCCTTTGGAACGGATGATCAGGACCGGGAGGGAACCTTCCATCCCGATTCCCACTCAAAGATGTCGGAGTCCCTTTCCACGAGTTTGGAAACCCTTTTTCCGCTCACGTGGTAGTGGATGGCGGCGAGAGCCTTCTTGTAGAGGCTCATGCGCGTCCTGGAGCCACGGATGCCCTTGGCGGTTGCGTGGAGGAGCCTTGCGGGGTCTTCCTTGCTTTCAAACAGAACGTCTCCGAACCGCTTGAGGAACGGCTCCATCTTGTCCGTGCCGTACCAAAGAACGGCCTTGAGGAAGGCTCCGAGGATGTCGCTTCGGTAAGTCGGACAAACCCGCTCAAGCCACTCTATTTCCGCACCGTAGAGTTCCGCGAACTCGGCGAGTTGAGCGGAAGAAATCCGCTTCGTGGTTCCAGAAACTCCCCGCATGGCGGCCCGACAGATGGCTGGGAGCTTGTTTCCGATGCGGTTGTTGAGTTTCTGCTCAATCTGCACGGCGGGCCTACGGGGAGCGCCCGTATCCTCGTCTTCCCTGGCGCTGACGAGCGTACGGAAGGTGAACCAGAGCCTCTGAGGCTTTCCGAGCTGGATGATGGCACTTATGCGGTGCTGACCGTTGTGCATCCACCCGTTGTAGTCAATCGCAATCGCGGAACTGTTGTCGTTCCACTCCCCTGCCGCCATGTCAGCGCAGTACCGGTCAACCACGGTCTGCATGATCTTCTTTCTCGGGTTCTTGTTCCATTCGAGGAGCTGGCTCGCCATTTCAGGAGTGACGAGGACGAATTCGCTGTATTGCTCGTTGCCCCGGGGATGGTGAAACCAAGGCTGGCCAGTCTTCTTTGACTGCGAAAGGTAGTACCTCTGGTTCTGGATGGCTCTCTGTTCATTTGAAAGGATGGCCTTTTTTTCGCTCGCTACTTCCGAGGGCCTTGGAATGAAGTGCCTGGTTCCAGTGACATTCTCCGAGGAGAATCCCATGGATTCCAACTTGGCAAGAATTGACGCTCGTTCGTCCTTTACGGCCTGCATGATCCGAGTCTCCAGCGGTTGCGAAAATCCCTACTCATGTTATACGCACGAAATCTGGAACGTCAACTTGCAGTTTGCTGAACCGGGGAGGAATCGCGATTTTGCCGACAAAAAAAGGGGAGTTCCAGCATCCATACTGGAACTCCCCCGACACACACCGAACGATTTGGCTCAAAAAATCTGCAGCTGAAGCGGTTCCGATATGTACTTGTTTTCCCCGAACTCCAGTTCAAACCACACGTCGTAAATCCCGCAGTCCATTTCGAGGGCAACCGTATCCAGGAAGTAGTGTCCTTCCGATCCGTGGCGGTGTTCCACATCCGCTCCCTCTACGACCATTCGCAAGTCCCGCTCTTTCGGAACGCAGTTGCCGCACTGCTTCTCGATGAATATCTTGACGGGACTTGCCAAGGCAAGATTCACATAATACCTCTGTAGGTCGGAGGCGTTGGGAACATTAGGAATGACATCCACGCTCAGCCACCTTCTTTCGCCCTTCCTCACCCTGTTGGGCCGGAAGCCGTAAGAAAAGTCATAGACTATGGGCATGTCCGATGCGTACCACAGATCGGATATGATTCGGAACTCGTTTGTCACAGTCCCCGACTGGGCGGAGTCAAAGCTCACAGTCCACACGTCCAAATAGCTGCCGATTGTGAACTTCAAGTCCTCTAGGGCAAACGAAACCAAGTACTGCCCGCCGAAGGGGTCATCCACGACCACGACATCGGATCCGTCAACGGACATGACGAGCCTTCTTCCCTCGGGGTTTTCCTGGGTCGCACACGAGGAATCAAGTTGATAGATTTCCACCTTATCCACATTTGCGACATTACTTCTGTGATTGGAGTTGTAAGTGAACAGACGAAGATTCAGTTCGTCTCCAACAACGGGATTCTGATTTCTCTCTTTTGTTGCCATATTACTTCTTCACTTTGGCCTTCCTTCGGGCGGCCTCCATGGCCTCATTCTCCTTTTCCTTTTGCTGGATAAACCTGCTTATTATCCATTTTCTTTCGTTTATGGGCAAAGACATGAAGTTTTCCCTGCTCTGGTGCATGTGGTAGATGAAGAAGAACATCTCCTCCATCAGATTCTTCCACAGCTCTAGGCTTGCGTCCTCGATATCGTATTTTTCGTTCGCTTTGCCCGCGGGAAGAAAAAATTTGACTCGAGCGGGAGCTCGATCTCAAAATCTCTCATGGTGTACGGGTTGGTTATGTTGATTTTCGTATCAACTCCGAACGGAGGTTCGTTCACGACAGTCCGAAGGTAGGCCACGTCCTGTATGGGGAGCTTCTTCAAGAGCGTCTGTATCTCCAGCTTGTCGGCCAGCCCCTCTATCTCCTCTATGAGATGAGCCGTTCTGTACAGCAAAGTATCGTCAGCCTGGCCGGAAAGATCAAAGTTCTTCGCCCTTCTCTCCCTGTACTCCTGGATGAACTGCTCATCTTTGCCTATCGCCAGCCTATATCTGAATTTATAGCCGGTAGACGGCAGAACATCTTCCAGGTTTTCGGGGCCGAAACCCTCCGAACAGTGATCCACATAGAGCTCATTCAGATTTATTGTTGTCGCAAAAGTCTGATCCGAATCGGGGTCTCTCACTTCAACGTCGTATTCTGGCGTGTATGATATGCCACGCAAGTAAATCAGCATGTAGGTTCTGTCTTGGGTCAAGAAGTTGGCGGAATCGTAGCCCTCCCTCATGCACTTGTTGAATATCATGTTGATCGCCTGACCCTTCTTCACGAATCTAGGAGTGGCAAGAATCTCCTCCTCCTCCCCGGTCATGGGGCGAAGATGTATTACGCCGTCCGAAGGTCCGTTCTCCCCGTCGTAGAACTTGCCCTTGGAAGGCAGCTCCACCTTCTCATATACCATCCCGCCCTTGGCTCCGATTCCGGCGATCAGCTCCTCAAGCCTTCCGCTTCCCGTCACCCTCATGTCCGAAGGAGAATTTCTGGATTCGGTGCGAGCCTGCTGTCCCTGCACCCTCTTCTGGGCGACCGCTTGCTTGAATGCCTCGGGAACCCTTCCGGACACCCGCATCCCCGAATCTTCCGAGGGGTTTTCCACCTCTCTTCCAACCTCGTCGGCCACCCGCTGCCTCATGGCGGCCATTTCCGACAACCTTTCTGATGCATTATCCGCCCCGGATTCATTGCCCTCTATGTCGTCCTGCGAAATTGACCTCTTCTGGGGTCTGAATGTCTCGTCGGCCATGATGCTCTCCTTTTATGAAATTTGGTGTGCTACTCTAATAGAGCTATGCAGATCAATATTCAAAACGTGGAAGAGCTCATTTTTCAGAACAAGGAAGTGTGGCTCAAAATGCCCGATCTGATACACCTGCGCGACCAGTGGAGGATCAGCAGGATGACCCCCATGCTCAGGGCGATGGGCAAAAAGTGCATCCTGGACTTCTTGAGGAACGCAAAGGGAGTCCACGAGGACATGATTTCAGAATACTTCGGGACCCATGTTACTATTGATAAAATTGAAAGACACCTCGTCCACAACGCAGAATTTTCAGTAGAAGATGACAATGTTGATTTAGAGCTCCAGGACAACTTCACGGGATTCAGCACTTTCAGAAAAGAAGGAAAGGTGGGCGTAACCTTTTGGAGATGACAATGACAACCGCCTCTCTCGCGCTGTTCGCATGCGCCGTAATAGGACTTACAAACATAGTCGTGGATCCCGCTTCAATCATGGTGCCCTTCAGGGAGTTCGTGGAAAAGAACTGTCCCAAATGGATGAACAAGGTCTTCTCGTGCTACCAGTGCTTCGGCACATGGGCCGGATTCCTATGCGGCTACCTCATAGTGGACCAGAGGACGTCCATCGTCTTCATGTGCGGGATGGCCGGAAGTTTTCTTGCGACCATGTCCGCGACATACATGAACTACCTAGAGGCAAAGAGCATAGTGGGAATGGAGCAGGAATGAAGAAGGTGATAATCTTGTGTTCCTCCTGCGGATGGAAGAGGATCGCCGACGGAGACAAGATAGGTCTTGCCGAACTAAAGAACGACAGCCTCAGCTCCAAAAAATACAGATGCCCAGGATGCGGACGAGCCGTATCGCCCAGAAAGTTCAGCGACCCCCAGGAGGAGCAGGACAGAAAAAACAAAGAGGAAATCATGAAAAAGAGCGAGGAGAAATGGCGTCAAGAAAACCTTGACTTCCATGCGAGATTCATGGAGGAAACCGAAAATGACGAATGAAAACAAGATAACGCTGGGCGACATAAAGAAGGCTCTCAAGGACTCCAGGTTCAGGCTGACACTGCCCAAGGAGATGAACGCCGATATTGAAAAGTTTTTGGACAATCCCGGATGCGCATGTCACACCCCGCTCTACAGAAAAATAGCGAAGGACTGCCGAGAACAACTTCAGAGGTACTATCCCAATCTGGAGGTTCCCGACGAGGAAAAGGAGCTTAACAAACTCGCAGAGAACCACTGGTCTGTGATAAGCTGCCACATAAGCGAACTGGAAACCAAACTCAGCAAGCTTGGCCCGGGCAGAAAGCAGATAGACGTGGCCAGGTGGGAAGATCAGGTGACCGTGGTGGTGAACGAACTAGACTTCATTTTCTGAATTCAGATTCAGGCACATTACAAACTCGTCCCTCCAGTCCAGGTTGTGCAGTCTGCATTCCGCTATTGATTTGCTGATGTATATTCCGTTCTTTGCGGACTTTTCCACTGCGATCCTGTTCTCCTCTATCATCTCCGAACATCTCTTCCTTGCCTTCTCTGCGGAGTCTGCCTCTATCTCCACGATCTCCTCGCAGCATCCTTCTTTGTATCTGATCGCCACCATGAACTTGGCCAATCGGACCTCCTTGCTACAGTATATTTATACGCCTCCCGCCAGAAAACCCAGTCCCCTTTAGGGGCTGGGATGAATGGCGGCATACTGTGGAAAAATTTGAAATTCGGCACTATATTAGTTTGTAGTACGAAAACCAAGTATTACACCAAACAAAACACCGAGTGTGTTGGGGACCAACTCGCTCATTAAACAAAAACATGGGGAGCCGTCAACATACAGGAAGTAAAGGTTGAGGTTTTGAACCATGAAGCCCACTCGCTTTAGCGGGTGGGTAGTTCACTCCTTCGCCATGGCTTTTTCCATCCTCTTGGCCATGTCCGTGGATATTTCTTCTATGCTCCCCATCATCCTTTCTGGATATTCCTTGTATTTGGATATCTCCACGGGGTAGGAGTCGGAATTCTTTCTTGACTTGCCTATTATTATGGCATTTTCGTACATTGATCTTGCCTTGCCAAACTTGTTCTGCTTGTAGAACATGTCCCCGAGAAGACACCAGAACTCCGCCATCATTGGCCGTACCGAAAGGCAAAAGAGAACGTGGCTTGACGCCTCATTTAGCCGTCCCGTGTGCAGTTCTATCTGAGCCATGTAGTAGCACAGGAGTACGGATTCTACGCCGGGATTTATCTCCATGGCCAGATATTTACTTGCATAGAAGAAAAATTCTTCATAGTTCCTTTCATAGAGGCATGAGCAGGCCATGTAGTAGTATGGCTCGCAAGAAGTCGGCCTGGACTCGAGCCACTTCCTTGCCAGTTGCTTTCTTTCAGCCATAAGGTTGGGAGATTCCCCCGAAACTACCACTATTCTGGGGTCGTACTGTGCGGACGGATCGGGGATGGCCTCGTATACGGGGTTCACAAACCCACTCCCTCCGTGCCAGACCCTAGTCTCCTTGGAGGCTATTCCCCCGCTTATGACGCAAATCTGTTTGGAGCCGTCCGCAGACATTATTTCTTCCTTGCCCCTCGCAAGGAACTCCCAAGCCTCGATGAAGAAGTTTAGGCCCTCTCCCGCAATGCCGTTTCTTATTGAGGAGAAATCTGATCTATCTCGCACCTCTACTATTTCGGCTCCGTAGGAAGAACAAATTTCTAGACTTCCATCCGTGGAGCCAAGGTTTCCGACCACTATCCTTCCAAGTCCGGAAACCGAATCCAGCGCCCTTCCTATCGTCTCTTTGTTATTTCTCAGCAGTATTTGAACTGTCGGCATTGAATTTCTCGGCAATAAGAAGTGCTATTGACTCTGCCTCCTCACGCATTCCGCGGGATTCGTAGCACTTCTGAAGCCTGAAGTAACCGCCTTCAGCCGAGGGGTTTTCGATTATAGAAAGCAACGAGGAAAGACAGTCGTCTACTGGTCGCATTCCCTGCACGCCCCGAGAATCTTCCTCCAGAAAGGACAGTCCGGAGGCTGAGCCGCGGGCCAGCACTCGCAACAGTCGTTCTTGTCTATGAACTTCTGGTTTGATTCCACAAGGCATCGCTCAAAACAGGTCGCTATCTCGTCTTCTGTGAGCAGAAGATCAAGGCACCTTCCGTCAACTGTTATTTTGGCATGTCTGTATTCAGGTTTATTTTCCATGTTTTCTCCCGCAAATTTGCCTGTCACAACTAATATAGTATGCAGAAACAGCTTTAGGATTTTTTATGCCCCAAAACCTGGCTCCCTTGAGAAATCTAGATGTGAACAGAGAGCCTTGGAAAGGAAATTGCCCCAAAAAGCCCTGGGAATACGACGTGACCGCCGTGATACCCGTCATAGACACCGTGGAATCCCTTTCCGTCTGCGTGGACACACTGAGAATGCAGACGGTAAGGCCATACATAATCGTCATAGACACCGGAAGCGAGCAGGAGAATCTGCGGGAAATACTTTCCATGCACGACTCCGACCTTGAGGTGCACTGCATAAGACTGAACGGGTCAAGGCACCCTTCCGATTCCGTGTGCATGGCCATGGACCTAGCCCAGAGCCTGTGCAGGACGGAATACATGTTCGCGACCCATTCAGACGTGTTTTTGAGGCGAAGGGACTTCCTCGAAGACCTGCTTTCCGTTTGTGGCGAGCAAGACGGCAAGTTTCCGGTCGTTGGGTATGAAATGAGTCCTAGATCCCACGACGACTGGCGGGGCATGATATCACACACGGCAAGCATGTACCACATAAGAACACTGGACAGGATAGGCTTCGGATGGAGCATGAGAAGGCTCGCCTCCATGTACGGACTTGAGAGCCACGAACCATCGCCCGAGAGACCCAACTGGCCGGACACAGAGATACTCGGAAACATGATACTCAGGCAGCACGGGGTCAGAACGAAGATAATAGGACACGAGCACAACTTCCAGAGGAACACTGACGACAACATAGACCACTGCAGGAGCATGAGCCTCGGAATGCTCTACTCAAAAGTCTACTACGACAAGGCCAAGCCCTGGATAAAAGACGCAATTTCCGAGGCCAAGGAACGCATAAGTTTGTGGAGAACAACAAAGGGAAAAAATGAACGAGTATCTGAACAACAAGATATTTGAAAAAATGATAAACCAGTTCCAATCTTCCAAGAAGGACATCAACAGGATCGGACTAATATCAGAAGAAATAAGGGACACGATGTCCAGAAAGAAGATGCGAAAAATAGATTCTTCAGAAAACAAGGCGGCGCTCAAGGCCAAAGAGGAAGGCCTAAAGAACGCCGTCCAAGAACACGAAGAGTGCAAGAGGACTCTCGCATCTGCCTTCTTCACACTTTCTGAAAACATAGTCAGATACGCCAAGTTCCAGTTGATAGACGCGGACGACGCCGTGCAAGAGGGCGTCATGATATGCTTTGATAAGATAGACCGATTTGACTCCAGAAAAGGCAAGGCCTTCAACTACATGACCACCTGCATACTCAACCACTTCAGACAGCTCTACAGAACCGCCAGAAACTACAACGAATTAAAGAAGAAATACCTAAACCACATGCAGTTTCTGGAAGGAAACTCATCCTTCAAGAACGGAAGGCCCATGTTCGAAAAAAATCAGTAGCATGATATTGATTTGTTATCTAATTAAATCTATAATTTTCTAAATGAGCAAAAACATAGAGTACATTGAAAGACAAGAGTTAATAAAAAAACTCATAGAAAACGGATACGGCGAAATAGTAACGGCTCTTCTGGATGACGAGAAGCGCGTCTATACAAAAAAGGGCAGGCTCAACAAAAGCGGGGCGTGCAGAAAACTAAAACTGAAATCAAAGCAGTTGGAGGACAAGCTCGCGGAGATGAGAGAGCTTCTGAAGAACGATATGGACTAGTTGGAGCAATCAACAGCCCACGCCCTGTCATACCTGAGGGTCATCTCCACCGTAACATAGTCGCTATTGGACATGTCAAGGTCGCCCCATTCTATGTTGTTCGGCCATATGTTCGCAAACACCCACTCCTCAATCACATTTCCGCAACCGTCGTACATCTTGAGCCTGCCCGTCTTCTTCCAGGCTCCCCCCTTCGGCGCCTTCCAGTCTCCCTTGTCCTCGCACGGTTCATACTGTTCCTTGAGCCACTTGAATACAGGGTTGGTGTTGGACTTGAGGTCAAAAAGAGTCAGGTTGATCGGCTTCCAGTCTGGCTTTCCCGCGAAATAAATCGTCTCATTCAGATGCTGAGCCTCTATTTCCTTGAAGTTGAGGCTCGGCCTCGCCCCCTTGTCTGGAGGCAAGGCGGTCGTCCCGTCGTCGCAGACCCCGTCTATGAAAAAAAGCCAGCGGAACTTGCGCATTATGCACACGTCCCCACCCAACTTCCCAAGACCCATCAGCTGCCCCATTCAATCCTCCTGTCAACCTATTAGAGTACAAAAGAAAAAAGGCCGGCGCAGTCGCCGGCCTTTTTGTTTTGAATCCGAATATCGTCGGATAACCGATATCAGTTGCAACCGCAGCACTGGGCGCTGGGGTTTGATCCGCAAAGGTTCTTGTAGGAAACGTTCGCGTATCTCACCGTCACCTCTATCGTGGCCTCTTCGGATGAAGCGTAGTCAAGCTCGCCGAAGTTGACGGCCTGGGGCCAGCAGTCATTCAGCGTCCATGCTTCCAGGGCGTTTCCGCAACCGTCGTACATGTTGCAGATTCCCGTTCCCGTGTAGCAGCTCCTCTTCGAGTTCTGCGTCAGCGGAAGGGCGCCGTCTTTGTTGGGTAGGAAGTTGTACACATCGGCAAGCCAGCTCCACAGAGGGATGTTGTCACTTCCCGCCACGTCGTAATACGTGATGGTGATCGTTTCCCATGTTCCCTTTCCGGGAATGTAGGTCTTTCCGTTAAGGAAGTTGATTTCCGTCTCCTCTATTGAGATGTTGGGACGCGCAGCCATCTTGACGAAGCTGGCGGGGACATTTCCGCCACCGCTCTCCCTCCTAACCTCAAACGTCCAGCGGAACTTTCTCTTGTGTATGACATTGGCTCCGCCTATTGCGCCCAAACCCATTTGAATTGGCATTTTTTGATTTCTCCTATTTTATCTAACTTTTCAAATATCAGAAGGTATCCGAACCAGCCTCAAAGCTTCCGGTCCTGTGGATGCTGAACTCAAGGAACATGAATTCGACGGCTCTCGTCGGCTGGACGCCGATCCTCGCCCTGAATTCATTTCTGTCTATGACGTCCGGCGTGTTGAGTTCCTCGTCTGCCTTGATGATGAAGGCGGTGAGTCCTCTTCCTATCTGAACCTCACGTAGAATTCTCGTCGCGATGTCGATGAACTTCTCGCGGAAGATTTCGTCGTGGGGTTCGAACAACAGCGACCTTGAGGCCTGACGGATGCGCTTTTCTATGACGAACATCAGCCTTCTCACATTCACCCTGTCGAGGGCCGTGGGCTTTCTCTGGAGCGTCTTCTGGCCCCAGACGACGAAGTCCTGGAAGTCCGCGTACTGAACGATGGGATTGATGGCGTTTCTGTTGCCGTACATCAAATCCTTTTCCTCAAGAGTCGGACGACTGAAAACGTCGGTTATTCCCGGGACTATTCCCCTCGTCACGCCCGCAGGAGCGAACCAAGGAGCCGCAAGGGCGTCGTTCCTGGCGTACACCGCCATGACCGAACCGCTCGGCGGAACCCAAACGTCAACGTTGTTGAAGGTGTCGCGGATCTTGACCCACGGCCAGTAAAGGGCGGCGAAGTCCGAATCGAACCTCGTCGTGTTCAGAGGATGGGCTCCGTTCTGCCAGTGGACTATCTCCTTCACCGTCAGGCCGAACGGAGCGTCAACGATGGCCATGCAGTCCATTCTGAGGTTCTGGCACATGTCTATGAGAGCCATGACCACGCCCGTGGAGCTGTGTCCTGGGACGGCGATCAGGTCTATGTCTATCTGCTCCGGCTCGCTCAGGGCGTAGATGCCCGTGTATCCGAGCTGGTTGCCGATCAGGTAGTAATCCTGGTCGTCCGGATCCGAAGGTATTCCGTCGCTGCCGCCCGAAAGCTGATAGGTCCCGTCCAGCGGAGGCGAAGGATTCACGCTGTTGTCAAGCGCCCTGACATAGTCGGAAACAAGACTCAGGAAGGTCTCAACATAAAATCTGCTGGCCTCGTCCTTTGTCAGATTGCCCCATGACTCCACCTGGACTCCATTGCTGTAGACTTCCATGATGAAGTTTCCTTCACGGACATTGTTTTTGACCACGACCTGCGTTGCGTTTCCGTCTATGCCCGCCGAATCGGCGGTCAGAGTAACGGAGACGTCTCCCAGCCTGTTTGAGTTGCCCCTCACTACGCCGTAGGTCGATATTCCAACGGAACCGCTGACTCCTTCGGGGGAATAGCCTTCGGCAGTCACATACGAACCGACGTCAGAACTGGGATCGTTGGGGCCGACAAGCGGGGTGTCAAATCCGAGGAGTTCAAAAACAGAACTCTCGTTCTTGACGAGAAGCCTTGCGTCATTGCCCGCATGAAGCGTCCTGAGCGACAAGAAATTGCCCACGGTATCTGCCTCGAAGCCGCCGGGCACATCGCCCGCCGCAACCTGGCTGTTTATGGCCGCCTTGAGGGCAGAGGCCGAAACGGACGGATTGTTGGCAAAGTTTGACAGGTCAATTACCTGGACAACATTGTCAACAAGAACGCTGTCTGTGCCGTCCAGGACGATCTGAAGATCGTAGGCCGAGACCGTCGTGAAGTCGAAAGTCCCTCCGGCTCCACCCGTGAACTGGGCGACTTCCATCTCTGTTCCAATACCTATGGGTCCAACATGGACGTTACTTCCCACGTTCGCAGTTTCTGGGCCATAGAGGGCGTCCTTCACGGACACAAGCTCCAGGCTCGCATCGGGGCCGAACGAGAATGTCGTTCTCACGCCTATGCGAGAAGTTCCGTACGATGCCGTGTAGTTGTAGTCGACCGTTATGTTATTTATTCCTTCGGAAAGGTCTTCATTATATCCTATTGTTATCGTACCGTTCGGGAGATTGACAGACCCCGAAATGGCCTTCACCGCTGAACTGACAACCGTCTTGAAAGTAAACACTCCCTCATCGTTGACCGAGAAGGTCTGGACGACCGCTCCTCCGACAACCACCCTGCCGGTTATCGATCCGGCGACGAGGTCGTTATTGTCAAGGTTAAATACGGCGCTGTTGTCCGTGTCCGATGTGGGCACAACCTCGGCCTCAACAAACTTGACTGACTCGTCCGTTGCGAAAAATTCAATTCCGTCAACGGAAGGATCAAGCTGCATGTTCAGATCGTCTGCGAGCTGCGAGGCGCTGTAGCCCTGATCTTGTACAACCGGATCGGGATGGTTAACGTCGGCTAGGGCGACAAGGGTCTTGGAGGCCAGAACCTTGTTCAGCCTCCAGCGGAAGTACATGTCCTTTACGAGGTTGTAGGGTCCGGGGCCACTCGACACAAGAAGGACTGAACCGCCCGCGCTCGGAAGCTGGGTCTGGGCCGTTCTCGCCCGCTCCCAGCTCACGGCGTCCGTGTTGGCGACTCGTACGACATAAAGCTCGCTCGCCACAAGCAGATACTGCTCGGCTGCGTACATGAGGTAGGGATCGCCGGCCTCCGGATGCGGATATCCGAAGACAGTATTGAGCTGTCTCCTCGACTGAACGAGCGTTGGAACATTGATGGGTCCCTTGCTCGCAAATCCCACCAGGCCCGCCCTGTGGAAAGACTGATCCGGAGCGATGAAGCTCAGATCCTTTTCAGTTATTCGGACTGAAGGCGAAATTGTGTTAGAGGGTGGAAAGCCCTTTAGGATTGCCATGACGTTATTCTCCCTTGTTCAATTCTTTTTTTGTTAGATGCCTAGTCGAGATGAGACCCATCTTCTCCGCTCTCTCAACATATTCAGTGTTCCGCTCATCCTCCAGCATGTAGACGTTGTTCCCAGCGCCCACACCCGGCACATTCAATGTCGTGAAGGCCTTAGGAGACTTCCTTGATCTGATAAGTATCTGAACCGGACCCCTTGTTTTGTTCTTTATTTCAATCATCAAGTTGCCTTTCTATTTTCTCTACGCTCTCCTCGAGCCTGCCCAACACTTCCGTGATCCTCTGCTCCTCAACACCATCGTACATGTCGACTTTGGTGCCGAGGACCGACTTCTTGCGAACCATTGGTTGCGGTATATATGTACGGGCGGTAAAACTAAATTCGAATTTGATGATTCGCTGGTTCTGGTCGCCCGGCTCATAGTCAACATTGTTCGCTATGGAGTCAAGGTTGACCAAGGTCTCCCAGTTGACTCCCCTAACACGTATGTATGCAACTGGAGAAAATTTTAGAACGATCTGCTCTATAATTTGATCTATGTCCTCCATGTACATGGTCCAGGCCGTGAGCGTGTAGGACTTGTTCACGGGAATGCCCCTCGCGACACCGAAAACTGTGTCTCTTTCGTACTTCTCTTTGGAGACAAGGCCGGGCCTTCCCGCCGGGTCAAGTCTTCTCATGTAGTCCAAGGCCCGGTGGTACGTGTAGCGCGTCTGGTCGAATTCTATTCCCGAGGAATATATCGCCATCATCGGAAGTCTTATTCGCTCGACAACAAGACTTCCGTCCTTGCGCACGTTGTCCTGAAGTATCCACGCCACAGCCCTTTCTTGCGTCCCCCACACTATCGGAACCTTATGGGCCTTTCCGTCTTCGTCTATTACAACTATGTTGGAAAACAAATCCACCATCGCCTCGTCACACCCCCGCAGGCTTTTGGAGTAACGATACAGGACATCCCTGTCTGGGTTCTTCATGTCCTCCACTATCTGGCCCGTCTGCATGGGGTCGCACTGGCCCTCTCTTCCCACGCCAACCTTAGATTGAGACTGTCGCTCCACCCAGCCCGTTCCGAGGCCCTCGGGACCAGGACAGTCACGGGGAGGCGAGGAGTCCATGCGCGAAGTCTCTGCCGGACTGATCGGATTGCACTCGTTTAATTTTTTGTTCTGATAGTTGCCAGGATTGACAGACATTGAATCCCCTTGATATGATATGTATCCCAAAATGGAAGAATTAATCGTAAAATACAGATCTTTGGACGGAGGTCCTCCTCCCCGCCCCATAAGGCTCCAAATCCCCGGCTGGTCCGGGAAGGACAAGAACCATGGAGATGGAGCGGCCGCCCAGCCGTGGCATTGTCCTCCATTTGTGGAAGCAAGCACCTACGGACACGAACTTCTGTATCCATACAAGAGTGAATGCATAGTGAGAAGAGTCGGCGGCAAAGTGGTCTTTGAAGGCGACTTTTCCGAAGAGGGATGGATGATCGGCGAGAACGGAGAATACGTGACGGGCGATCAGGAGAAAAAAAATACTCCGCCCATGATGTGCTTCGCCGACGGCCACTACGGAATGTCGGGCAACTACGACATAGAGCCACCCGAGGGCTACGTAGTGAGAACCGAGCCTCATCCGAGATTCTACACAGACAACACCGGCACAGTTCCGTGTCTTGTCCCCGGACACATTCAAAGATGGTGGTCAAGAATTTTCTTCGTCGTCTTCAAGGCTCCGATCGAGGGCGAGACGCACATATTCAGGCACGGAGAACCATACGGGCAGATACTGATAGTTCCGCAGAGAAATCCGTCTTCCTTCGTCCCGTTCAGCGACGAAGAAAGAATGAAGAGAGAAAGCATGGATCGGAGAATAGGTGAGCACGGATCCAAGATGGCATCGAAAAAATGGAGCGACAGCAACGGCTTGTCTTTTGACGACAAGTACAAGGTGCTTTCCTCCGCATACGCCAAGGGCGGATATGAGGCTCTTGATGAAACGATGAATTCCAAGATGCAGACAAAAGCCTCTGAACTGAAGACAAAAATACCAAAGAGACTTTTTCGCTCAAAAAAATGAAGCACTTCCCCATCAGAAAATCCAAGACAAGAAGATTTCCCTTCATGCCCGAAGGCACCCTGGTCAGACTTCCAAGGCCAAAAATACCTCTGATAATGTTCTGGAAAGCGGACAAGACAGCCGCCAGAAACCCCGATCCCTCTTAGGTCGGGCAGTTGACCTTGGATGGTCAAAAACAGCACATCTCATTCTGCAGACCCTCCCCCCCCGGGAGGCGAGGGAGGGCTCGGCTGTGTTGGTGTTTGGGTGGGTGTTTGGGTGGGCGTTTGGGTGGGCGTTTGGGTGGGCGTTTGGGTGGGTGTTTGGGTGGGCGTTTGGGTGGGCGTTTGGGTGGTCGTTTGGGTGGGCGTTTGGGTGGGCGTTTGGGTGGGTGTTTGGGTGGGCGTTTGGGTGGGTGTTTGGGTGGGCGTTTGGGTGGGTGTTTGGGTGGGTGTTTGGGTGGGTGTCGGCGAGGGACTCGGATTGGCCGCCGGCGGAGGAGGAGGAGAAGAATATTTGGAGGCTGGATTAAGATCAAATTCTTGTCTGGGCTGAGTTACTTTGCCTTCTCCCGTAGTTACGCTTTCCTGGAACCTCTGACAGAGAACCTGAAGCCTCAACTGGCTCCACAGCATGGTTTCTCCAATGTTCCTCTGAATGATTACCCAATCCTCCTTTCTGTGGGGGCTGTATATGCGTGATCCTATCTTCGGAGGATGCCCGATTCTTTTGAGGACGTCCTGGTAGTTGAAGTTGAAAACCACCTCGTCCGGAGAATCTATCCCGAACGCGTTCTGGTAGTTCTGTCCCACCACGGGCTCGTAGTCGGCATAGATGGTTATTGGATTGTTAGACCACAACTTGCCCCTGTCCTCCCTGTACAACTTGTCCAGCGAACCGGTCTGGATGAAGACCTCGTAGTAGAAGACGGGGGATCCGTATATCTTGATCAATTCAGCGTCCCAGTCGTTCCAGAGGCACCTTTCGGGATTGTCCGGATCGAACTGCTCAAGGCTTCCGACCGGCTTGTATGGCGTTCCGTCCGAGTTCTTGATCAATGCGCGTTCCCTCCTTTTGTATATAGGTCGGGCCGCTAGACTCCTATCAGCCTTCTTCCGCTCGGATCAGATGTCCGAGGAGAGTCCGGTTCGTCATCTTCTCCGTCGTCTTCCCCGCCTATGTCCGTATGGCTTATGACCTTGTTTATCCAGTCCGCAAGCTGGAGCGGAGTTTTCAAAGAAGGTCCGTCAAACTCCGACAAGGCTCCGGGAAAGCTGATTCGGTCGTTCCTTTCGCTGAGTCTTATGTGTCCGGCCCTGTCAAATAGTCCCTTCATGTTTCGAGGCTCAGGCCCGACGGGCCTTCCCGGCAGCCCAGTTCTTCCATTGAAAACAAACAAAGTCGCCATTATCTCCATCTCGTCCGACCCCGACACGGAGTCATATTCCGCGTCTGGCTTTTCTAGTACGGCATGGGCTCGAACATAGAAGAATGCGGGCTTCGGAACCTTGGGATTGTAGAAGGCCGCCGCAAGATCAAACGAGTCCTTGACACCCTTGTCTGTGATCCACCCCTTCGGCTCCACGCTCCACTTGATCCACTCCGCATCCACCTTGAAGTCCATGGTCCTCTTCATCGCATCGCCCGCGACGGAACCCCTGACCATCGCCTCCGCAAGCCATTCTCCGAAGCCCTTCATCAGCTTAGCTGCACCTGGGGGCGTATGGTTATTTCGCCTCCCGTAGAAGGAAGGCTGAAAGGAGCCCCGGGGAACTCCTCCGCCCAGAGTATGGCCCCCGAGGTGTCGGTCAGATAGTAGCCCTGTATGTCGCGGGCTTGCGAGAACGAGAACGTGACCGTCGTGTTGTAGATGGCGGCCGTGACGCCCGCCACGGTGGATATGACCCAGTTGGCTCCCGTGAGAGTCACCGAGGAATAGCCGGCTCCCGAAGCCTCGGTCAAACTCGCCGTATTCCAAGTCTCGGTGGAAAGGTCTATGCTGTTCGTGTACAGGCGGAGAACAAGGTTGGTGGGAGCCGTCTTGTTCACGATATATCCAAGGAGCCTACGCTCTCCCTCGTCAGGTACCACCAGCGGCATTTTTCACCTCTCTTTTCTCTTCTATCTGGACTAACCATTATATAGTTAGGGCTTCAAAAAAATGGCAATATCCAACAAGGACGGAAGCGTCTATGTAATAAAATCCCCCAATCCGCTTGTCAAAGAGCAGGAAAAGTGGGACTCCTCCAAGTTGGTGTTCCACAACTTCACATGGGAGGAGATAAGGTCAAACGCAGCTCCGAGGATGAAAAGGCAGGAAGCGAGGACGATTCCCGATCCACCCTCGCCCATCCCCGAACCCTTACCCGCACCCAAGCCGGAGGCGTATGAAAGGGAGGACGACAAGGCAAATGAAGTTCCAAACAAACAGCAAGAAGAAAAGACGTTTGACCTTCCGCACATAAAATACAAGGTGATATCGCACTGCCTCCCGGCAATCGTCCAGAAAAAGAAGGACAGTCTCTACGGCGAGTCATGGGAACGCCTGAGCTACGGGAGGAAGATGGTGTTCCCGATGATCGTCGTGGAGTCCAACGACTTCTCGTTCGATTTTTGGACAAGCGACCCCAACGGCCAGATCACAGAAAGATCAATAATATATCCGTTTTCCTACGAGGTCTACAACGAGGAGACCGGATCATACGACAGAGTTCCGTACGACGAATACAGATGGTGGAAAGTGAGTTCCAAGGAGCGGAAGGAGGGAGGCTGGCTCTTCAAGTCGGTTCCATCCGAGACTCAGCCCGACTTCTCCGAATGACCGAATATCCTTGAGGAAGAATCCTTGGGCTTCTCCTCGGGAACGATGCTGACCTTCATCCCCATCTTCGCGAACTGATCCTTGTACTGGTTGACGGCCCTGATGAACCCTGACTCAAAAATATCGGCGAGAAACACGCCGAGCCCCTCGTAGTCCTCCTTCGTGTTCACCTGTCCTATGAGCCTCTCTATAAAACGCTCGTTCCTTCCGTAACGTTCCCCGAGCATCTCGAACATGTGCTTCTTTATTGCGGATCCCTGAAGATTCTGGAACATGCCTTGGAACATAAATTAAATTAGCGAACCCGCAACTTATTTGTCCCGGTTAGATATCTTTTTTAGCATGGGCGTCTCTATCTCCAGATCACCCTTGAATCCTATGTGTCTTTGAACCTGCCAAGTAAAATACCAGCCTTCCGGAAGTTCATAAAACTTTCCCGCTATATTGTCCGTATTCCTTAATTCCGTCTGATTGATTTTTGTTCCGTCCGGAACGTCCACGATCTCGCTTCCGTCGTCGTACCTGGTTATTTTGAACGACCTCTTGCACTTAAGCGGATAGGTCAGAAGGTATCCATCGTCCCTTGCATGGCTCAACGCATACTCCTTTGGTCGCAAGTCTCTCGGCTGAAGAGAATGCGTAAACCACAGCATTCCCTCCATTGCCCTTTCGCCCTTCAGGATTATTTTTCCGTTCTCGTTCATCGCGTCCCTTTCAAATGACCTCTGGTCAAATCCGCGCCAGCACGTGATGACATATGGCTCCTCCACGACTTTTTCCGAAACAACGCTTATTCGCCTTCTCTTTTCCACCCTGATCAAAGCGTCCTTGAGGTCATTGTCGTATTGCTCTCTGCCCTCTGGACTGCCCATGTCGTAGAAGGCCTTGTTCACGGGCCGGATGTCGGTAACCTTGATATCTGATTCTAGGAACGATCTGAAATTCATCTTTCCTCTGCCTTCTTGATTTCTTTGTTTTTTTTCAGCTGCTCTAGGAAGGAACTCATCCTCTTGAATGTCAATACCCGCACCTCATGCGTTCCATCCTCCTTTTGCTTCGCCGAAAAAACCCTGCCTCCCTCTTCTCTGACAATTTCTGAAACGGAGGCGGAGTCAAGCCTGTTCGCATCTATTATTATCGTCCCCGTAGAAGAGTAGCCCACTAGTCCCAAACCCAATAACATACACAGGGCGGTAGAGTATGCGGCCACACTCATCCATCTTGGAGGACCGTCGTCCACGATCCTGCCGACATCCACGACGGGCCCGTAATCCAAACTGCCTCCCTCCCTCACCGACCTCATGTGCTCCGGAAGATCGCCCAAGGGCATCGGTCCGTCTTGTCTGGCCATCTAATCTCCTTTCGTTGGTAAAAACATATATATGATTAGACACCCACAAAGGAACAAAAATGAGCTGCGGAGGAAACAACACCCTGGCCGTCAACAGGCCCAGCATGACCAACATGGCCAGCATGCAGTGCAACAGCACCTGCAACGACCTCGGGCCGGTGGACCCCCTCAACAAGAGCCAGATCGGCCCGAGAAGACAGAGGGAGAAGGTCAGGGAGCAGATCAAGGACTACTGCATGCTCATGCTCGGGGCGCCCGTGGTCAAGCTGGAACTGGACATGCAAAACCTGGACCTCGCAGTCGACCAGGCGATGAAGATATTCGAGGACTATGCCGGCAGAGAGCACTTTCAGTATCACATATTTAATTCTGTTCCGGGACAGAGCATATATGCCATGCCGCCAGAAGTGGGAATGATAAGAAATGTATTCTACCGCGAAGTGCCAAACAACGCATTTCAAGCAAGCGACCTAGGGGGCGTAATTCCGATAGAATATTATACCGGAGCCTCAGGAACTATCTTGGGAGGAATGATCGACCCCGTTCAGCCGGTATATGGTAAGATGGGAGAATGGGTATTGTATCGACAATATCAACAAATGTACAGCAGGACAAGTTCTGCTATAGGCGGATGGGAATTTATTGGCGGCTTGAATGCAATAAAACTATATCCAGTCCCATACAGGGTTGACAAGGTGGTGGTGCATTATCTTCAAAAAAATAAGGACTGGGGAGAAGTGACTCAGGCCATTCAAGAGGGCTCCCTCACGTATGCCAAAGAACAATTAGGAAGAATCAGAAGCAAATACCAGAGCGTACCGGGAGCAGGCGGCAGTGTTGCAATGGACGGCCAACAACTCCTCCAAGAAGCCAGGGAGGACAGACAAAAATGGTTTGAAGATCTCATTTACAAGTTTGGGGACTTGCCGTATATTAGCCTAGACTGAAAGGGGCACCAAATGATATTGGATGAAGTTAATTTGAGAGAATTGGGAAAGTCTTATGAGCAATCTGGAAATAGAACTAAAGTTCATGTTCTCTGCGATTATTGCGGCATTGAATTCATGAGAGAAAAAAGACAGATCGCGCTTTCCAACAAAATAATAAACAAGGACAGTTGCGGATCAAAATCTTGCACCAAAAAGAAAAAAGAAGAAGGAAGCATAAAACTTTATGGCTCCACCAATTATTTCACATCCAATTCATTTATTGAAAGATCAAAAGCAAAAAACTTAAAGAAATATGGGTCTGAAAAATATTTTTCAAGCAAAGATTTCTTTGAAAAAAGAAAGAAATCTTTGCTTGAAAAATATGGTGTCGAAAGTCCTCTCCAATGCGAAGAGATAAAAGAAAAGCAAAAAAATACATGCTTAAAAATTTATGGAAACAAAAACTTTGCAAAGACTGATCTTCATTTGGAAAAGATTAAAAAGAAAAGCATTGAAAAATACGGTTGCCAATATCCCATGCAATCCAACGAAGTCAAGAAAAAAAGGGACGAAACTTGTCAAAAAAAATACGGCAAAAAAAGTTTCGTCCAGACTGAAGAGTATTGGTCTCAAAGGATCAATACTTGTCTTGAGAGATACGGCGTAGAACATCCCCACCAAAATGAATCAATTCGTAAAAAGATGGTTGAGACATTGATTGAAAAATATGGTGTGGATTGCTTTTCCAAACACGAATCCTTCAAAAAAAAGTATCAAGAAACATGCATGGAGAGGTATGGCGCCAAAAGCCCTTTGTGTCTCCCCGAAAATAGACCCAATCTCAAGCAACAGAATGAGATCAGAGATTGGTTGAATTCATTTGGACATAATTTCAATAATGACTTCTCTGTTTTAGAAAACAGAGAACTTGACATATACGACAAAGATCAAAATTTGGCCATAGAGTTCTGTGGAATATTCTGGCACGCCGAAGACTCCTTCAGTCCCAAAACCCGCCCGTACCATCACGACAAGTGGAAAAGGTGCAGGGAAAAGGGAATACAACTCCTCACCATATTCGACGACGAGTGGAATTCTAAAAACGATATATGCAAGAGCATGATACTTTCAAAGCTCGGAATATTTGAAAAAAGAATCCAAGCAAGGAGATGCACCACAAAAGAAATCAGCAAAAAGGAAATGGGAGACTTCTGCGAAGCCCACCACCTCCAGGGCGCGAACAAATTGAGCCATGTCTGCTTCGGTCTGTTCCATGGCGAGGAGCTCGTCGGCGTCGTTGACCTCGGAAGGCACCACAGAAAGAAGAACAACGACTCCGTCGTCCTCACCAGGCTCTGTTTCAAGACGGGGCTTCAGGTCGTGGGTGGATCCGGCAAACTGTTCAAGGCCTGTGCTGAATGGTGCCGTGAAAACGGGGCGAAGAAGATAATCTCTTGGAGCGACAACAGGTACAGTGACGGATCGGTGTACGAGAGGCTCGGATTTAAGAAGGCGGGAGAACTGCCTCCGGACTACTGCTATGTCAACATGAAAAATCCCAAGAAGAGATTCAGCAAGCAGAGCCAGAGCAAGAAGCAGGCGAACTGCCCTCACGACATGACCGAGCTCCAATGGGCGAACTCACGAGGCCTGTCAAGGATATGGGACTGCGGGAAGGCCAGATGGGAATTTCAAGTTTGATTGACAAAACCTTTTTTTTAGACCACTAGATACGCTTACTCAAAGGAGCACACATATGCCAGCAAACACTTCTGAAGGAACCGGACACGGATCAGCGGCCGACATACTGCCAAAGATATACAACGGCGTGGTCAAGGGAGAAAACATCCAGGACGGATCAATAACCTCCAACGACATCGCTCCGGGTGTGGCCTTGTCGGGCGGCGCAAATGGAACCCTAACATTGTCAGGAGGATCTGCCCAGGTCGTTGTTGAGAATGACGGCGGGGTTCGCATCGGAACAGCGCCACTTAATACCGCTCCTAACAGTCAGATTAAAATCGGCGGGGCTGACCACGCATTTGAAGTCTTCGGCGGACCTCCCGGATATAGTTGGAAGTTTGATGCAAATGGCGAGCTGACACTGCCCAGCGGCAGCACATTAAGCGAAACAAACAATACAGTATCCTTAACGCCACCAACAGCACAATCCGGACAGAGTTTGGTAATTCGTCCAACTGCGGCTGGTTGGGGGCTTAATTCTAGCGGATACATAGTATATGGCAGTCCAATCACCATTTCAGTCACTCTAAATGGCTGGCCTAATTTTGGAACAGTAAACTATACAATATCTGGCGCAGGAGTTACTCCACAATCGTTGGGTCGAGCGCTAACTGGCAAGCTGACTTTCGTAAGCACAACCGGTCCAGAATCAGAAAGTATTACTTGGACCATACCAGCCAATAGCAATATTGCTGAATTTACTTTGACATTAACAAGTGTTGACGGAACAAGACCTGGCCCGGATGTCGCAGACGCAAACAATTATCCGACATTATATTACAATTTTGATGAATCCTATGGCATGCCAACCGGTCAATATATTACTGTGACCAACAACGGAACATCCAGTTCAGAGCATAGTCATGTTCATCTTGTGGCAGGCGATCCATCGACGGTTGATATTTATTTGGGCGACGATGATCAGTATGTCAAGATAGAAAAAAAACGGCGGAGATGTCGTCGTCGGCACAGACAATGACAATAATCACTGGACTTTTGGCGCAGACGGCAGATTAACATTACCAATAGACGGTGACATCCTAGACAGTAATGGAACTTCCGTACTTGGTGGCTCAACAACGGTCGTTAGTTCATCATACTCTTCGACAATAAATACTGATGCTGGCGCCGGAGACATATTTGACATAACGCTCACTGGCAACACCACATTGTCCAATCCAACCAATCCCGTCAACGGCAAAACACTACGTTGGAGAATAACCCAAGATGGTACGGGCAATCGCACAGTATCTCTTGGTAATAAATTTAACATTCCTAGTAGTGCCACTTCGCCTCTTCCGTTCAGTACCTCTGCGAACAAAATGGATGTTTTGGCCGCAACTTACCATGCCGGAAGAGACAAGTGGGACGTTGTCGCTTTCGTTCCAGGCTACTAAAATTTCAATTACTAGGAGAATTTTATGAATCTATCCAATCCAGTCACTATACAACCACCAACAATAATCAGAGCAAATGGAGAGGTAAGAGTTCAAAAGCCCATTACACTAACATTATTGGACATTACCATTATTGATAACAACAAAAGAAAGAGCGCCATGGCTCAAATTCGCCCCTGCCCTCATCCACTAGTTCTATGGAAAGGCGAAGCCTACGACGTTGCGGGTGATTATACTCAATCTCAAGTTGAGAGCAGAGTTCTTGAGTTGCTTGGCAGCGACATTAAGGCTGGTCTGGAGAAATTGTTCGTTCCACCGACTCCCCCGGCTAGAAATTAATTAGGAGAAAATAAATGGCAACGCTCTACTTCAATGGCGCGGTCGATGGTGAATGGACGGAACTGGGAAACTGGTGGGGAGATGCCGCGTTCACCACGCCCGCCGCAGCCCTGCCGTCTAGTGCCGACAACGTGATCGCAAGCGCGAGCGTAACGTCCAACGGTGGCAGCGAGCCAACGGTGGCTAATTTCACATTGTTGGATGACATCGGCGGTCAAACTCTGGGAATTGCAATTACCCTTGCGGAAAACGGGCTCGCGACGTTTAACGGAGCAGCGGGAAACGGCGGAACGATCACCGGCAACGCGACGTTTGGCGGGGGCGGCTACAACGCGGGCACGGTCGCAGGCCATGCGACGTTTGGTGGCGATGCGTTTAACGCGAGCTTCGCCACCGCTACCAACGCGACATTCAACGACAACGCAGTAAATTATGGCACCGTCACTCTCAACGCCACGCACAACGACGCTTCTGCAAGCAGAGACACTAGCGTCACTGGGGAGGCGACATACAACGACAGTTCAAGCAACGGTGGGTCGGTGGTTGGCAATGCAGAGTTCAACGACAGTTCGTCCAACGGCGGAACGGTGGGTGGCGACGCGACATTTAACGACAGTTCGTCCAACGGTGGAACGGTGAGTAACAACGCGACATTCAACGACACTGCAACCAACGGTGGGTCGGTGGGCCACAGCGGCACGTTCAATGACTCTTCGTCCAACAGTGGAGGGGTCAACACCGCTGCATATGGTGGGTCGCAGTTCAATGACTCTTCGTCCAACATCGGCACCATCTCATATTACGCACAGTTCAATGATAGCGCGGTCAACAGCGGAAGCGCGTCAGAAGCGGGCTTCAGTAACAACACAGTCAACAGTGTCACCGGCACGCTTGCTATCTCCGGGGCGTTTGCCGATAACGCAGTCAACAACGGCAGCGCGGGTGCTGGCGCCGGCGACTTTTCTTTTGGCGGAAACGCGATTAACGCTGGCTCGGTGTACTCCAATAACTGCAGCTTTTCTGGAGACGCCAGCAACATGAATAGCGTGGTGACTGCCTTCGGTGCGGCCTTCAGTGGAAATGCAATCAATTATGGCTCGGTCAGCAGCCAACTTGGGCCGGGATACATCGCGGCCACCTTTTACGACAGTTCAGTCAACGCGGGCAATGTTGCCGACGCCACGTTTGTCGGCATTCTCTGGAGCAACACGGGTAGCGTTGGAAACATTACTGTGACGGAAAGTGCTTATGGCGCGAGCGTGCCACTAGGAGATGTCTCTGGCTCCGTGACTTTCTCTTCAGGGACGCCGGTTTCGTTTGTGCTTAACGGCAACGAAACGTGGAGCCAAGACGCAACGAACTGGATTTTCGCCACGCCAGGGCAAAACTGGACGTTCAACGACAGTTCGTCCAACGACGGAGGAAGCGTCTCTGGCATGGCCACGTTTAACGACAACGCATCGAACGCCGGCCCCGTAAATGGCGATGCCACGTTCAACGACAGTTCGTTCTCGTTTCCTGCGGCAACGTATACCGGCACGGTGACCCTGGGCTCTCGCACTCAGTACCCGATTCAACGCGGCGTCAATGGTTCGTCCATCCTTGGAGTCGTTTAGCAGTCAATTACCGCCCTCCGAAGGGATTGGGCTTGCAAATCACCGGAGCGGCCTCCGCAGCGTCTACCATGAGCACATTGACACATGGCTCATTCCGCCACAGCCCCCGCGGGGGAAGCATTTGTTTTTCGTCAGGTTTTGGTCGCAGTTCATCTATCGCTCGCCCTTTGTGACCAAACTTTTCTCTTTCAGATAGAGTTCTCCCGCCGCCGTGGATAGATAGGGCATGCGATTCAAGGAATGGCTCCTTCTTCATGAAAACATAGTGGTTAATACGGGCTCCGGGGAGGCGTCTCTCGGAAAGTCAAGGGAGAACAACAACGTCGTGGAGTTCTCCTATGGAGCCGGCGATTACTATTCGTCCTTCGAGGTGTGGCCGTTTTCGGAGGAGCGTCCTGGATACGTAAAACTGTCCGATGGCGCCGCGACGGTGGTCGGGATCATAAAGAAGACGCCCATAGAGGCCGGAAACGGGGCGGACAGGGCGTTCATCAAGTCGCTCGCCGCATCGCTGGCCGCATCGGGACTCAAGCCCCTGCCCTACAAGGAAGGCGACAGCGCATGGATGGGAGCCATGTCGGCAGCCGGCGTGGACGACGACCATCCCGCCATGAAGGGGATGAAGGGCGAAAAGGAGTTCTCCTCCACATCAACACCCGAAATGGGCAAGACATCTGCGAACGCGAAGAAGGCCACCGCCGGCGTCTCCTTCAGCAGGATGAGCGGATCGTGGGCGTATTTCATGCGGGTTAACCCCGGAAGCGCCGCGATGCAGATCGAAAAGATCGTCGGCGCGATGAAGAAGGCGGCCCAACCGCTGATAGACAATGACATCATAGAACATTACAGCATAGTAAAGGGCTGGAACTACGGGGGAGCCGAAACCGTGTGGTCCAAAAGGGGCAAACAAGAACACGACGACGATGCGACCAAGATAAAAAAGTCTTCCTCCTACATCAAGTTCCTCGCGGACAAGATGCTCGCAAACCACCCCAAGGCAAGAGAGCAGGTCTACAAGTACTTCCGGCATTCGTGGGACAAGGACACAACCCCCGAAAACACGAAGGTTCCGCTTGACGAACTGGTAAAGTACATCAACTGGCAGCACAACGAAAGTCCGTTCCTCACATTCTTCATCGAGGCTCTGAAGGGCGACAGCCAGCACATGTATGAAGTCATGGAGGAGGCGTCAAAGACGCAGGACGCAGACGACGCCATCAGACTATACAAGGAAATACATGAGGAAGAGTACTCCTACATGGTGGAGAACCCACGGCTTTGGATGAGCAACGCGATAAGGATGTTCTCCATATCGCCCCTTCTTTCCAAGCACGCAAGCGGGAATTACGAGAGGTTCAAGAGGGAGTACGAGGAGGCCATAAACTCCTGGTTGGAGTCCGGGGAGACCATCAGGCCCGGAGACATAGAGTACCTCAAGAAACTCGCAGAACACATAAACATACGAGGCAAGGATCAGATAGAGGACGCCCATAAGAAGATAAAGACCAGGGAGGAAGAAGACGAAAAAAAGCGAGAGGAGAAGGAGGCGATGGACAGGGATACCATCGGCAGGGGCTCCTTCAAGTACATGCAGGTAGGAACCGACACTTCATGGAAGGACGTTCCTTTGAAATATCTCGACGGTGACGACGTGGAGGTGTCCCGGCTTGCCCTTGACAATGACATCGTAGACAAGGAGGAGGTGTTCGGCGCGGCCCACGAGAAGGCGAGCGAGGAGGCCTATGCGAACGCGGAGGAAAGGAAGTCGGAAACCTACGGACAGGACAGGGAGGAGGTGGAGTCCGACATAGACTACGAGTGGGATGAGTACATCGAGGACAGGTTCTCCGAGGGCGAATGGGATGGCACTTCCGAAGAGGACGCCAAGAAAGAAATAAAGGACGACTATTTTGACGACTTCGTGGACTGGAAGAAGGATCGGCTCAAGAAGGAAGAGGAGGAGGAGAGCTGGAAGTACGAGCCGGAGGCCGACGAGTCCGACGTCTGGAAATACGAGAAGGAGATCGCAGAAGAGAAGGCCTACGAGGATGGCCTCGTCATATTCAAGTGGCCTGAAGACTCTAACGACCTGGAGGTTTGGCTGCACTCCAAGCACTTCAGCAAGGCCAGGGAGTCAGTCAGAAGATCGGTGTCCGCATCAATCAAAAACAAGGACGAGCATGGCGAACCTGTCCTCCGCGGTTGGCAGGACATATCGTTCACCTTCGTGGACAAGGGATCGGGCGAGGGCGAAGTGATAAAGGCCTCAAATCTGTCCTGAATCCGAGTTGAGTTTTTAGGAAAAATCAAACTATATACCGTGAACAATCCGCAAGCGCCATCATAAAAATGCCATATTGCATAGAACAAAAAAATTTCAACGCAAACACACAAAATCAAGTAGGAGGACCCTACGACGATCCGAATGATTGTTGCAGTGGCGTTCCTCCTTCTCCATTTCCTCCTTCTCCATTTCCGCCATTTCCGCCATTTCCAACGCCGCCGCAACCAACGCCGCCGCAACCAACGCCGCCGCAACCAACGCCGCCGCCGCAACCAAGCAGCACATCGGGATCAAGCAGCACATCGGGATCAAGCAGCACATCGGGTTCAAGCAGCACATCGGGTTCAAGCAGCACATCGGGCTCAAGCAGCACATCGGGATCAAGCAGCACATCGGGATCAAGCAGCTCATCGGGCTCAAGCAGCTCATCGGGCTCAAGCAGCTCAAGTTGCGAACCAGGCCCGCTCTGCGTGGGACGCGCGCTTTACTATATAGAAACAAATTGCAGCACTCGTCTTATAGACAGAGATGGCTGCTACACTCCCGGACCCGGTCCCTTACCTCCACCACTGCCGCCTCCCTCACCTCCACCAGAGCCGCCTCCCTCACCTCCACCACTGCCGCCTCCCTCACCTCCACCAGAGCCGCCTCCCTCACCGCCGCCGGGGCCCCCGCAGGGCCCCGGGGGAGGAGCAGAGTGAGCGAAGAACCAACGCCCGTTCCAACGCCCGTTCCAACGCCCGTTCCAACGCCCGTTCCAACGCCCGTTCCAACGCCCGTTCCAAATTACCTTCCTCCCTTGCCACCGGGACCGGGAGGAAGTGCGGAATAGTTTTCTGGCGGATTGACTTTATTCAATAATATATTAGTCTAGACAGACGCTTTGCGTCACCCTTGTTGAGGATGCAATGTCAATTCCCCAGCACCTAAAGGAACTAGGCTTCCCGCCGGATTCAGATGAATGTAAAAGCTTACAAAGTTGTGGACGATCCGATGGAGATGCGCCCTGGGAGTCCGAACAGAAAGTGGATGGACGAGTCCATAAACAAGAACCCATACAGATGCCTTCCGCTCACGATGGCCAACAGCTACGGCTGGGAGCTCATATCCAAGAGCGAAGTGGTGGCCGAGTGGAAAGGCGGACAAGGGCGCGATGATGTAAAGGTCACCCGCGTATCAGGCTCCTGCTTTCCCATTTCCCATTTCGGCGAAGGCACTCTCACGTGGCACACGGGCTACCTATTCAGAACAGAATTTCCATATGGTCTTTATGTGACCGGCTCGCCAAACGAACCCATACACAACATCACATGTCTTTCGGGCATTGTAGAGACCCATTGGCTGCCCTTCCCATTCACGATGAACTGGAAATTCACCGCCCCCGGAACCGTCCATATAAAACAGAGAGATGTGATAGCCCATTTGTTTCCGGTAAGAATTGATGTTTTCGATGATTTGTCCGCGGAAATGACGAGCATAGACAGCAATCCCGAACTGAAGCGACAGTATGGCGAATGGTGCGAATCTAGGTCCAAATTCAACAGCGGCCCCAGAACCGACAAAGACTGGCAGAAGAATTATTTCAAGGGAACAGACCTCGAGGGAAACAAGACAGAGGGACACAGAACTCATCCCAAGACGCCGAACTTCGTATATCCTGATCATACATAATTCATGCTTACAATTCACGATCAAGCCGTCATATTGGATGATGCCATATCCGAATCCGACTTGTCATCCATGTTGGAGTTTGCCAAAGGCTCTCTTCCATACCAAGAGGCCCTTCTCAAGATGGACTCGGGAGAGTCGTTCTACAAATTCATGCCCCTTTCGTTCGACTCCAAGAGGAGCAATTCTGTCAACGATGATCTCAACGAATCTGTCAGGCGATCTCACAAAGTTCTATATGACATTCTCCTTGAAAAAACTAGCCTCCCCGTGATTTCCGAGGAGTACTGCGGCATATCTGTCTGCGTGAATTTCTCCATGGGTTACCATGCCGATGCCGAAAGGCCCCACTGCCAGGCCGATAGGAACCTAGGGAAGCCCGAAGACCACGGGCATGAAGGATTTAAAAATCCGTCCAAGAACGAATGGCAGCCGAACCACACTCCGACTAGGATATACACCTCACTCATCTATCTTTCGGACGATTTTGCGGGCGGAGAAACAACCCTTCCATTGAAGGACATTGACGTGAAACCGAAGACAAGAAGGCTCTTCGGATTTCCTTGCTCCCGCGACTACATCCACGGCGTGAGGAAGAACGCCGGTGGCATAAGAATCGCCTTCACTGCATGGTACAAGATAGCCGAAAGCCAAGCGAGTCTGAAAGATCCCTACGGATTTAAGGACGTGACCTGCTTGTCTTGAACGGCATGCCTGGACCACTGGTCGGCCATGGCGTCCGCTATTCCCTGGAAGGTCTTGCTCCTTATCTTCCAGCGCAGATCGCCCTTGCTCCATGCCTCCTTGTACCACACCGCCTGCCTTTTCTTCTTGCCGGTCTTCTTGTCCGTCCATTCGAAGAACTCCCCCTTGTCCACAATCTTGGTGGGCTTCAGCCCGGGCAGGTTCTTGAGCCACAGACAGGTCGTCTTCTGGAACGGGTCTCCGAACATCCACGGCTGAATTATCTGTTCAGGTCTCCGTATTCTGCTGCTTATGATGCTGACGGGGTTCTCTATGGCTATGTGCTTGATGGGGGCGTCCATCAGCCTCTGGACGAACTCCAGAGCCTCCTTCTGCTCGTTCTGCTTGTGCTTGAACCACCTCGCCCCGCTCACCGCGAGGTGGGTGCATGGAGGATGGGCGACCATGAGGTCAAATCCCTCGTTTATGACATCAAACACGTCGCCCTGGTGGTGGGGTCCGGGCACGTCGGTGGGAAGGAGGTCGCACGACATGGCATCGTGGCCAAGAGCCCTGAAGGCGTCCCGCACCGAACCGGAGTACTCACAGGCGACCAATATACGGAGTTTCATCCAATATAATAGCTGCCCCTATCCCATATATAACTCCATGAGATTTCAGGAGTGGATGGAAAAGAGGATGGACGAGGGCAACACGCGGTACAGCGTGGAAGTCAACTACAGAACCAGGACGAAGGAGGTTCTGGAGGGCTTTGCGAAGATAGCCCTCGGCTACGTCAGCGCCGGCCTCAAGAAGCGCGGATACCACGTGCGGCAGATATTCGACGAGGAGCCCGCAAGGATAATGGTGAGTTCCAGGAACTGGGACGACGGGGAGTGGGTGGGCATGATCAGCTACAGCCCGAAGGAGGAGGGAGGCTGTTTCATAATGTCAAACGGCTTCTACAACAAGGACAGGAAGACGGTATCCATACAGAGGTCCGAAAAGTGCAGGAACGACACGCCCGCGGAGATGGCGAAGGAACTCGTCAACATGATGCACGGGCTGAAGGGCGTCAAGGACCGACATGCGGAGAAGCTGAACCCAGTCAGGCTCAAGCGAGGCCCTAAGAGGTAAGCCCCCACTCTTCGTAGACATCAAAACTCCTGCCCCCCAGATCGGACAGCCCTCTTCTGATTTTGTCCGGCAGCATCAGAAGCACAAGGTCAATTATCTCTTTTGCTTCAGAGACAATGTCCTTGAATTCAAGATTGAACATCCTCCTCATCAGATTGATATCATAGCCGTGGCAGCGGTGGCATTTGGCAGGATCGCCCCCGGCATTCCAGAAGTCGTCGGATTCCAGCTTCTCCCTGTCCACGGTCCAGAAATTTTCATCTGAATTCGGCAAGGAAACCCAGTCCCTTTAGGGGCTGGGAGGAATTGCCGTTACCTCCTAAATAATTTTCGTCACAATCTTACTATATAAGTTCGTGACGAAAGCCCTACGAACATACAAACTCAAAATAACAAGCGAGCATTCCAAGTTCAGCCAATACGCCGAATCCTACAAGGATGCCGCAAACTGGCTGTCTAAGATAATCTATTCTCGCAAGAAAGTCAACACTCCGGGTCAATTGAGCAAAGAGTTCTACGGCATGGTGAGAGAAAAATTCAATCTTCCCAGCCAATTGACTTGCTCCTTGTTCCGCCATGTGGTTGGAACATACAGAAGCATGAAAAGCAACAAGAATTGGAGCTTTGCGACATACAACAAGACAAGTTTGCCACTTTGCTGGAAACGGGATTTCAACATCAGAAAAAAGGGAATGAGCATCTGGGGCGAACTGGTTTCCTACAAGTCACGACCGCTTCCTAAAGGCAAATGGAGTGACTCAAAGTTGAAATTCAGTAAAGGTCAATGGTGGTTGTGCTTGACAGTTGAAATTGACCAAGTTGAACCAAGAGTTGAAGGCGGAATAATTGGGGTTGACCGTGGACAGAAAAACATACTCGTTGCAATAGACCCTAATTCAAACAAGACACTTTACATCAAGGGAGGTGAACTAAATCACAAAAGACTCTGCATCAGACAAACAAGAGCAAAAGTAGCCAGTGTTGGCACTCGTTCAGCACACCGTTTACTAAAGCGGTTAAGCGGAAGAGAAAAAGCCGTAACACAGAATATATTACACATTGCAAGTAAGCAATTGGTTAATTTTGCAAGTTTGAACAATGCAAGAACCATAACATTGGAAAAGTTGACCGGCTTCAAACAGAAATTTACCAAGGAAAACAAAAAACAACACCACAAGCAGAGATCAAGGAATAACAGGTGGCCCTACTTTATGCTTGAGTTTTTTGTCACATACAAGGCTAATTCTGTTGGGATAACCGTTGACAATGTTCCTGCAAAAAATACGAGCAGGGGTTGTCCTTGTTGTGGTTGCGTTGATAAGTCCAACCGAAATGGACTGGTTTTTCGGTGCGTTGCCTGCAAGTTCTCGGACAACGCAGACCGTGTCGGTGCTAAAAATGTAGCACTCCGGTCGCTTCTTCAACGGCAAGCTGTTGAAGAACGAGCCATGTGTCAATTGGCTTATAGTAGACACTGTGGAGAAGGCTCCGGTGATTTACAAGCCCACTCCCTTTAGGGGGTGGGTAATTGACAAATTCGTTCTTTCATCGCCTTCATTACATATTCGCAAATGTCATATACGAGCTCCACGAGAATGGGGCTGGAGAGCCAGAAGTTGCCCATGGTTCTGTATTCGACGCCATGCGAGGGCTGTCTGTACCTTCCTGGAAGACCGTAGACTTTCCTTCTATTCACGCTCGGCAAGTCCCTGTCCACCAGAAGGCTAGAGACACCAAGAAAAAGATCAAGCATCCTTACGAGCATGACCGAATGCTCGTGCGACCCGCCCATGTCCGTTCCGAGGTGAACATGCCCCCCAGCGGTTCTGAAATTTGACTTCCTGAAAAATTTCTTGATCCTGCCGGCCGGAACCTCGGAAAGGCTGTAGGCGCACATCTCAACCTCGCACCCTGCCTTCCTGGCATCCTTGTGTTTCATTTCGGATTCGTTGAAATCTGCGGAAGCCAGGCATGTCAGCCTGAAAGGACGGATTATCTCCGCGTAGGTTTTCAGGGACTTTTTCGCATTTTCCACGGCCTGATCCCTTGAAAACGAGGGTTCAACCGTGCATTCGGCGAGCACGTTGTCGTAGAAGAAGTGGTTTCCCCCCACTCCGAGCCTTTTTTCCTTGCTCGCCTTCACTATTCCTATGGCGCTTCTGAACTTGCCTTTTTTATCGGAAAGTATAAACTCGGGGTCGCTTCCGAACGAAAACGGCATTGTGGCCTCCCGAAGATAATATGGCTTTTTTGCTCGCCAAAGTCAATACATAACCAGTAATGACGACCATAGGCTCCACCAACATAGAATTTCTTCTCTCCGGAGGCGCGAACAACGCAGACCCCAGCAAATCCACTGGGGGCGGTCCCTCCTCGTTCCCCGTCCTCGGATCGCTGAACAATCTGTTTCCCGACATAACCTCCGAAGAGGCTTCGTCTGGCAAGGTGGATCACCGCTGCTTTTACGTGAAAAACTCCGGATCGTCCGTGACTCTCTACGACACCCAAGTCGTCGTGTCCTCACAGAATTCGGGCGGATCATATGTGGATATCGGAATTGCCAAATCCACGGATGTCCAGAGAATAGATGTGACGGGAAGTCCAACTTCGGGAACCGCAGTGTTCATGCTTGGAAGCACGCCGGTATCCGTGAACTGGGGATCTTCTCCATTCGGGTTCCTGTCAAGCCTTCTGAACGCCCTTTCGTACGTCGGAGCCGCCGCCGGAGTGACCTATTCCATATCGGGGAATACGACTTCTTTCACAGTCACCTTCTCGGGCGACAACGACAACAAGAGTTGGCCCACCATGCTGGTTCAAGAGAACAACTTGACTGGCGGAGCCGACGCCCCGACCATAGCCGTAAGAAAGATTTCGGACGGACGCCCCATAAATTCTTCCGCCCCACACCTTGTGACAGATCGGATGACTCCTTCCGGAGTGACTTTTCGTTCGGAACCCTTGCTTCTAGGAAGGATGAATCCTGGTGACTTCGCTCCCGTCTGGGTCAAAAGGACAACCCCTCCAGGCGCAGAGTTCCGCCTCAATGACGGATTTACGGTCAAGGTTTCGGGAAAGCCATTTTTGCAGGAATCTAGTTCAAGTTCAAGCGCACCTACACCAACGCCAATGTCAACCAATACACCGACCAATACGCCCACCGCCACAAACACTCCTACTTCAACTCCGACCAACACATCCACCGCTAATTCAACTCCTACCAACACTCCCGCCCAAACTTCTACGCCGACTACCACCAACACACCGACCGCAACCTCAACACCAACACTGACCGCAACATCCACGCCGAACAATACACCGACCAATACACCGACAGCCACATCCACACCGACCAATACACCGACCAATACACCGACCAATACACCGACAGCCACATCCACACCGACCAATACACCGACCAATACTCCCACCGCCACATCCACACCGACCAATACGCCGACCAATACGCCGACAGCCACATCCACACCGACTAATACGCCGACCAATACGCCGACCGCCACATCCACGCCGACAAACACATCTACTTCAACACCGACCAACACTCCCACCGCCACGCCCAACAGCGCGACAGTACCGGGTGCTCCGACCGGCATTAATGCAAATCAGTTTGGCGGTTCTTGTTTTCCAGATTATTACATTTCATTTTCTGCCCCTTCTAGCAACGGAGGATCGGCAATTACCGGATACAGAATTAGGACACAGGCGGATTCATTTGCGGCCTTTAGGTCAATAACAAGTGGAAACGCATTCAAAACGGCGGTAAATGGAATTCTAAACTTCGACACATGGGAAGGCGGTACTGTAAGAATTTCAGCCGTCAACGCTATTGGAGAGGGGGCTTTCGGCACTGTAAATGTCGGGCCGACTTCGTATCAGTGCGGATGAATTTCATCTACTACGCCCCTTACATAAAAAGAAAGTTAGCGAAATGACATGCCCCCTGAACGGCAAGCCCTGCCTTAAGCACAAGTGCTTCCACATCACAGAAAAGCACGGGGAAAAGGTCAAGACCCACATGGTTTGCGAGGACTGCCTGTACATCAGCGCCACATCCAGAATAAAAATGTCCGAAGAGGACGCCTCGTGCGACTCTTGTGGAATGAAATTGGAGGATGTTCTGAAGGGAAGCAGGATGGGATGCGCAAGTTGCTACGATGCTTTTGAGGGAACCATAGAGCATGTGATCAAGGCAGTGCAAGAAGGAGACAGACATGTGGGGAGCATTCCCATAACATGGAAGATGGACCAGGCGGAGAAAACAGACCCCCTGAAGTTCCTGGCTGAACTGAAGCAGAAGTACAGAATAGCGGTGAAAAGCGAGCGTTACGAGAAGGCTTCAGTCCTGAATTCCAACATAGTCAAATTTGAAGAGCTGCTTGAGAAATATGAAAAAGAAGGGCGATCTCCCCCCGCGAAGAAGGAGATCGCCACAATGATCTACGAAATGAGGGAGTCGGAATCAGCCCAACGCCTCGAATAGCTTCCTCGGCTCGAGTATTCCGAATCCCTGATAGAACTTCTGATCCTTAAGGAGGGCGTCCGTGATAGGGATCGTATGGTCCCTGAAAGCATTTCTATAGTCCTCCGCCGTGTTCAGTTTCATTCCCGGTCCGTTGTTCCTAGAATAGGAAAGTACCAGCGCCGCCACCCCCGTGGCAAAAGGAGCCGCCATGCTCGTCCCGCTCAGCACGGCATACCAGTTGTCTGGGACAGTCGAGAATATTCTGTTTCCCGGAGCCATGAAGTCCAGGTTGTGGCCAGTGTTGCTGAACCTAGACCTGCTCAGGTTTTCATCTATTGAACCAATCGCGATGGTTTCCGGATATTCGGCCGGATAGAATATGTTCTTTGTCATTCCCGAATTTCCGGCGGCAACGAAGCAGACCACGCCCTTGGATTCAGCATACTGGACGGCCTTCCTCACCTCCTGGACTGGGTTCGGAGATCCCAGCGACATGCATATCAGATCCGCCTTGCCCTCGTCCACGGCCCATCTGATGCCCTTGGCCACGTTCGTCAGACTTCCGTTTCCGCTCCTGTCCAGGACCTTTATGGGGATCACCTTTGATGACGGGGCGACTCCGACCATTCCTATTTCATTGTTCTCCGCAACTATTATGCCCGCAACATGGGTTCCGTGGTGGTTGTCGTCCCAAGGCTGCGAAGAAGCGTCTATGAAGTTCATTCCGGGAAGAAGATTCCTGACAAGGTCGGGATGATCTAGGTCCACGCCCGTGTCTATGACCGCTATTTTCACGCCCTCTCCCTTTGATTTAGACCAGGCGCCGGGGAGGTCAAATGCAGTGATGTTCCATCCCGCCTTCTGCATCGCGTCCTGTATGGAAAAAACTTCCTCTCTTTCGTAGGGAAAGAGGCTACACTGATTGTTTTTGCTTCTCATGCTTCCCTCCTTGAGCACCTGACGCACGGAAATGACTCGCAGCCCGCCTTCTTCAGGATTCTTGCAAGGGCGCTGGTCTCCACCGTCCTGCCCCAGCTTCCGGTATTGTACTTCTGCACTGCCCAGTCGATCGCAAACGACACAAGGACATATACCACATACTGCTTTACGGGCTCGGCGAACGGCCTCAGCCATATGGGCAGAGCCTCGCGTACGGTGTACTCATAGAGCCTGTCCATCGCATCCAGCACGGTTGCCTTCTTGTCGGGGCCGGGTATGGACAGAATCGCAACCGAAATCATGAAGTCATCAAGGGCGACCAGCATGAAATGGGTGAGCCTGGACCTGTCGGACTTTGACAGCCAGAAGCCCCTCGCCCTCTGCTCGTCCCACATTCTTGCGTATTTGACGAGCTTTTCCTCAATCTCCGAGACCTTGTGTATTACGCCTACGGGATTGGCCTTATCTTTGAATTTGAACATACAACCTCCTTGTTGTTACCACATAGTTATATATGGTCAACAAATGGGTTTTAGTCCGCCTTTTCGGACGCTCCGTGGTTCATCACTTCCACTTTGTGTCCTCCACCCACAAGATCGGTCCAGTTCCATGTGTGCGGAGGATTTTTTTCTTCGTCCTCGTATATGACTTTTAGTATTAGGACTTGTTCTTTTATCATACGGGGTTCTGCTCGTCCCTTATGGCAGTCTCTATTTCGCCCACCTCAGTCCAACCGTCCCAGCCCTTCTGGTCCTCGGTTCCGAGCATGCTGTTGACGCTGTTCCACCACGCGGCATCGTCCTCCTTCATGTACTTCCCGCACTTCTTGTCTTCTTTGTCGCCCTTCTTGTCCTTCTTCGCGAGGATGGCGTCCTGTAGGGCCTTGGGAAGCTTCTTCTGTCCGGCCGTCAGGCCTTCGTCATCTCCCTCGTCTTTGCCTTCCTTTTTGGCCTTGACGCTCTTGCAGAAATTGCAGTCGCAGCCCTTCTTGTGGCCCTTCTTCGCGCCCTCCCTGATGATCTCCAGGCCTTTCTTTATTTCTGCAAGGTTGGCCTCGTTTGATACGTCCTCCAAGACTGCCTCTAGATCGGCAAGGACCTCGGCCCACTCCTTCTTGGCCTTCTTCTTCATGAATTTGGGATCGGACTCCTCTTCGTCCTCTTCGTCGGAGTCCTCTTCGGAATCTTCCTCTTCTTCGCTCTCTTCGTCGTCATGCTCTTCTTCGTCATGATCTTCGTCCGAGTCCTCGCCTTCGTCGGAATCCTTCTCTTCGACCTCTTCCTCGTCATGCTCCTCGTCCGACTCCATCTTCTTCTTCATCTTCTTGGCTTCCTCGATGGCCTCCTCGGCCCTGGCCTCGAGAGCCGCTTCAGTGCCGTTGACCGATGATGCGCTGACGATTCCCCCAACCACGTTGGCGCCCTTCAGACCGAGATTGAATGCTCCGTAGAGCGATTCGTTGAGTTTCTTGTAGTCCTTGTACGAAAGCATGATGACTCCGGTGTAAATAAGTGACCTAATATATATGTACCGCAAAGCATTTTTGGCCGCATCATTTGCGGCATTCCTATTGGTCCTCTTTCTCATCCTCCCCAAGACGGAGGAGCCAGCACGCATCCCAAGCGAAGAGGAGGTTGTTGGACACATACGCGACTTCAACGCCTCCGTCTCTTCCATAAAGAGCATTTCTTGCAATGTATCCTCAATAGGCGCCAAGACGGAGGTTGTTTACATAAAGCCATCCAAGGTACTTGCGGTCACGAGCTCGTTTTTCGGAAGAAAACAGGCCGAGATAGGGACGGATGGAAGGGACTACTGGTTCTGGATGCGGGATTTTGACAAAGAATCCATATACCACTGCCCTCTGCCCAAGATTTCATCCACAAGGGTCGTCCTGCCCATGAGGCCAGACCTCATCACTTCGGCTCTTGGCGTGGACGAGATCATATGGGAATCAATTTCCGTTCAAGAAGGGGTCGCGTGCCTTACGCGCTCCGAGGGCGACCTCGTCAAATGCGTGCTCTTCAAAGACGACAAGATGAAGGGAGTGACATACCACAGAGATGGGCTCCCCATGATGACGGCGACTTTCAAATCCCATCAGAAAATAGACGGCTTTGAAATCCCAAAGGAAGTGAATGTATTCTGGCACGAGGAGAACGCATCTTTGGATTTTGAGATGAAGAACGTGGTCATCAACACAGACGAACCGCCCGAAATAAAAATGCCGGAGGGGATGAAAAAGATAAGCCTGATCGGATTCTAGTTTTCCCTCGGCCTCATGTTCCTGTTTCTCAGGGACACCTGAATCCTTCTTTTTCTCTCCGCCTCGGTGTCCAGGGAATTGACCTGGTTCTGGTTTATTCTCTCCCTGGCCTGCTGAATAAGAGCCTGCCTCTGCGCAGACTGCAGCTGAACCTGCCTCACATTCGTGCCGGTCTGTGCCGGCGTGGGCGTGGAAGAACTCCTCGTGGAACGGAGGTTTTTTCCTCCGCCGCATCCGCAACCCATGACTACTCCTCGGGGGTTACGACGTTCTTGTCCTCGATGTTCTTTATGTCGAGGTCAGCCGTAGCCTTGGAGGGATTGAAATACTTGTGCGGGTACTGGCCCGAAACATAGGCCGGAGGATAGTTGGCGCTAAGTCCGGTTCTCTTCGTCTTCTCCTCCACAGTCTTCTTCCCGGCGGGAGCATCAACATTTCCTTCCGCTTCGCCCGCGTCCGTGAAGGTCGGGAGCTCCAGCCTTTCCTCTTTCAACCAGTCCAAAAATGATTTCATATCTATCTCCAAAAAAGGGGCTCGGATTATATAGTTGCTTCGGAATGTTTTTCTTAAGACATATATAGTTCAATGCTAATTAAAAGGGGATTCTAAAAATGCTTTGTCTCAAAGAGTGGCTGGAACTCGACAGAATTAGGACGGAGGTCTACGAACCCGCCCTGAACGAGACAATCGCGGAAATGGCAGTCAGAAAGACGGCCCGGTTTTTTCTTGAATCCATGGAGGATGAGGATGACGAAGGAACTCCCGCCGAACTGGACGACCCCTTCTCCGGCTCGGAGGACGCAAAGCCGGTGAACTCCAGCCAGGAACAGGAGCAGGAGCGGGACAACAACGAGCCAGAATCCAAGATGAAAATACGTCTTGAAGACGGCAAGGTTATCACTTCCGAACGGGAGGCCGCAAAAGCACTAAAAGACGCGGCCTTGTGGATGAGATGGGATGGAATGCTCAAGAGAAGGGAGGCCGTCCGACAGATCCAGGCCATGAGGATGAAAAGCGACCCAGGATACGGTCGGGATTCCGAACAAGACGGCGGCGAAGACGACGACATCTCCCTTCAGGATGTGATGGAAGACGACTTCAAAATGGAAGATGCGATCCCCATTCTAAAGAATCTCGGCTATATTGATGTGGAAGAGCTCATGTCCTCGCGCACCAAGGAAGGAAGCCCCGAGTATAGCAGGGAGCAGATAGATTCTATGTTGGAAAAGGCCTTCTACGACGCCGCCGAGGAATCGGGCAATGAAATACCCGCTGGCATCACTGACGAGCAAGTGAAGAAGAACATCACCAGAGCCAGGAAAGATTTTTTTACAATTCTGTACTCGGTGTTCGCCCAGCAGTACTCGTATTTGGCACGATCCAGCAGGAACACTGGAGCCGGAGGCTACGGAATGAAGCTGTATGACGCCGAGGAACTCGCCAACAAGTTCATCCTGAGAATGATGGACAAGGTTTCAAAAAGACCTAGAAGACGAGGGGGACTCAGTCCTTGGGGCGGATTGAGGAGTGACAAGAGCAAATTCGGCACCTCATCCAACGAACTTGAAGACGACGATTTCGTAGACGAAATCCTAGATCACTTCAAGAGACTGCTTTACAAGGAGCCCGCCAAGGCCGAGGATGAAAGGAGAATAGCGCTATCCCCGAGCAAGGGGACAAGGGACGAATACTCCAACAGGGACAAGAAGAGCAGCAGAATCAATGTTGACGTCAAAGAAGCTCTGAAGGATCAGGCGGAAGGAAAGACTCCCACAAGTCTTGAATCATACATAGACTATTTGAACAAATTCAAGGGTGGAAAAGAAGGCGAATACGCTCCTGAAAGCATGCCCGAAAAAGAAAGGTTCAGGTTTGAGATAATAAAAGACGTATTTTCCAAGGCACCAAGAAACCCAGCCATACTATCTCTAGATCCCGACAAGATGATAGCCACGCTCCAGAACTACAGGACCTACTTCCTGAAAAGGTCAAAATCAGGCCCGAGCTTCATGAGCGTGATGGGGTCCAAGGACGACGGATCATCTTGGGACGCCGCCTCGCCCACCGACGACGAAAGAGCATACGGCAGGGGGGCGCAAGGCGATTCGGACTCTGGAATATCAAGGAGAAGCTCCACGCCCGCCGGCGAAGTAATGGCAGGAAACGAAAGAAGCGAACTTATCAAAAAACTCGCACTGGCATTGTCAAGGCTGAAAAGCCGCAATCCAAAATGGGCGATTGCGGTGTGTCTAAAGTTTGGACTCAATTGCGACGCTTACGGAAGAGTCATGTCCCCAGATAAATTCCTGGATGCAGTGATACAAAGGACTTCCACGGGTGAAATCAGAGGAGGAGAAAAAACGGACTGCAAGAGCCAACTGAATGTCATAGGACTGAGCAATGATGAAGTTGCAGAAGCTCTTTTGAGTAAGTTGGGACGGTCCTTTGAACTCGGATCGAACGAGAAGGCCACGATAATTTCATGGGTTGACAAGGGACTGAAATTCCTGTGTCAGGAGTTGTCCAAGATGTTCCCGTCAAAAACCTACGTTGAACCCAAATTTGATTCATCAAGGCCTCCGCCACTCGCGGGCATGATTAGAAAAAATCAACAGTAAGGATCAACTTTTAGAAACTTCCCTGATTCAATGTCCGTCCGCTTTTTGGGCTTAATTTTCGACATTTTCTCTCCTAACTACTCTAATATATCGTCTGGACACAAATTAAAAGGCAAACATGAAAAGAACCAGCAAGAAGGTCGGCAGGCTGGAAAGAACACAGCAGAAGAAGCAGACTCTGGACTACTACCAGAAGGGAACTGGACTCTACCTCTTCAGGAACAGAAATGCCTCTGCCTCGCTTGAACTTCCGAAGGCATCAAAGGACGGAAAGAGGTGGATCGAGCCCAACGGCACTTGGGAGGGCGACAGCTATTTCCTTTCCATGGTTCCGAGGGAGGCCGTTCTGGTAAGAACCCTGGCCGAAGAAAATAAGGAGGAAAAAGTGGAAAACAAGTTGATACTGGATCAGCCCGAACAGGTAACGAAGACGGGCAAAGTGGAGCACAAGGTTCTGGAAGATCTCCCCCTCAACGAGGCGGATCCCAACGGGACAGAAAAGGAAAGGCTCCTTACCGAAGATCCGATGTCGGGCGTAACGATAGTGAGGGACTGAAGGTTTAGGGAGGAAAGGGAATCAGGAATTCAGCGTCTATCGCATCTGAATTCAAGCCATTCTCTGAATTTAATGACTCCTTTCCCCGCGGACTTTTTCACCGCCTTCAGATGCCTGTCCAGATTCTCCTTCAGTTTTGGGTGCAGCTCGTAATCGTCCAGAGATTTGAATTTGACCCATTTCCAGTCGCTGTGCTCATCACTGAGCCTGCACTTGAATGGCTTGTCAACCCTGAATAAGAAGGTCGTCCACTCGTGCATGCCGTCCTTTTCCCGAAGGTCGCCGAACCTCTGACCCGCAACCCTTCCGCACTCCTCCTTGGCCTCTCGCATCGCGGCGTCTATGTCGGTCTCCCCTTCCTCGACCTTGCCTCCGGGAAGCCCCCATGTTCCGAACCCGTCCCCCTTCTCGCTTCTCTTGAGCAAGAGAACCTTGCGGCCGTCGGTGAAGAAAATGCCGGCTCCCCTAGACCCCCAGCACCTGGATCCGTCCTTGCCTAGTCTCTTCCACATTTCCTGTCCTTTGGAAGATACGAGGAAACCATTTTGAGAAATTCCTTCGAAGAATCCCTGTCCAGTCCGATTCTGTAGTTTTTCCTTTCCATGACAATGTCGCACTGCCAGTCCAGGCTGCGGAAGTACTCGATTATCGCATCCGTTCCCTTCTTGCCCCATATGTTGGTGTTGATTATCACGCTGTCGCCTTTGCACTTTCCCGCGTCGCCGAACCATATGGCTATGCTGGAGTCGTGCAGCAGGTTCAATGCTTCCGTGCGGATCACCCTCTCCTTTCCCTCGTAGAACATCGCGTGGTATTCGTTGAACAGCGGATAGCACACGGAATGCCACCTGTTCGTCTTCTCAATGGTCATTGGAGACTGCGAGGTAAGATCCTTCAGTTGCTCCGCCTTGAATTTGAGCCAGGAAAAGTCCTTTTCCCTCATGGACATATAGCAGTTCTTGCCCTTCGTGGGCTTGATTATAGAGCTCCCCCCAAGGATGGTTCCTATTATGAGAAATCTCTGGGAGGGCGTTATCTTCGGATTGATCATGTGTGTCATGCTTGATTATATATTCGAGCCGCTGAAGACTTTACTAGACCAACAGTCCCGATTCGCGCAAAACCAAGGTCATCTTCATCAAATGCTTGCACATGCCGGGCAGACCATTGGGATTTGCCTCCCACAGCCCCCTCCCCTCGTACTTCCGTCTTTTTCTTCCAAACAGGGAGCCATCAAGGCTGTTGTAGTAGTTGAATCTGTTGAAGAAGTCTCCGCACGAGCACCTGACGAGCACGTCGCCCTCCGCCTCCGAAAGCCTCTTCAGAAAGACCTTCCTGCCCGAGGAGTCAATGAGGGGAATCCTGCCCTTTTCGTCTCCGTAGCCCACCCCCTTGAAAAGCATTATGGATTCGTTCTTCCTGCCCTCGTTTCTCACCGTGGCCTTGACGAAAAGCGTTCCCACCCCGAGAAAAGGCACCCACTCCAGATGTTCCACCCTCACGGGCTGGGTCGCATATTGCCTCATCCTGGTGCCGGGGAAAGCATCCTCGGAGCTCTTATACAGGTCTTTCAGGGAAGATTCAATCCACAACATGCAGTATATAGGCTCTAATTGAACTATAATAAGACATGGAACAGGACAGAACAAAGATGATAGGCGAAATACCCCCGCTAGATGCCAAGGGCAACTTCAAGCGAAAATTTGAAGTGAAAATGCGTCCGCTGGGGCCGAACCCACAGGAGGACGGCGTTGAAAAGGCCGTTTTCATAGACGGCAAAAAGCTTGATTTCAAAATAGACGTACTCAGATTCCTAGAAGCCAAGCACAAGGGGATAAACTTCCTCGTGGAGGAGCAGAAGAAGATAGAAAGAGAGTTCATCAAAAGCGTTTCGGAAGCCCTCGGCAGAAAAGTCACGACGGAAGAGATAAAGAGAGCCACGTTGGAGGGGTGGATATGATCAAGGACGATGAGGGGTACGGATACGAATGGGACGCCATGCTCGTAGGGGGTCCGGCCGACGGCTGCCTTGACATAGCCATAGAGATAAACGGCAACAAACCCCCGAAGATACTCAAAAGAATCGTGGACGGAAACGAGATGGAAAGGGAGACCCTGGGGGAGAAGCTGATAGAATACCTGACGGGAGGACACCTGGACGGAAATCAGCGGGTGGCCGTATATAGATTAAGGCAAATAGATGACAAAAATGAGAAGTGCCTATACGACTATGCAGAAACAATCCTGATGAGCGACTTCCGACTCAAATACGAGGTTCCATGACAGATCCAAACGACGTCATAAGTGTTCTTGGCTCAAAACTTCTCATAGACAAGAATGCGATAGTCGTAGATCTGAAAAGAAGCCAGGGATCGTGGGTTGTGGACGAGAGAACGGGAAGGCAGTACCTGGACTGCTTCTCGCAGTTTGCGAGCCAGGCTCTCGGGTGGAACCACCCGAAGATGACCTGCCAGAAGGAAAGGCTTTCGGACGCCGCGGTGAACAAAGTTGCGAACTCCGACATGTACACCACGCAGTTCGCGGACTTCGTGAATAAGTTCTCGGAATTCACCCGCGACTTTCCGCACCACTTCTACATCTGCGGCGGAGCTCTCGCTGTGGAAAACGCACTGAAGGCTGCATTCGACTGGAAGGCAAAGAAGATGGGAATAAGCGAGGACAAGGCATACAACAGCCTGCAGGTCGTATACATGAACGAGGCCGTCCACGGCAGAAGCGGATACGCCATGAGCATGACGAACAACGGGGACCCAAAGAATCCAAAGACCTACGGATTTCCCAAGTTCAACTGGAAGAAAATCCACAATCCCAAGGCGTGGCACAATCTCGACGGCGTCGATGAAATAAAGGCCAGGAACTCCGAGACCATAGCGATAAACGAAGCGAAAAAGGCTCTTGAGAGCGGAAATGTGGCGGCAATCATCCTTGAGCCGATACAGGGCGAGGGCGGAGACAACCACTTCAGATACGAATTCTTCAGCGCATTGAGAAGACTTGCCGATGAAAAAGAATGCCTTCTCATTTTCGACGAGGTACAGACGGGAATGGGCATGACGGGCAAGACATGGGCTTACCAGCATTTTGACATAAAGCCCGACATCATGTGCTTCGGAAAGAAGGTTCAGGTTTGCGGGATATGCGGCGGGGAAAGACTGGACGAGGTAAAGGACAACGTCTTCACGGAGCCATCAAGAATAAACTCCACATGGGGAGGAAACATAGTGGACATGGTCAGATCCACCATGCAGATGGAGATCATCCAGGAGGACGACCTTGTGTCAAATGCGAAGGAGGTCGGGGAATACTTTCTTTCTTGCCTCAAGCATTTGCACGGAAAAGTGAGCAACATCAGAGGCAGAGGCCTGATGTTGTCATTTGACTTTGGCTCCACAGACAAAAGAAACTCGTTCCTCACGCGACTTGAGGAGAACGTGCTTGCCCTGCCGTGCGGCAAGAAGTCGGTGCGATTCAGGCCTCATCTCACGTTCTCCAAGATGGACGTGGATGAAGCGGTCGGATTCATAGAAAAGGCTCTTTGAATTTCAGCGGGAACGGGACATAAGCCCCTTCGCATCCCAAGCCAGGGGCATGGCGGGCTGGCGATAGGCCTGTCTCGACGAGGCCGCCCTCATCTCCTCGGGGGTCTCGAGGTTCTCCTCAACGTGCTGCATGATGATTTCTACGGCGCCTTCGACGTCCAAGGGATCCATGCCCTCGGCTTCGGCGTCCTCGTCGGTAAAGGAGCCGTTGGGGTCGTTCCACCTGAGCCAGGCTATTAGGTCTTCGCGGGGCCATTTCATGAGCCTCGCCCTCTCCTGGCCGAGCCATTTTTCGTCCCTGCCGTGGTTTTCTTCCATCCACTGCGAAAACTTCTTCATATTACCGCGTCTCCCGACTGGGCCTGCTGGTTGGGGGCCGGCTCCTGTGCCTGCTGGTTCTGTTGCTGTGGAGCCTGGTTGCCCTTCACTCCCTTCGTAGAAAGGTACTTCTGCACCGCGGCGAGAATCTCCTCTTGCGTGCCCTTGCCCGAACTTTCCAAATCCATGATGATCTGCTTCATACGGCGTTCAACTATGGCATCAAGCCTCATCCCGCCCTCGCCACGCTTGTGCTGGGGCTCCGTGAGGGGGGAGACCTCGTCGCTCTCCATCCAAGAAAGGAAAGAAGGTATCATCCAACCTCTCGGGCTATCGGCTCGTCGTTGTTTCCGAGCCTGTTCATCTTGTCAACGACCCTGCTCGTCGACAGCGTGCTGCCCGACATGCCCGCGAGCCTCGCGGAAACGACCGCCATGATCTGCCTGAGGAGGGTCTCGGGATCCTCGTCCGCAAACTCCTCCATCTTCATGATGCGATCTATCACAGGATTAAGCTTGGACTTCAACGAAGTGTCCAATTCCATCGTAGTCCCCGCGTCGCCCGGATCGCGCATGAACCTGGAAAAGGCCATCTTGTTCATGTCCTCGCTGACGATTCCCCTCTCCTTCATCCATTCTCTTATCGATTTCATTTCATTGCCTCCTGATTGTTCGGCTGGCCTTGTGGCGCGCCGTTGTTGAGTTTGCCGTAAAGATTCCCCGCAGAAACCTTGCTTCCAGAACCATGCGTCAGAATCTGACCGACGACCGACATGATGGACTGGAATAGTTGAGCCTGTCCCATCTCCGGGAATTCCTTTACCAAATCCAAAATGCGCGACCTGAGCTTGAGCTTGATCGCGGGGTCTACTTCTCCTCCGCCCATCACGTTGCGGAATGCCGCATTGCTGAATGGATTGGATCCCGCCATCCCCGAAGCCTCATTCATCCCATTCTCCTCCCTCCACTCTCTTATGCTCTTCATACATCTCCCCCAGTTTTTATTAGTCTGTCCTTCGTTGCTTGGTTGTCGTCATCGCCGACCATCCCCTTGAGCCTTCCGATCCTGCCCGCCAACGCGGTCACCTTTTCTCTGGGCACATCGAGGAGCAATGCCATTCCGTCTGCGTTGCCGCAAAGGCTCAAGAAACCGTCCCAGAAATCGCCGTCGCTCTGAAGGTTCATGCCCTTCATTACGACTTCCAGGGCCTTGGTTTCGTCCTTTTTCTCGCGGAATTCACGGAAGCTAAACATGGAACTATCTAGTGCCCGGAATTCAAAAATTGAGCCATATGGACTCGTTCCTTCCCGGCACGCCCTTTCTCGCCCAGCCGGCGTAAAGCCTCTTGTACAAAGCGCAATTGTGGGCCGAAATTATCACTTTTCCCCTGAACTCCTTCAGAAGTTCGTTGAGCTCTATGTGCCTGTTTGAATCCATGGGTCCGCCGTCCTCGGGGGCGGGCGGATCACAGTAGACAAGGCAGTTCTCGTGGCTGAAAGACCTTATTATCGAAAGAGCGTCCTTATTTAGGAAATGAACGCTTCTGATCCTTTCCTGCACCGCAGGAACCTTCTCCAAAATGGAGTGCCAGCAGTCCTTGCATTTGACATTTCCGTCCTTTGGAAGGAATGTCTTTTTAAGTCCGCTCTTGCTCATCTGCCTCATGGCAAACTCGCACAAGGCCCGATCCAGATAATCAGCGCTGACGGACTTCTGGCATCTGGAGAAGGTTGATTCCTTGTATTCCATCCTCCTCGTTTTTGAGACAAAGGCCTTTGGCTCGTCCCGAACCGCCCTCCAAAGATCGACCATTCCTGCGTCTGTGTCGTTTGCAACCTCCTCCGCGGATGGATCCTTGTTGAGCAACACAGATCCAGAGCCAAGAAACGGCTCTAGATATGTCATGCTTCTATAGCCCTCGGGAAACTTGTCCAGTATCCACGGCACCAGATGGCTCTTGCTGTCGTTCAGTTTTATTATCGGCTTGAGTTTCAATATTCCCCCTGATGTGGATGGCATTACCGCACGAGCTGCAGAAGAGGTCGTAATCGCCGTAGCCCAAAACCTTCCCCTCCCAAAACCATCCCTTGTTCTGCTTCTTGGCGCACATTACGCACAAGGCCTTCATCTTGGCCTCGTCACCCTCGCCGTCCGCATACCAGTAGCTGTCTTGCCTTATTGCAGAGCCCATGGAATAAGATAGCTCCGATCACTATATATTGGCATGTGCAAGCCCGGACAGAAATACAAGGAGTGCGTCCTAGAAAGAGCCATGCTTTCTTTGGGCGGACGCGAATCCTCATATCAAGAAAACAGGGGTGCGTGCAAAGGAAATCAGAAACTCAACAAAAAGGCCTTCATTTCCATGCTCGGGTCATCCTCATATTCCCGCCCTCCGGTGGCCGCCAGCAACGCCGATCTTGAGGCAGCCAGGATCACAAAGGCGGTCGAGGAGCAAGGAGGCAGCCAAAGGAAGGCGGCAAACGCACTCGGAATTGGCATTCAAACCCTCAAAAGCAAACTTTCGCCCCCCGCTCCCTCCGCCGCTTCGTACGACGAAAAAGGAAGCCCCAACCTGACACGAAGGTATTTTGAAAACTTGACCGCCCCGTGGAAGATCACTAGCTTCAATACTTCTAACGGCGAAGTTTGTGCAGAAATAGCATCCAAATCAACGGTCGTCCATGTATCCGCGAAAGTTTCTAAAAACTACTGATTTCCAATTCGCCACCTTGCCCTAATTGCCCAAAATAATTCTTTACTTTTGCGGGGTTTGGACTATAATCATGTTGTTCGCCGAATGGTTCGGTGTCCAAACAACAGGAGATTTTTTAATGAGAAGTATTTTCGCCGCCCTAGCAATTGCCGTTTCCGTAGCCACCACGTACGCGGGAACACCGACACCTGCCGACGACACAGTCAGCGTTCTGAAGACCACCACCGTTCAGTCCGCTGCACCCGTCGTGCAAGCCACAGTCTGCGAAGAGGCCCGAGTGGTGAAGCTCGCCCCTTGGCAGGTTCGCAGGCTCAACCGCGTGGCCGACCGCCAGGAAGCCCGTGAGGCGAAGAATTGCTGCAAGGATTCTTGCTCGTGCAAGGATGACTGCTGCCAGAAGCCCAAGACGCTCGTCTTGGAGTCGCGCCGCAAGGAAAAGTGCGACTGCTGCTGCAAGTAGTCTGACCTTTCCATAAAGACAAAGACGGCGCCATGTCTAAAAGCATGGCGCCGTCTTCTTTTGTTCACTTCAAAAACTTAAGCTTGTAGACGGTTCTATAAGTCAGCGCTATGACCTCGTCCATGATGTTCTGGAGGTGGGATTCCTTGAGCGAGTCCCTTCCGACCGAGAACAATTTTGCGCAGTCCTCCAGATACTCCGTGGCATTTGCAACGCTTTCAACCGTGAAATTGCAATCGCCGATAAGGCCGTGCTGTCCCTGATAGGTTTCTACGAACTTGTCAACAAGGTCCAGCAAATCATCATAAAAAGAGTTGAGAGCCTTGTGCTCCGCGAAGCTCTTGGACCTCAGATGGCAGTTGTGGGCGACCTGCCTGGCCTCGAACATCTTCTGAACGAGCCCTTTTGCGCCCTTTATCTGTTTGTATTCCTGTAGTGATAGCATGATCTAAAATAGCTCCTAGAAGGTGCTTCCCGAATCCGAAACATTAGGATTGCCCGTCGGGTTGGCCTGAACCCCCGGAACCTCGGGTGCAGTCAAATAGGTCTGGCCGTCCTTCGCATAGACGATTCTTCTTCCCCCACAGCCGTCGGTCACTTCAAGCCAGCCGCTTCTCTGGAGCGATATTCTCTTGCCGCCCTGCTCCACGACCGAGGTGTCCATATTGCCCTCGCCGTAGAACTTGTAGTTCGGCAGTCTTTCCGGATGATCCGGGCTGAGGTCGAGTTCGGACTCTGCTCCACAAGTTGCAACAATCTCCAAAAATTTAGCAGCAACATTTTGAACTTCAGTTGCACTCATGCGGTTGCCGCAGTCTTCGTCGTTTAAATCTTCCACGCAACCCTTGGAAATTATGAGATAGAAGAGTTTTGTCTTGCCATCAAGACCAGTCAGGCAATGTTCGTCTCCTTCCGATGTGGGATCGTAAAACTGCTCGATTCCGCTTCCATCTCCATCAACAATTATTATGTGATTTATGGATGGGTCTGTTGAGCTCCCGTTTGATCCGTAGTTGCTCTTAAGGTAAGCAGTATATGTAGATTCACCAACAGTGATCGGATAAACCTCTATGACATCAACCCCATCTCCATCCGAGCCTATATCACCTGTTATAGAGAACTGATTAATGCTTATGTTGTTTGCCGCAAGCACGAACATTCCGGGAAACATGGCTGTAAAGTAACTACTTCCAGTCCCGAAATATCCATCTCCAACCATAACATGGCTGTCTGTGATAGGTTGATATCTGTATTTGGCTAATTCGTTGGGAAAGCTATCATCATAAAAATCTTCCTCGACTTCTCCGTTCCAAGCCATGGTGTGAGTGGAAGGAATGCTCTTTTCGTAGTCACCAGAGCATCCTCCCTCTCCACCGCTGATGGGATCATTGCCACCATTGCATTTAATATCAAGATAAGGATGCGTGAGATTTGTGTTGATAAAGTTTGCTCCGTCATAAACATCGAGCATTCCATCATCGATGCCCATTTGTTTGAATGCAGGCAGAACGCTCCATGGCTGCAACGCACCATTGGCATTTAGCTTAGCGTACTGGAACCTTGCCGCATGGTTGTAGTCAGTAAAGTTTCCTGCAACATAAACATTACCAACTGAATCTAATTTAATATCATTTGTTTGTGGCGCCCAATTGTAGCCAGCAGGGGTAAATCCAAATCCGCTGCTGAAGCTTTCGTCCAAAGAACCATCAGTGTTCAGTCGGACTATTTTGTTTAGACTGCCTCCCTCTAAAATGTCAAAGGCTCCGCCGACAAGCAACTTTTCATTTTCTTGTTGGGCAATGGCAACTACAAATCCAAAGCCCTCAGACTCGTAAAGGTCTGGGGTGTATGTGTTGTCCAAAGATCCGTCACTGTTCAATCTTACCAACCCACGGTTACAACTAGACCCGTCATAATCTGTGCCAGAATGTCCAACCAATATCTTTCCGCTTGATAATGGAAGTATTGCAAAAACCCCATTCACCATCTGGCCGGTGAAGCCGTCCCCGGAATCAAACGAAATGTCCAGTGATCCATCGCCATTAAGCCTGATGATGCTTTTATCAAATCCGCCCCCAATTAGTATTTTCCCACTATCATCAACAGCAATTGCAGACACAGAATCACTCAAACTTATGCCCAAGCCTAAAATATTGGCGGCAAAAACTTCATCTATAACTCCATCGCTATCTATTTTTGCCAAATAAGGAGATTCTACATCGTCATAATGAGTAAAATGCCCCCCGACCAGAACGCTGTCATCGTCCAGCAATTTTATGGTGTAAATAGATACGCCAATGATACTTTCAGCCCTGTCTTCAAAGCCAATATCTCCGCCATTTCTCTTGCTTATTGATCCGTCCGGATTTAAGCAAACCATTCCCCCAATAATGACTTGATTGTCTAATATGATATCGGGATCCCAGGCTTGTGATATTGTTAGTGGGAAAGCAGGATCCAATGTTACGTTGCTTTCAAAGCCTACAACCCAGTAGTTTAAAGGCTCATAAAAATAGGAAGAAACCACAGTTCTCGTGCTTGAATCTTGAAAGGTTACAACCCAACCAACCTCAACAACACTTGCAGACGGAGGCAGGAAAATACCATTTCCATTGATGCCGGTGTGTCCTTGATAATCGGCATCAAATGTTATTGATCCACTGTTAGATGCTCCATCAAATCTTTCAAAACTAGTAAAAAAACCGCCCACAACCAACCTTCCGTCACTCATCTGAACAACGCTACTTAATAGGCCATTGAAAACTGGCGGTGTGAACGATTCATCTTCTTTGCCAAAAACATCTATTCTTCTGATATTTTTTGAATAATCATTAGTTCCAGAATATCCAGCTACTACAATTTTGCCATCGTCTTGGATGCATATTTCACTACCAAATCCCAATTGACCAAAGTTCGGATCTGAGCCGTCATCCAAGTCAGCATCGTCTGAAAAATTGAAAAGGGCGCCTTCGACAAGATCAGTGATTTGCGAATGAGCCTCTTTGAGGTTGCTGAGTTGATTGTTCAACTCTGTGTCGTCCGATATGCCGTTTGTCTCGTAGACATTTATCGTGAGGTTTGTGAAGTATGCCGTGCCACCATCGTTATCGGCATCAAATCCAATTCGGTACGCTCCACCCATCAACTTCTCATGCAAAACAATGGTGTCAACCACGGCTCCGGAGGTGTCCGGCCCCTCATAAGTGATGGCGGTAACAGTTCTGGCGGCGGGGTCGTATGTTACCTTGAATGTATAGATGCCGGGACCAAGAACGGGAGTCCCAGCTTCCGGGCAGTCGCCTGGACCACAGAACTCATCATATGATCCGTAATGCTCGCCAGAATTATTTGCAAACTTGTTTGTGCCGTAAATATTGGGGACAGGACAATTTATGGAAAACGCTATTCTTGAAGGATCTGGATCCCAATTCCAGTTTGGCGATTGCCCATCATTGTAAAAACATATGCCCTGGTCCGAGCAAGAATTAGTGTGGTCAGCGGTAAATATCACCTCGCAAGCTTGATGCCCAGATATGTTGAAATTGGTTCTTACGCTGTATGCGACGACCGGGTTCTCATCTCCAGCATTCCCAATAAAATACATACCATCAGAATCAAAACCAAAGTCGGCATCCAAGGTTTTCCCGGTTTGATTACCATATTCTGCGAGCCAAGATGGCATTGAGGTAAGGTTGCTGGCGTATGTTTTCATTTTTTTGTTGGTCTCCTAGAGGGTATATATATCCAATATGGACGACAAATTGATCCAAGACGCCCAGCACTGGCAGAACCTCCACCCCCCGCTTTCCCCCGACGAAAAAGAGGTCAAAATCTACGAGGACAAATGCCGAGGATTTGGTCCCGTATGCCTACTCGGAATGACCAAGGAACTCACGCACATTTGTGACTACATGGTAGATATCAACCCCAGGATGCAGAAAAAACCGGTCATAGCGTGCGACTGGGCCGGTTTGTCCTCCATGGCCGATGTGATAATCGGAGACGGAGTCCTCAACTTGGCCGGCATGTCTCTGGCGGACGGACTGCGCAGGAAGTGCGACAGGCTGGTGTGCAGGGTGTTCAAGAGGAAGTTTGAGGGCATGAAGTACGCCACCCACTTCCCCTCCGAGTTCCCGGGGGCCAAGGAGGTGGTGGAGACCCAGCCGGGCATAGTGATGGTCATATGGGACGGTTGATCCTTGCCATCTCCCTGCACGCCGCGCACCTTCCGCACTTCCTGATGTCGTCGCCGTCGTAGACGGGTGTCCGACAACTCCAGCTCAACGCCCTCAATTCCTCCGGCAGCATCTGATACACCTGCCTCTTGGTCTTGTCTCCGACCGGATACACCTTCTTCGCATTCGTCCCGAACGCCTCAAATATTCTTTTGGCCCTTTCCACCCTATCCGATATTCCTCTCCTCATGTCCGACGCGGTCATTCCTATGGCGACATTTCTTATGCTCGGCATGCTGATGCACATGCCACCGGCCACGAAAGAGAACAGATCGCTGTCCCATAGAAAGTTACTGTTGTTGTAGCACGGGTACTCGTGGTAGCTTTCAGAGAAGCCGAAGTCCCTTATGTTCTTCATGTATGCAACGATGTCACTGACGGCCCTGTCCTCGGCCTTCGCCCTGTTCTCCCTGTTTACAAGGTAGAGATGATGGACATGCAACTCCTCCCGCTCGTTTATGAGTTTCCAGAACACTCCAGTAGAGTCAAGTCCGCCAGAGAACATTATGAGGGTGGTAGGCCTTTCCATGAAAATATGTATGCATCAAAAAAAGGGGGCGGAGCCCAAGCCCCGCCCCCAGTTCAAAAAACAATCAGATAGTGCTTCCGGTAGTTCCCGAGGCCGTCGGATGGCCGACCGTCACATTGACGGAGACGATCGAAGGCCTTCCGGCCGGAAAGTTCGGGTTACCCGCCACGACGTTCGGGACGACGGTAACGAAGGTCGTGTCGTCATAGGTCTCGCCGTCAGCAAGCCTGTAGAGCTGTTTGCGATTGACGCCGTTGACGACGAGAAGGCTCTCCTTCGTCCTCTGCAGCGAAAGTCCGTTGAGAACCGAGGTGTCGAGGCTGGCCTCCGAGGTCTGCGTCACCACGGTGGGGGTGAGATCAACTGTATATGTCGCCATTTTAAATCCTCCTTGTTAATGGATTGACATCCACAATTATATATGATTTAATCATGTGATATATGGACATATCGGAAAAAGAACTGGAACTGGCAAAGAAGTATCTCGGGCGGGAATACACCGAGGTGCAGTTCAACTATCTGCTCGTGCAGAACGAAATTGACAAAAAAAGGATGGAATCCATCCTAGAGCAAATGGCATACAGCGAACCCATGGTCGTTGTGACCAAACTGATGCTGGCGTACATCATGATCCACTTCGGATTTTGCCTGGCGTATTCGATTGCGACCTTTAATGCTGGGTGAGCAGTATTGTCTTCACATCTCTTCTGAAGGCCGCATCGTCCCCGTCTCCGGGGGTGACTAGCACGTGCCACTTGGGAACCTCGCCCTTCGGGGTCGCCATCATCTCGCCGTAGGTAAGTACGTCGCCAATCGGAAGTACGAACTTCTTGGCGACCCTCTGCTTGAGGGTCTGCTCGTCCGATATCTTCATCAGATCAAGGTCTTTGAATATCTCCTTCGGGACGACCATCGACATCTTGTTCTTGGCGAAATCCACCTTGCCGGTCTGAGTCATGTTGGCTCCGCTGGAGAACGTCGTCTGGAACGCCGAGTTGTCCGCGACGTCCGCGACCTTCGTGTATGCGTAGCTGTCTACGTTGTATCCGTCCTTTTTGAGCCTTTCCATCACCTTCTCCGCTATCTTCTTGTACCTGTTGGTGAAGAAGTCCCCGGAGTCGTTCCATCTCATTATCACCTTTGACTTGTATCCCTCTCTCGCCCCGTGTTCCTCGCACTTCTCCTTCATCTCCCGGTACATCTGCTCCTCGTACTGGTCCGGATGGTTGAGGAGGAAGTTGAGCCTGCGCGTCATGCTGTCGTACGCGTTTGGGTACTGTATGTACCTGCCGTGTCTCGCGTAGCATATCACCACGCACGAACCCGCGCCCGGGCAGGTGTTTATCACATAGAATTTGCCTTCGCTCTTGTCGTATACTATTCCTCTGAACGCGGGTATCCCCGTCTTGTACACGAACTCGTGGGGGCCGCCGCTCTTCAATATCTTCTCGTTCGTGTTGACTATGTTCTTCGGAGGCTCGCTCATCCTTCTTGCAAAGTCCTCCACGTCTACGTCCCCGTCCTTGAAGAGCTCCGACCTTGCATGCACGAACGGCATGGACACAGGGAACTTCTCCCTGTCCGCGGTCTTCTTGCCGTAGTTCGCCCTCACGGAATTGAGGTACTCCACTAGCGCATCGTGACTGACGCACTCCTTCTTGACGTCGGAGAAGTCACCCTCCCAGTCCACCTCGCTCAATAGCCATTCTTTGAAATCCATGCCATATCTATTGACTTAAATACAGAAAACACTAGATTTAAGAGCCGATGTTCAAGTACATTGACCTTTTTGCGGGGATAGGCGGATTCAGGATCGCGTTGGATTCCTCGGGCGGAAAATGCGTCTACTCCTCGGAACTGAACCCATCGTGCAGGGAGGTCTACAAGGCCAATTTCGGCGACGATCCGGCGGGGGACATAAAACAAGCCGACGAAAACAGCATCCCCGACCACGATGTCCTTGCGGGCGGATTCCCGTGCCAAGCATTCAGCATCGCGGGAAACAAAAGAGGATTCGAGGATACCCGAGGCACCCTGTTCTTTGATGTCCTCAGAATAGCCAAGGCCAAAAAGCCGAAGGTTGTCTTTCTGGAAAATGTAAAGAACCTAGTGCACCACGACAAGGGAAGAACCCTGGAGGTGATCAAAAGTTCGCTAGAAGAACAAGGATACCACTTCTCCCACGAGGTTCTGAACACGGCGGACTTCGGACTCGCCCAGAACAGGGAAAGAACGATCATCGTAGCCTCCAAAGACAAGCCATTTGACTTCACCCCGGTGAAAAAGAAGAAGTTCAAAAAAAAGAACATCAAAGACATCCTAGAAAACGAAACATCTGAATCGCTTGATCCGTCAACCTACACAATCCTCGAAGAAGGTCTCCTCAAGAGACAGAAATCGGGACTCATCTTCGCCGGATACAGGAACAAGCCCTCCAGGAAGAGCGGAGTAAGACCGAATACGGAACACCTCTCCAGAGTCCACAAACAGCCCAACAGGATCTACCACGTCTCGGGGACGCACCCCACGCTCTCATCCCAGGAAACCGCGGGCAGATTCTGGATATACGACGGAGCAAAGGTCAGAAAACTCACGATCAGGGAATGCTACTCGCTCCAGGGTTTCCCGAAGAAATTCAAAATCAGCCCGAACAAGGGGAACGCCTACAGACAAGTAGGAAATTCCGTGGGAATTCCCTTAATAAAGGCAATCACAGAAGAAATAAACAGACAGATACTCTGAATAATATATGAAAAAATACATACTGCCAGTACTCGGAACCATCCTCATAGCATGCGGTTATTTCTGCATGCAAATTCATGAATCACACAGTTCCGAAGAAATAGAATTCACAATTGAAAAGCCCTACCTGCAGGTGATAAAGGGACTCGCAACAAAGAACTCCTTAGAAAAGATGGTGGAGGACAGCGACGGTACAGTCACACAGAAGCACTGGGAGAACTTCGAAGTAGAGGCGCCGCAGAGAATTCTCAGAATCAAGGACTACAAGCTTGAAGGAACCTTGGTTTTCACCGTGGAAAAGAAGGAACACGACCTTGGCGAACTGAAGCTCCCATTCACGCAAAAGATGAATCTTAACAAGTATGTGCTGTCGCTGAAAACCAACCTGACAAGCCCCCAGCCTCAAGTCCTCGCCTACGAAAAGATCGTGGAAATCAGCCCCTCCCTGGAAGATGCCTTGCCCAAAACGCACGTCTCGGCCAAAAGCGAACTCAGAATAAGAAAAACAATCCCGTTCTTCTTCAAAGAATACATGGACAAGAAGGTCGCGGAGACCAACAGGAGAGACCTAGAACGGCTCAAATCCAACATAATTGAAATTTCAAATCAAAAAAGCGTCGTCACATTCAAGCGAAATCAACTCTTCCGACAACCCTAGATAGGGGCATGTACGACGCCGTAATAGTCAGTGACATACACCTCGGAAGCGAAGTCTGCCAGTCAAAGAAAATGGCGGACTTCCTCGATCTAATAGAACGCGGAAGCATAAGGACTAAGGAACTGATCGTAAACGGCGATCTGTTCGACAGCTGGGACTTCAGAAAACTCAAGGGATCGCACTGGAAAGTCCTGTCGAGGATGAGGAGCCTCTCCAAGACAACCCACATAGTCTGGATCAACGGCAACCACGACGGCCCCGCGGAGATCATATCCCACCTCATAGGCGTGGACTTCGTCGAGGAATACAGCCTGGTCAGCGGAGACAAGAAAGTCCTTGTCATGCACGGAGACGGCTTCGACAACTTCATAGCCGAATATCCGATCCTCACAAAAATGGCCGACAGAATATACAGAATGATCCAGATGATCGACAAAAGCTTCTACCTCGCCAAACTGGCAAAGAGGAGCAGCAAGACCTTCCTCAGATGTTCCGAACAGATAAAGGAAAGAGCGAAAAGCCACGCCAGAAAAAGAGGCATGGACGCCGTCTGCTGCGGCCACACGCACCTGGCGGCCGAGGACGCATCCGGAGAGGTCTGGTACTACAACGGAGGATGCTGGACCGAGACTCCTTGCTCCTATATTTCAATAGAAAACGGCACCATAAGGGTCAATTCCTTCTGAGATACCTGTCCCACGACCAGACAAACACCGGCATGGACAGTTCAAAGAACAAGACTCCGTAAAAAGCCAACAAAATATCGTGAGGCACATGCATAAAAATGTACATAGCATTATGGATGCGAATTTTGAACGCCAACGCAAGCCAAGGCTGAAAAAAATTTAGTCAAGCCCTCAAATTGCCATTGCGTTTTTCAATAGATTTCATTATAAATCTGGCTTGGAAAAATAAGGCCAGACCCGTGATTGAACTTTGCAATAATATAAACGAGGGAATAAGAAAGCTCGCGGCCTACTCCGGCGGACAGATGAGGGGCAAAAAAGGCTCTCTTTTGGAGGGTAACTGCACGGATTTGATAAAGTACGCCTGGTGCGAAATGCTCGGCCAGGATTCCGCCCGTCTCAGAATAGAGCGTAAAAAGATATCCTACGCCTACAGAACAGACTTCGGCAGAATAATCCGAAGCCCGAAAATATTCGCCGAAAAGGCCAATCAGGGCATAGGGCCAGACGTCTTTGTATACATAGACGACGAACTAGTCATGGTCGGAGAAAGCAAGGCCTACTGCGACATAACCATGTTCAAGAGGACTTTTTCGGAATTTGAATCAATCCACATGTTGAGCAGAACCGTGGCCTTCTTCATATATCAGGTTGAAAACTCGCTCGGCGGAGAAGTACAGAAATATCCGTCCGCCTCCTTTTCCGCCGACCAATCGGCCTTTTCTCAAGGGTTCAAAGACCTTGTTTTCAACAAAAGGACAGTCAATCCAAATTCCAATTTTGATTTCAATGTTCTGACTCTCTTAAACAATAAAAGAGATTCGGACAAGGAGTTCTCCGCCAAGGAAAAGCTGGCGGAGGAGCCGAGGCTGATTCAAATATTGTCTTATTTCAAGGAAAACCTAACAAAGCATGCTAGAAATAGTTGACCTTTTTGCGGGATGCGGGGGATTGAGCAAAGGTTTCGCCGACGCGGGATTCAATACAACGATAGCCTTTGAAAAAGATGCATGGGCGGCCGAAACCTACGCGGCAAACCACAGTGCCAGAGTAGTCACGGGATCAATAGAAGACCAAGACCTGCAGTCAATTCTTCCCTCGTCGATAGACGGCATGGTGGGAGGCCCGCCGTGCCAGGGATTCTCCCTTTCCGGCAACCGCGATCCGAGCGACCCGAGAAACTCGCTCTTCATGCATTTCGCCAAATCCGTGGAACTGTCCGGCCCCAAGTTCTTCGTCATGGAAAACGTGCCGGGCCTGCTCTCATCAAAAAATGCGAACAACGAATCAGTCAAGGACATCATCATGGAGGTCTTCTCCGACCTCGGCTACAAGGTCGCCCTGGAAACCCTGGACGCATCCGACTACGGCGTGCCGCAGAAGAGAAGAAGGATATTCTTCATCGGCACAAGAAAAGACTTGGGTATCAATCCGGAAAGCATGTACCCGGAAAAGAACTCCGAACCCGTATCCGTGCTAGATGCCATCTCCGACCTTCCCCCACTTGACAGGAAAAACAGGGGCGAGGAAAAGAGCCAGTACACGCTCCAGCCAGCCACCGAATATCAGAAGGCCATGCGCGGTTCGTCGATTGAACTGTACAACCACGTGTGCATGCGACACACCGAAAGGCTTGTGGAGAGATTCAAGCAGATCAAGCCGGGCCAATCGGTGGCGGACGTGGCAGAAGAACACTCCGCCGTCAAAAGAGGCGACTCAAAGGTCAAGTCGGGAAAGGTCTTCTCGCAGAACAACTTCAGGGTCTTCGGCGACCAGCCCTGCCCGACAATCCCAGCGTCTTTTCAGAGCAACTTCGTACACCCGACACAGGACAGGAACTTCACCGCACGCGAGGGAGCCAGGTTGCAGTCGTTCCCGGACGACTACATGTTCAAAGGCAAGAGAACCCTCATGTCTTGGGAGAAGCACCTGTCCCAGTACAACCAGATAGGCAACGCAGTGCCACCCCTCCTTGCCAGAGCAATAGCCGAGACCATAATAAAGAACATGAAATGAAAACGGGCCCCGGTTTTGACGTCAGATATCACGAGCGGATATTGGACAAATTAGTCCCCAACGCCTAGATCAAGAGGGATTCCCAGAATCACTCATCTCGCCCGAAAGCCAGTTGTAGACCTCCTCGACATCGTCCTTGCTCGTCGCGACGTGGTCGGCCGCCCAGTCATGACCGTCCGCGAGCATCTCGTCTATCTTCGCGGCATCCATAGCCAGCATCTCCTCCGCCATGCCCTTGATGGCCTTGAGATTAGAGAAGAACATGTAGTGCTTGCGCTCTTCTCTCCCCGAAGCGGGCTCCTGCGGCTGTTCAACCGGCCCCTCCGGCTGTTCCGCGGCGTCCTGGGGAACCTTGTCCGCAAGCCCCTCGTCCTCTAGCAATCTGAGCATCTCAAAGAAAGTTTTCATGTTTGTCCTCCGAAGCCTATTTAGCGCACAAACTTCATAAATAGGACATGGACTTCAGAACCTGGCTGGAAAACAACGAACCCCAAAAGGGCATCAACATCAGCGACAGATCACAGCCGTTCACCGACCTCATCCTGGACGGAATCAAGACCATGGAGACCCGCGACTCAAGAAGCCTAAACAGCACCATAGGAAAGCGCGTGGGCATAGTCAGAACGGGAAAGGGGCCCGCAACCCTGGTCGGATACGCCACAATAGGCGAACCAATATTCTACCGGAACCAAAGGGAGTTCGACCGGGACTGGAAGAGACACCGAGTCGGCCCAGAATCCCCCTTCTACATAGGGCCAAACGGGAAATGGGGATACCCAATCATGAATCCAAAAAGAACAAAGCCCCGGCCCGTCACAAACAGAGGAATAGTAGTGAATGCTCCCACCCCCTAAAGGGAGTGGGCTTCTAAGACATTGCTGTCTAAAGAGTTCATTCCAACTCTTAATATGTTTTTTGCAGCATTAAGGTCACGGCTTAACTGTAATCCACAGGCAAAACAGTCGTGATTTCGCTCGCCCAGTTCTTTTTTAACCTTAATTCCGCAACCGCTGCATATCTGACTTGTGTATTCTGGCTTCACTTCCGCTACTACACAACCAGCCTCTTCCGCTTTGTAATGTAGCATATTGCGAAAACTAGTCCAGCCACTATCAAGTATGCTTTTGTTCAGTTTTCTCCAGTTATCCTTGAGCATGTTTTTTACGCTTAACTTCTCAACGCAGATGACTGAATATTTGTTTACCAGACTTCTGCTTGTCTTGTGCAAGAAGTCTTTTCTTTGATTTTTGACCTTTAGGTGAAGGTTCACAAGTTGCTTTTTAGTTTTAATCTTCTTCTTGTCTTCTCTGGGAAGATTCTTTAATTTGCTGTATTTTGATTGAATCTTTTTGAGTTCGTCTTCTGACTGCCTCAAGTAGTGTGGGTTTTTTATTGTTGAGCCATCACTCATTGTTGCAAAATCTATACAACCCACATCAATCCCAACCGCCCTTGTCTCAATCCTTTCCTGCGGTATTACTTCCATATCGCAGGAAAAAATCACATACCAATCGTTCGCCTCTCGCTTGATGGTGCAAGTCTTTACTTTGCCAATTAGTTCTCTATGTTTGATTACTTTTACTTCGCCAATCTTTGAAAGGTAAAGTTTATTGCCAGTAAGTTTGAATCCAGACTGAGGAAAACAAAAAGAGTTGTATCTGTCGTAACTTTTGAATCTTGGATATCCAGCCTTGTCTTTGCTTTCTTTTAGTCTTCGGAAGAATCCTTGGAATGCTAGATCAACTCTGGCTGAAACATTTTGTAAAACCTGCGAGTGAACACCCTCTATCTTCCAAGTTTTAATGAGATTATGGCAGTCGTAAACTCCTAGGCTTTTCTTGTCTTTTTCCCAACTGTTTTTTCGTGTTTCCAACACCTTGTTATAGGTGCTACGGCATACATCAAGCGTCTGTTGCAGTTTTTTCAACTTGCCATTTTTGGCATATATCCTATACTTGATGTTCCGGGTAGCCTTCATATCCTTATATAGTAAGATTTATGTAAAATTCTCAAAAAAATTTTACTACATAAATGTATGGTTGAATACCACTCTAAAAATAGGCACAAATTCCTTATCAAACTGCACATCATATTTGTGGTGAAGTACAGAAAAAGACTGCTCGTAAATGACTTGAGCGATGATATCAAGCAGTGGTGCTACGATGTTTGTAACAAGAACAATGTGAAGATTGACGAGATGGAATCAGACAAAGATCATCTGCATTTGCTTGTAGACATTCCACCCACATTGGCACCATCCAAACTAGTCATGCTATTGAAACAGCAGACAACTTTCTATGCTTGGAAAAACTATGAAGTGTATTTGAAGAAGCACTTCTGAAAAGAGAAGACATTCTGGAGTGATGGCTATTTCGTATGCTCAACAGGTGACGCTTCCACCAAAACAATCCAAGAATATATTAAGAATCAAGGGTGAATTTTAGTGCATCACAAATTCAACTCTGTCTTTTAGGGTCAAAAGTTCTTTTCCGGTCATTTCTTGAACGCCACCATCAAAGTGTTTTTCTGACCAATTTTCTCCATCAAGCCTGCGAGGAAGTTCCCCTGGCAAGGAATTGGGGAATATGTGTATTTTGTGACCTTCTGAATCTATTCCTACTGTAACCCACTCATGCTCGTTATCTTGAAGAAACGATATTGGGTCAAGCGACTCATGTAACTTTCTCCACTCATTAAAACTTTTCATATTTTCACCTTTCTTGAACGACACCATATATAGTGTGTGTATATAATTTTACCGCCATTCATACCGGCCCCTAAAGAGTACTGGGTTTTCTGGCGGGAGGCGTATAAAAGGCACAGGGCGGGGAAACCCGCCCTGTGCTGGAATCATGCGTGCCTTCTATCAGACAAAGGCCACGACTCTGTACTTCTTTCCAGTGGTCACGGTGACCTTAACGACACTCGTCGTGTGGGTTCCCTCGGCGACCACATAGACTCCGGCGGTGGCGACCGAAGTGTCGGTGGGATAGACGATGACGAGGCCGGGGGTGACACCAAGCCCGTGAGAAATGGACTGCTCCGAACCCGTTCCGGTCTGCTCGCTCGACTTGAAGACGCCCATCTTGGCGACCGTGACAGCACCAGACGCAATCTTTGCAGTAGTAACAGCACCGTCAGCGATCTTGGCAGTCGTAACAGCACCGTCGGCCACGTCCGAGGTGATGACCGTACTCGGGTCAATGTTCTCCGACTTTACCGTTCCGTTGTAGATCTTGGACTTGATGTCCGCCGCCGAACCGTTTCCGGTTCCTTCACTTGTTGTTGCACTCATTTAAAACTCCTTTTGTAAAAACGCAGGCTTCCTGCCCAACATTATATATGGAGCGAAACATCTTTGTGTCGGCACAACTGAATTAAATTATTCCAGACATTCCCACCAAATCAATCCGGGTCGCGTCCGGGTCCGTGATTCCAGTAGTTGTCCCAATAACCATGACCATCAGGATCGGGATTGTAGTCGTCTCGGTCGTCGTAGTCCCTCGGGTCTTCTTCCTCGTAGTTCTGTATGGACCACTCAACCTCCTTGTCTATCCAGGTTGTAGCCGCCATCTTGAGGGCGGGAGGAAGATTTTCAAGCCTCCTGCCGGGCGTCTTGAACATTACAACGCCCTTTTCTTCCTGCACCGGGCCGCCCGCCTTGGGCTCCGACCCGTTCATCACATATCCAACCGCCCACAGCGGACCAGAAACCGTCCAGTGACCCTCGGCAACATCCACCTCTACCGTGAACGGCTCGTCGCCGTCCTCGCCCAATATCTTGGAGAAGCTCGGCTCCCGGTAGTCGGGATCGTTTTCCGATATAACTCTGCCCTTCAGCCATTCATTGAAAGTCTTCATACGCCTATATAGCGATTTTCAGAGCGTATTTTTCGTTGGCCGACAGCTCTTGCTGAATGACAAGGAATCATATAGGATAGGATATTATAGTTGAAAGAATTCATGAACATGGACGAATTGCGAGATTTCGTATCAATATCCGGGGCGGCCAAGATGATCGGCATGAGCCGAACGAGATTCAACGAGCTTGTTGGAACCATTTTTCCTTTGCCAAATAGAGACGAGAAAGGAAGGCCTTACTTCACCCGAGAACAACAGAAAATTATTCTATATGTTCACCACAACAATGTCGGAATCAACGGTCAGATCATATTCTTCAGGGCAGGCAGACACAAAAAAAAGAATGTCAAAATATCCGGCAAACCCAAACTTCCACCCCTCAATTTACAACCTCGTTTGCCCGCAGAAAGAAAGAAAATCAGCAAATCTGAAATGGTCACAAAAACATTTAAAGGAGTAAATTGTGGCGATCAAGAAAAAATACTATTCGCCCAGTTTATCGAAGAACAAAACATCAAAGATAGTACAACTAGGGCAATTCACAAAGACCTACGCAGATTTATGATTTGGATAAATAAACACAAATATAAATCATTTTCCTCAAAAGACATTGTCACACAAGATTTTGTAGATTTTCAAGTTTTTTCAATCGGACAATCTGGGTTGTCATACTCTACAGTCAACAGAAATGTGGTTTTAGTTCGTAAGTTTTTTAATTGGCTTGTGGAGAAAGGTGAATTGAATTCTAATCCTGCAAAGTTCGTGAAGGAGATGAGGGGAAGGACAAAGATCAAGCCAAAATTACTTGACAAAGAAGAAATAAACAAATTGCTTCTTGAGGCAAAGGCTCGTGGAGACACGAGGAGCAGTGCGATTTTCCATGTGCTTATTGACACAGGATGCCTCTCAAGCGAATTAGTAGAATTGAAATTGTCAGACTTGGATGTCTCCAGCGGCCTGATCAAGATTGTCTTTTGCAACAAAAAAGGTGCCAACATAGTTGCACTCAATTCTGAATCTTCTCGGGCACTTGCCGCTTGGCTTGATGTCCGACCCCCGACTTTAAGTGACAAAGTTTTTATAGGCATACGAGGACCTCTGACAAGCGGAGGAGTAAATAAATTGCTTTCTAACTATTCAAAGTTTATGGGGTTTTCAATCAATCCGAGATCAATAAGAAAAACAAAAATTGGCGGAGCCGAGTGTAAAAACAAAGGTTTTGTATATGTTATTTGTGAAAATCAAGAAAGCGGCCCAACAAAAATAGGATTATCCAATTCGCCTTCAAAAAGAATGCCCGCGCTTCAAACTGGAAACCCTAGAAAACTCAAAATGGTGGCTAAATTTAAGTGTGAAAACATGACTTCCTTTGAGCGACTAATGCACAGACATTTCGCCAAGCGTCATTTGAACGGAGAATGGTTTGATGTCGCACCGAACGAGGCCGTAGAGGCGGTTAAGAATTATTTGGAGTTGATTCTGAAGTAGACTAGAGATCAGACCTCTTCCCCGCATATTTCTCATTCGCAGCCACCCTCCTGCACTCCTTGCACTTGCTGGCGTAACCGTCACTCCTGGACTTGTCCAGGCCGTATTCCGAGAAGGGCAACACCTGCTTGCACCCCAAGCATTCCTTGGATCCCGAAGCGGCATGGGGGTTCACCTTCTTCTTCTTTGGCCTGCTGCCCGCTATGTGACCCCCCTCGCGCTCGCAGATGTACCGGCCGTTGCGGGCTATGTTCTTGTCGTATGTGAGCCGGAGGGGATTGTGATCCTCCTTGCAATACTCGCAGTAGACAGAGACCTTGTCGGTGGCGATGTGGGTGTCGTAGAACTTTTTTGACTTCCTCCTTATGGTCTCGTCTCTGTAGGCGTTGTAGTCAATCCCCGTTACCTTGGTGCGGTATTCGTCTGCCCACGTGCGAATCTGGTCGCAGTTCATACCGAGGTCTTCCTCCGTCATCACCTGGAACCCCCAGCCTTTTTGTGTGGCGTGACGGCGACTGTCGTCAATCTGGTGGGCAAATTCGTCAAGCCTCTGCTTGGGCTTTACCTCTATGGCCTTCTTTCTTCCGTCCTTGTAGGTCACCAAGCAATCTAGACACCTCCCGTGGCCGTCTATGCGGAAGCCAATCTGGGTTTCAAAATCTGCTACTTCCTCGTCTGAGTCTAGCATCCAGCACAGACGCAGTTCGTAGGAGGAGTCATAGGAGAGGTTCCTGCCGGTCTTCTTGGACTGGAAAACGCCTCTCCTCTTTGATTTTTCGTACTTGTTCTGGGAGTGGTTCTCAGCAGCCATGATGGAAAGCTTCTTCTTGAGGTTCTTTCCCTCGTCAGTTCTGTAGAAGGCTTTCTTGGCCTCTGCCATTTTCTGGCAGGTTTCTGGTGATCGTTTGTAGGAACTGGCTTCTGCTATCTTCTTTCTGCTTTCGTCCGAATAGGAGCAGATTCTACACCTGAAAAATCCGTTCTTTCTGATGTTGCGTATTGCCGAATCCTTATTTGTCCAAGAATGCCGTCCACACCCCTCAATGTCGCACGGAACGCAAATCTTATCCCTGAATCCGCATTCCTCGTATTTTTTTTCAAGTTCTTCTATGTTCATTATTTCTTCTCCTTTGCCTTCCTGACACCTTCAGAAATCTTCTTCAGAGTCTCCTCGTCCGTATGCATGCCCTTGTTCCACCCGCCACCCAAACCCGGCACCAGTTTGCCTTGCCAGCACTCTGGGTGGTCTTTCATGAACTGCCTCTTCTTCTCAATCAGTTCGGGGGTTTGTTGGCGCTTCGCTATTTCGGATAGCTTGGCAAGCGTCTCGGGACTTTTCTTCTTTCCCTTCTGACAGCAGCTCATACAGATTTTGACAAGACCGTCGTCCATCCATTTCTTTTTGGCCCTTACGACTCTTTCTTGGCCACACTCGGGGCATTTGACTTGGTACATCGGAATTCCTCCTATTCCAATATAGTACTACAAAAATCAATCTCACGCAATATCGTTTTTGCACGAAACAGTTTTTTATCACGCAGTAAGAATTCCCCTCAATAGCCTTTTGTTCTGAAAAGCAACAAAAAAACCCCCGGTCTTGCGACCGGAGGTTTCTTGTTCGGAAAACCCTTGAAAACAAGGGTTTTTGCCTAAATCACAAAATTGGCTACGCTGAGGCGTGCGTAAAACTTGGCACCCTCACGAAGGAGTTTCTTCCCATACCTCGTGAGTATTCCCTTGCGTGGGCAAAAGGACTCTGGGTCGAGGACAACTGGGGTCTGGGTGAGTGGCACGTACGGGCAGTAGAAGTAACCACTGTCCATATAGCTGTCGCCCTTATAGCCCATGAGGATCTGTCCCGTCGGGAACAGCGGATCCTTGTAGAGCCTCCAACGGTTGTTCACGGTGCCGACATACTGGATGCCGAGCGACGATGTGAAACCTTCCGAGGGAGCCGGAGCGAAACCAGCGGTGGCCGTCTCAAAGATCGAGGCGACTTCGGGGCTGGTCACGAGCCAGTTGCAGCCACCGCGGAGCGTCTTGCGATGCACCACGTTGCTGACCTCAACTACCTTGACATAGAGCGACTCATACTTTTCCTTGATGGTATCACCAAGGGCGGTATTGAAGTCCCACGAGGCGACGGTGCCGGCGTTGTTACGCAGGTCCGAGAGAACCTCACGGTCGATTTCAAGGTTGATCTCCTGTGCCAGGACGGCGGTGAGTTCAGCCTCGGCGTCGAGGTTGTGCTGGCTGCGGAGGTCCTGCTGGGCCTCGTAGCTCCACACGGCCTTGAGCTTTCTGGTCTTGGCAGCGATCTCTTCCGACTCAACGACGAGGTTGATTTCGGGGAGGTCCTGGTTGCACTCCATGTTGTACTCGTACGAGACAACAACACGGTTCGGACCCGGGTCGTTGTTCCACGTCAGGGCGAGTTCGCCCGTGGTGAGGTTCAACGAACCGACGGTCGCCTTGTTGGCGGGGGTGCCGACATCGTGGAACGTGAAGGTGCCGCTCTCCGAGACCACGAAGGTCTGGACTGCGACGCTTCCGTCGTACACGGTGCCGGTCACGGTGCCAGCAAGAACCGGGGTGTGCTCGAGCACGAACGTCGAGCTGGTGCCGCCCGCGTCAACTGAGCTCGACTCGTTCTCGACGAACTGGTGCGAGTAGTAGACGCTCAGGTTGGCATCGCCCGAGGCGAGCTGCTGGAGCGAGTTGGCGTCGTCGCCGGGGAATCCAGCCTTGCTGGCTCCACGGACGCTGCCCTTGTTGCTGCCGTATCTAAAACGGAGGTAGTACACTAGGCCGGTCGGGCCGAGTAGCGGCTGGACCGAGACCACCTTGTTGGCGATAAGCTGCGGATATATTCTGCGAACGAGCGGAATCGAGATTCTCTTGAACTGGGCTACGTCGCCCGAGTCGGTTGAGCTCTCGTTGATGAGACGCTGGTTTTCGAGGAGAACGGCAGTGCAAGAACGTGTGTACTTGTCGCTTATGTTCTCTAGCAAACCTGTTTGCGCCCAACGAGATTCCAGCTCCCTCGCCTCATTAAGAAACTTGGCATTAGCTTGCATTTGGTTATTCTCCTTGGTTTAACTAAAGATACTGTCTAAAATCAGTCGTTGTTCTTGGTTCCGGCAAGAACCTGCATTTGACGAAGCAGGTCCGGATCAAGGTTTTCGACCAAAGTTTTGTCAACATTTGACTTCTTTTCTTCGGACTTATTGTCACTCCATTCGGCAACAAGCTCAGAGTCGTTGACAGCACGTCCTCTCCCCTGCACATTCTTTGCCTTTTCAACTCTTTCTTTCTTTTCTTCCTTGGCCGACTCCGTTATGACCTTCTGGGTCTCGCGGACTGCCTCGGTAAGCTTGGTGTTTTCTGCGCTGAGTCTGATGTTCCTGGCTTCCAGGATCTTGATCTGGCTCTTGAGTTCGCCTGCCTTGCGTGTGGCCTCTTCAACCTTGGCGTTGGTGGCTGACGTGAAGCTCTCGTCACCGACGTAGTCGGCGACGCACTCCAGGACTCGGTCGAGTGCGACCTTGTGTTCCGCAGTGCGGGGGTCGTTCTCAACTTCGTGGCGGGCCGACTCGTATAGTTCGTTGCTCTTGTACTGGAGGAAGGCGTCGACCTTGTCGACCATGTACTCCTTCATCTCGTGTAGCTTGGTGTTGAACTGGTCGTACATTTCGACTTCTAGATTCTCGTTCTTCTTCTTTTCTGCGACGAGCATCTGGTAGGCCTCTTCGTAGCCCTCTTCCATTCCGAGCTCGAACTCCTTCTGCTGGGTTCCGAGTCTGGCGCGGAGATCCTGGATGATGGCATAGGCTTCCTTGTAGCCCTGTATGGCCGTCTCTTCGGCGGTCTTGAGTTCCTCGGAGAGTTCGGAGTAGGCCTCTTCAAGCTTCGAGCTGAATTCCTGCTCGTAGGCCTGCTTTGCATTTTCCAGTTCGGTCTTGACCGCTTCCGTGACGTCCGCGACGGAATCCTCGGGCAGCAACTTTGTCAAAGCTTCGACGATTTTTTCCATTAGTTCAACCTCTCTTTAATTTCTTTGGCTTGTTTCTGAACAATTCCACCGAGAGCGGCGATAACAAGCTCTTTGGTCAGAGTATGTATGCCGCTGTTTTCATTTTTTGCAGTTGCGTGTGCTGTTTGTGGAAGAGAAACGTGGCTCACGCTTTCCTTGGAGACAACCTTCTCCTGGTAGGCCTGCGAGGTGCTTGGGTCTGCGACTGCGTCGAAGGTTATGAGTTTGTAGCTCTCTCCGATGACGAGTATTCCCTGTTCGTTCACCTTTCCGTTGCCGACTCCGCGGCTGCTGATTCCCACTCGGACGCCGTCGTTGATGAGCGCCTTGAGGATCTTGCCGTGGGGTGTGTTGAGTATGAGGCCTTCGCCCATGAGGGTCTTGCCCTCCCACCAGAGTTTGGTGATCTTGTGGCTGGCGTTGGCGAAGTGGACGATGCTGTCGGTGGGGTGGTCTAGTTCGCCGATGAGTCCGCCGTTGTCTATGGATTCCTTGAGAGCCTTGACGTTCTCGTTCAGGATTTCGTAGGGATAGGTTCTCTTGTTCTTGTTGATGGCGTCCGCCTCCTGGAACTTGCCCCTGAACTTGACGAGGGATCCTGTGGAGCCCGCGGTCTCTTGGAGGTTCATTTCATTGAGGATGGCGCAGTTGCCCCCTCCGAGGATCAGCCTGTTTTCGTATACCGTCCCTGGAATCATCTCGTGTTCCAATAGCAGATGCACAATTCACCTCCTGTTTATTTGGCTTCCGTGGGTGTGACGCTGGCCTTAGAGTAGGGGTTCTGCAGGTTCGGCCACGTGTCGTTGTCGCCCCAATGGGCGAGCTGGTCGGTGTCCGAGTCCACGTCCTTTTCTCCGGCGATCTTGTATTCCCCTCCCTTGAGTACGTAGGGGTTGTCCATTTCGGGGTAGACCCCATCGCCTCCGATGTTGCCCCATCCCTCTCCCTCCAGCTCCTTGGCTGCGGCTCCGGCATATTCCTTGCCGTCGCTTGTGTGGTGGGCAGCGGGCGTCTGGCCCGGCTTTTCCGCGTCGTACTGGGTCTGCTTGCCCTTCTTGAGCAGGACGGGATGTTCGCCGTTGTCGCTTACGACCGGCTCATCTGTCTTCCACTCCTCGGGTGCGGTGGCTTCGACCACGTCGTAGAGCCATTCGGCCGCGTCTGCGAGGACGTCAAGAGAAGGCTCCGACTCGTTCCTGACGATGGGGAGCAGTGCGTCGAGGTGTTCCGCGGTCTCGTCTGCGACGATCTCGTTCTTTTCTTCGACGGACATCTCGTGGATCTGCCTGAGGGCCTCGTAGACGTCCACGAAGGCCTGCATCTCCAACATGGTGCTTTCGTCGAGCTTCTTATAGAAGGCTTCCGCGACGTTCTTGAACTCCGCGTACTTGTCGGCGGCCTGTTCGTTGATCCTGGCTCCGGCGAGCTTCACGACCTTCGACACTCTGTCGACGAGGTTCTCGTGGGCTGTGCGGAGTATTCCTTCCGCGAGGAAGCGGCATGTCTCGTCGTCGTAGTTGGTTGCGCTGACGCTCTCGAGGCACCTCTTGATCTGTCTGGAGAGCTCCGCCTCGGTCAGATAGATCACCTCGGGGTGCTTTGTTGATATCTTCTCTATGGACTCATCCACGGCCTGGCTGTCCGAGAGGGCGTTGAATCTCTTGAGTTCGGCGATCTCCCTGGTGAAATCCTGGTTCTCGCTGATCTTCTTGCTGGCATTCCTCTTCACGACGACGTCGGTGTTGAGGGTCTTCCAGTTGAACTTGAGCACCCTGGCCTCGTTGCGGAGCTTGGCGGTCGGGACTCTCACGCCCACTACCTCGCCCTCATGCCTGAGGACCTGGCACTGGTCTACTGCGGGGCCGTTTTCGGCGATATCCATGTATCCGAGGACGTTCTCCGCGATGACGTGCCACTCGCCGATGGTCTTCTTAACCCTCTCGCGCCTCTGGGCGAGGAACTTCCTGAGGCCCTCGGGGAGCTTCCTCTGGGCGACCTTCTTGCCCCTGACCCTTCTGGCCGTCTTGCTCGCGCTCTCGTGGCTCTTGGGGGTCACGTTCCAGCGGGCCTTGCGGTATCCGACGATCTTGGTCTTTCCGCCGACCTTCTTGCGGATCGGGACGACGCGGAGCTTCTTCATCTCCGTGAAGACCCTCTTGGTCCTGGGGAGGCCCATCCACTCCGCGAAGAGCTCGTCGGCCTTGCCCTCGTCGGACTCTATGAGCGAGTCGATCATTCTGGATATGACTTCCTTCGATGCGGCGACCTCGGACTCCTCGTTGATGACGAGCTGCTCTACCTGGTCGAACTGCACGAAGCCGTTCTTCACCTCGTAGTTGGCGTGGACGTGAGTGCCGTCCGCGGACTCGAAAAGGGCTTCCTGCGAGCCGTAGGAGACGAGGGACAGACCCTCGAGCTCAAGGGTTCTCGCGAGCAGGTCGGCCGCGCCTTCCAGCTCCCCCTGCACGTTGGAAAGCGATTCGGTCTTTATTTTGTTGAATGCATCGTAGCCGATGAGTTTTCTTTTCATTTATGCTCCTAAATTCCTGCGAAATATTTCTTCGAGAGTCCTTCACGCCTAGGGCGGCTAAAACATAAACCTATATAGTCGTACGGGCCGCGTTTTTCGTCGGACAGCCGCCGAAAAAGTAGAGTTTCAAATGTATAGTATGCTTTAAGATTCATTTTCTTGCAAAAACACAAAATTTACCGCTAAATACAATGTGAAATTTCGCGACAAAAGTATTATTCGATCTTCTAAGCCAGAGATGCTCATGCTGTGGTTGGACTCGCAAGAGAAATAGAAAGGGAAGGAAGTTTGATTGCAGCGCCTGCAACTTCACAGCCGACGCTGATTTCAACGCCTCCACAAATATTTCGCTTGACCTCAGACCTATCGGTGCTGGGGAACGACGAAGGAGGCCAAACCTTTCTGGTTTCTACTGGAAAGAGGTTATCCCCGGACAGGAGTTGTCCAAAAATCCTAGATTCGTATCTTTCGCGATTTAGGGAACTATGCTTGATAACTCAAATTCTCAAGGACCTATTGATTTTCGTCCGCGAGCGCATATAATCTCCGTCCATGGAAATCAAATTCAACCCATATGCCAGGAAGAGTCATAACGACTACGGCACCTATTTCAATCCCTTCCACCATTACATAGAACTCTACGGATCGCATCCTGACATTTACGAATACCGCCTTCCTATCAAGAAGACGACTTTCGGAAAGCTTGAGAAAATTGGGGCGGAACGCATATTTTTCTCCGAGTCGGAGAAGATCGTGGAAGGCAAGGAGTCGGTCTTTCAGAACGAGGTGTGCTACCGGCACGATGACGCACTGCTCTTCTTCTACCTCCGGGAGAGCCTCGTCAACAGGATAGAGTATTTTTCCGGGGAGGACGAGGATTCTGGCCCGTCAGAAAAGGACTCCGCGAACTACGCCTGCAAAATTTTATACCAGAATGCCAAGACGCTCGGCCTCGTCAGGGAGACGATAGACAAGGACTCCAGTCAGAAGAAGCACAGCAACGTCTATGTCCTCTGCAGCTCCGACGGGATGCTGAACCTCCAGCGCTTCGACATAAAGCTTCCACAGAAGAACATAGACCTTGAGCTCAACTACGGGTCTGAGGCAAAGGCGAAGTTCGACAAGGTGGTCAAGTCCATATCCAAGAACAAGAACGGGCTGATGCTCTTTTCGGGGGATCCCGGAACGGGAAAGAGTACGTTTATAAAATACCTGACGACCAAGACCACTAGGAAGGTAATATACCTTTCGTCCGGATCCGCGGAGCAGCTCACGAATCCCGACTTCATGAGCTTCATAATGGGCTACAGGAACTGCATACTACTTCTTGAGGATGCGGAGAAGGTTCTGCGCAGCAGAAACACACAGGACAACGAGGCCATCAGCAACATCCTGAACATAACGGACGGAATCCTCGGCGACTGCCTGAACATCCTTGTGATCGCGACCTTCAACACCGACAGGGAGAACATAGACTCCGCCCTCGTGAGGAAGGGTAGGCTTCTTATGGAGCATCATTTCAAAGCTCTTTCGCCCGAGGAGTGCAACAAGGTATTCAAGTCCATGAAGTCAAAGAGGCGGACTGAAGAGCCGATGACCCTCGCGGAGATATACAACGAAGACGACAACTTTCATGAAAAGGAAGAGAGGAGGCGGGTGGGGTTCTAGTCCTTGTTTTTCACACCCCTCATGATCTCCGCACGGCTCCATTCTGCAGTGTCTATTCCCATGGAATTAAGATGCTTCTGTCGCTGTTGCCAAGTTTTCGTGTCGCCCATTTGGAAGCCATGAAATTGGGGTTGCTTAGGGGCTTGGGTGGGTTGATTTTGCTGTGGCTGTTCTTTCTGCCGCATGGCATTGAAGTTCATGTCAATTATCGGCTCGGCTTGTATTCCCACTCCACTGACCAGGACTGGCCGTCCTTTCCTGTTCATTTCAATTAGTTGCGGAAGCACGGTTGGCTTCTTTTGGTAAAACTCGTACATCCACGGCTTTTCTGCCTGGTCGGGTTCGTTGGCAAGTACTATGTTGGGCTGGACTTTCTCCACATCCCCTCGCCTTTCGTAAATAAACTTGTAAACGCTCTCGGCCGCGTCCGTGGCGTCGCCTCCGCCATGGCCCTTCCTTTCCTTGGCGTCATGAATGTTCTTGAACCTGTTCAGGAGCGTAGAAGGAGCCAAATATCCGCCGTTCTTCGTGGCGATCTCCAGGGCTATGTCGTAGAACATGGGACCGTAGCCGGCTCCTTGCGGCATATCCGCATGCCAGTTGTATATCTTGTATCCCTTGAGAAGATTTTCGTCTCCGAAGTCATCGCTCACCATGTCGCCCGCGTATTTGTAGTTGGAACCCTGCAAGATTTCAAGGCCTATTATCTGTCCTTGGTTCCTTATTGAGACCCTGAAGTTTGGCCTCCCTTGGGTGTCGTACCGAATGTTCTGTGGGCCTATGGCAGCCTCGTTGATGAGCCATTCCTTGAAGCGGGTCATGCCATATGTATCACAGTATTCCTAAAAGCTTCTTTTCACTAAGCTTCGGCTTGTTCTTGCTGATCGTTCTCGAGTTCCTTCAGCATTCTTTCTAGCCTTTCCCTCTCCGCATACAGGCTTTTTGCCTGGCTTGGATCAAAGTATCGTGAGGCTATGTAGTCCCTTATTTCTGCTATTTTGTTTCTGATTTCCCAGGGGGTCACTAGCCCTCCTCGCTCCAGTCAACGTCCTCGTCGTCAATGGTCTTTGTGTAGTCCTCTAGTCCGAGGTTGTATTTTTTGATCTCATCCTCGGTGGGATCGGGGAGGGCCGTGGGCTCCCCTGTTTCCTTTTCCCGAGGCTCTGCCGGAGCCTCGTCTTGCTGTCCGTCGGCGGGGGGCTGTTCCCCTCCCATTCCGGCCTCCAGGTTCGGCGTCGGCCCGCCCGCCTCGGCCCCCATTTCCGGCCCGCCAGAATCGCTAGATGGCGTCCCGACGCCGAGGAGCTGCGGATTCTGACCTATTATCTGTATCTTGAGGTCCTCAAGCTTCTGAATCTTGTTCCGCGATATGATCCTCTCCGCCTCATCCTCGGAGAACCTCATGAACTTCGTGAGCAGGTCGAAGTCTCCCATGAGCATGCTTGACTTCAGCGTGGTGGCCACGTTGATCCTGTTGCTCATGATCTCGGCCTCGCTCAGCTCCTTCCAGCTGCTCGGCGGCGTCATCTCCACCTTGAGGTCCTCGTAGGCGTCGCTCGGGAAGCCCCTCATCTCGAGGTGCCGCTCGCAGATCTCCAGGATTCCGTCCTCGATGCTGGCCTGTATCCTCTCCACCATCCTGGCGAACCTGGCGTCCTGGGCGCTGAGCGTGATCCTCGTAGCCCCCGCGTCCTCGTTGCTCATGTAGTTCTTGGGGAAGTTGAGGGCCGTGAAGAGCTTGTTTCTGAAGTACAGGGCGTCGTCTATCTCGCCGAGGTTCTGGGCGCCCGGAAGCGTCTCTATCCTCGTGTTCGCACTGGGGCGTATCGGAATCCAGTAGTCCTCGTCGGCGGCGGGGGCGTGCCATCTCTCCTCTACTGCGTTCGCCCCTGTTCCCCTGCCGGATCCCACCTTCTTCTTCCTGAACTGGTCCTTCATCCTCTCCACGAAGGCCTCCGCCTTGAAAGGGGGGAGCTGTCCGACGTCGATATAGAAGACGCGCCTTTCGGGGCTTCTTGTGAGGCGGTACACCATCATCGCATCTTCCATCAATCTTAATTGGTGCGCCGGTCCCCTTGCCGGCTCCATCAGAGACTGGCCGTACGGATAGAAGGTCCTCCTGTCGTCGCCGATGTACATGTGGACCACCTGGCTCGGAGCAAACCTGATGGAGGTGGATTGCATCAACTCAAGGTCTGTCGCCTTGGTGACTTCGCTCCTTGTCAGCGCCTGGTAGTCGGGGCCCTCCTTGCTCTGCTGGAACTCCACCACCCTCCCCTTCGTGGTGATGATCTTGTAGATGCTGTCGGGCGGGAGCTCCTGTATCTTGAGGACTCCCTCCTTGGGGTTGGTTGGGTCGGTGACGAGCTCGTAGAAGCCGTCGCCGAATATGACGAGCTTCTTGACCATCTGCCACGCCTTCCTGTTCAGGTTGAGCATGTTCCTGTTGAAGCACAGGAACTCCAGTTCCTTCTTCACCTGCGTGTTCTCGCAGTGTATCTTCATCACGTTTCCGTTTTCGTTCCTCTGGCAGTTGTGCATCACGACGGAGTCCGTGCAGAAGTTCTCGTGGCCCTTGACGCTCAGGTCGAAGACCTCTATCTCCGTGCCTGGGATGATGCCCATGACCTTCCGCCTGTCCTTCATCCCCCCGAGCCACTTGATCTCGCCGTGGCAGAAGCCCTCCTTCTTGATCCACGAGTCCACGCTCTTCCACGAGTTCTTCATGATGCCTTCTATGTCGCGGGTCGTGGCTCCGGCGGCGATGAGCCTGGAGGCCTCGCGGACCTTCTCGTACTTCTTCCTGTTCTTCTCGTCCCTCCACTCCTCTATGAACTGCCTCTCGTGCTTCCAGCCGTCGAACGTGAATATCCTCGGGAACATCCTCGTCCTGCATCCGTTGATCTTCCTGTTCGGCTCCATCCTGTAGAAGGGCATGAGCTCGCTGCCCTCCTCGAGGTCCTCGGCATTCACCCACTCCTGATCCCTCGTGAGAATCCTGTGGTCGGGTGTGACCACGAAGCTGTCGCCGTTGTCGAGCAGTACCTTTATTGTCTTGGACTTCTTGACGACCCTCGGGTCGTATGCCCATCCGAGCGTGTAGTCCTCCTTGTCGAAGTCCCAGCAGTAGACGAGGAAGGGACTTGGATCCTTCTCCCATCTATCGGCGAGCCAGCGTATCGTCCTCGGCCCGTCGAAGAGGGTGGATATCCTCGTGTCGCCGGATATGCAGGCCTCGTCCGCGATCACGGTCATCGCCATCTCGACCTCCGCCACGCTCCTGAGCCTCTCGTACTCCTTGTACCTGCTCTGGCGGTTGGTGACCGTGCTGAGGTCTATGAAGTCGTTGCTGTCGTAGAGCCTCAGCTGGGACTGGGACGCCCCGTAGGAATCGCCCCTCAGGTCGGGCATGGCGTCTGGCACGACGACACCCGCGCCAGTCACCTGCGCGGTGTCCATTCTCTCTATGGGACCCTTCTCGAACTGATAGGTCCAAAGCTTGTAAAAATCCCACCAGGCCATCTAGAAAGTCTCCTTTGGCAATATCTAGCCCGTCAGCTCTGATAATATAGCTGTAATGGATGCGTAAAAATGAAAAAGGTCTGCTTTGTGGTAAGCCACCTCGGTTCGGGCTCCTCGGAACTGGTGGAATCCCTGAATAGAAATCCGAGGTGCGAAATCCATTCTACGAGAGTGCAGTATTCCTCTCCGGATTCGCTCAACTGGATGTTCTCCCGGGGGCACAAGATGAGGAACAGCTCCGCCGTGTACGGCGACCACCTGCTGTTCAACGCCTCCCTTTCGTGCAGGAAGCTCTACGAGTTCTGCAAGTTCATCTATGTCATCCGTCCCGCCAGGCAGTCCCTAGAGGGAATAATGTCCTCGGGCTACGGGGAGGAGGAGGCCTCGAGGTACTACAGGTTCCGGCTCCGCAGGATATGCGAGATGGCAAAAAGAACCCCCTCCGCCGTAATAGCGACCTGGGATGACCTCGCAAGGGGCGAGGTTTTAAAGAGCATAGAGTCCTATGTCGGGCTTTCGTCTCCACTTGAAGGGCTGAATCTTTCCGAGGGGACTCCTTGCGCTATGAAAGAGTCCGCTGTGGAGCAGTGCCAGGACGCCTACGAGAGGTACCACTACTTCCTCAAGAGCCTGAAAGAGGTTAGGATTTGAAGATATCGTTTTGCACCGCATGCACGGACAGGCTCTTCCATCTGAAGGAGACGTATCTCGAAAACATCGCAAGGGCGGGATCGGACGGCGTGGAATTCGTCCTGCTGGATTACGGAGGCTCCGACGGACTGGAAGAATGGGCCGCCAAAAACCTGCCCGGCGTCGTCTTCCTAAGAACGGCCAAGCCCAGGTACTGGGTTGCCTCGCATGCCAAGAACATAGTTCACAAGGCGGCGTCCGGCGAAGTTCTTTGCAACCTCGACTGCGACGTGGTGATCCCCGATGGCTTTGTAGAAAACATCAGGGATTCGCTTTCTTCCGGCGACTGCATCATCGGAGCCGATGAAAGAGACGATTCTGGAAACTACGGATGCTCCGGCCTTGTGGCAGTGACAAGACGCCACTTCCTTTCGGTGAATGGCTACGACGAGAGCATGAACCTGGGATGGGGCTTTGAAAGCTCCAATTTCAGGTTCAGGGCCGCAGCCGAAAACTCACTCAGGCTTGTCAAGGCCGACGGAGCCAAATGCCTTGCCCATTCGGACGAGGTCAGAACCGCACGGTGCCAGCTCAAGGACATGTCTTTCACCGCAGGAATGAGCTCCAGGATATCCGACTACATGGCCGAATCCAGGGACTATGTGGCAAACAAGCAATCGGAATGGGGGTTCGTCAGCGACATCCCTCCGGCTTGATGGGAAAGCATCCGTCTTCCTCGAACATCCTTCTTCCAATTTGTTCTATGTTGCCCCAATATTTCCTTGCGAGGTCCACGGCATTTTCCTCGCTCAAGAGTTCGTTTTCCATCCACACCCTGTTGAAGGTGTCCACATAATTGATCTCCGGCTGGACTCCCCTGTAAGAGGCCGATTCGAGAGCTACCCTGTTTATCCTTTTCAACACGACAGGCTCCATTACTCCGAGCCTGGCCTTTCTCTTCACATATACCCTTGATCCTACGAGGAAGAGTATCGTGTAGTTTTTGTAAAGTCCGAGGCCGGCACATCCCGCCAACCTTATATGTCCTGTGGCCTCGTAATTGATCATGCGTTTCCGTTGTTTGTGTGCAATATTATTTACACTTGCGGACTATTTTAATGCAATGTTTGCAAAAACCGCCCTGGATAGCGGGGGCTTCCTTCATCCCCTGCTGGTCCCCCCTTCGTCCATGAGGGGCCCTTCCCTGAGCAATCCCTCCATATGCCGCAGCAATAAGGGCGAACTCCTCCTCAACATAAGAAACCTCAACTACGTCCTCTACCACAGCGAGAAGGGCGTCTTCGAGCACAGCTGGGGGCCCCTCTGCTACCTCCACAAGGAGAACGACCTCAGGCTCATCACCGACAACATACTCTGCAGACTAGATGAAAACTTCAGCATATCATCCAGCCACATTGTGGATACAACTTTCTTGGACGAGGAACCCCTCTGGGAGTTTGTGGGACTTGAGGACGGAAGGCTCGTCGAGTGGGGCGGTAAGCTCTACCTGAGCGGCGTCAGAAGGGACACCACCACCAACGGACAAGGAAGGATGGAACTCTCCGAGATGTCATTCAAAAAGGAGAAGGTCGTGGAGAGGAGCAGGGTCAGGATACCCGCTCCCGGTGCGGATTCCAGCTACTGCGAGAAGAACTGGATGCCCGTCCTGGACAAGGAGTACACGTACATCAAATGGACCAACCCCACCGAGGTGGTGGAGGTCGACCCCGCATCCAAGACATGCAAGACCGTATTCCTGTCCGACCCGAAACCGCTGAACACCTCCGACCTCAGGGGTGGATCCCAAGTGATAACGGTGGGCGGACATTACCTTGCCATTGTTCACGAGGTCAATCTCTTCAGTTCCGAAGCGGGCAAGAAGAATGCGATCTACACCCACAGGTTCGTGGTCTGGGACAAGGACTGGGAACTGGTGGAGGTTTCCGATTCGTTCTCATTCATGGACGCAAAGATAGAGTTCTGCTGCGGAATGGCGGAACACGGCGACTTTCTCCTTGTTTCCTTCGGATTCCAGGACAATGCCGCGTTTCTTCTTGGATTTCCCAAAACAATGCTTGGAAAGTTACTCAAAACATATGAATGAACTTCACGCATACGTACAAAATCCCCTTGACCCTTCTGCCAACATGAGTCTTGCCCGGTGTTACGAGGTTTCAGGGCACCTATCCCCAGCATGCGGCTTCTATCTAAGAGCGGCCGAACTTTCTAAAGATGACGACCTGTCGTACGAATGCATGTTGCGTCTCTACTACTGCTTTGGGGCCCTGGGAGACAGGGAATACACCTGCGAAAACGCACTGAAGTCCGCCCTGAAAATGAAGCCTAGAAACCCCGAGGCATATTTCCTAATCAGTCAGTTCTACGAGAGGAAGGGAAACTGGATGGACTCCTACCTTTATGCTTCGCTCGGACTGGAATTGACGTCCCTGAAGCCCTCGGGCCTCGCATTCGGCTCCTCATACGAGTCCGAATACATGCTGATCTTTCAGAAGGCGGTCGCCGCCTGGTGGTACGGCAAGCCGAGCGAGTCAAGAAAACTCCTCAGACTCATTATGGACGATTACGGCCCCGTGATGAACGAATCCTACCTCAAACTAGTCCAGGGCAACCTTTCCCGTCTTGGATCCGGAAACGAGACGGAGAGTTCCGTGAGGTACGATAAGAGCAAATACGGGCAGTTCAAATTTAAGTTTTGCGGACTTGATCTCATAGAGAGAAACTACTCGCAGGTGTGCCAGGATCTATTTGTTCTTGCGATGCTGGGAGGAAAGAAGGAGGGAACCTATCTGGAGATCGGCGCCGCACACTCCCACCACAACAGCAATACTGCTCTGCTAGAGGAATTGGGCTGGAAAGGCATCGGAGTGGAATTGAAACGCGATCTGGCCGAGCAGCATGCTTCAAGGAAGAACAGGGTCATCTGTGCCGATGCGTTGTCCTTGAATTATTCGTCCATTCTTTCTGAAAACTTTGATTGCGAAATAATAGATTATCTTCAGCTTGACATAGAGCCTCCCAAGAACACCTTTGATGCGATGCTTTCCATCCCTTTTGAAAAATATAAGTTCAGGGTCATCACCTACGAGCATGACCACTACGTGGATTTGACGAAGTCCTATAGGGATAAATCAAGAAGGTACCTTTCCAGTTTGGGCTATACACTAGTGGTCAATGATGTTTCTCCTTCGGGCGAGTGCAGTTTTGAAGACTGGTGGGTGATGGAAGACTTGGTTGACGCCGAAATGCTTGAAAAAATGAGGCTACAAACCAATGATATAAATGAAATCAAAAATTTCTTCTACTCGGATTGACCAGCACTCAAATTGGCAAAAATCCCAACTAAAAATGGAATCAGAGGTTCCGAAGCTTGATGAGCGTCGACTCAGTTTCGGAGATGTTTGCCTCCGCGTCAGCCAGCGCCGCCACATCGCCTGTCTGCCATGCGAGAGCTCGGGCCTGCAAGTAGTAAGAGAGCCGGTTTTCGGCAAGTGTAATCAGTTGCGATATTGTCATAATTTCTCACCAAAAGAGTAGGCATCGAAAGCACTCGGCAAACGACGCTCGGTTGAGCCAAAGGTATTTCAAGCCGTCGCGAGTCGTGAAAATCTCCATGCGGTTGCCGATGATCGCGGTCGGAGCGACGTAGGGGTACATCGACGCACCGCTGATTCGCCCGGTCACCACGTCGAGCGAGTAGATTCGCTGGGTGGCGTCCTTGTGGAAGAAAATGCGATCCTGGCCGTCATAAGCCGTCATCGTGCCCGTGGTCAGTGTCTCCGTGGCTGGCGTGGTCATCATCACGTTGACCCGATCAGTAGTCAGGTCGACGCGATCGAATCCAGCCACAGCACCGCCGCGTGTCACGAACATATACCTGCCACGAATGCCGGCGTCGCTTGTGCCGCTGGCCCAGTTCGAGCTTACGCCAACAGCCTTGACCGTCTGCTCCAGAATCACGTAGCCGGTCTGGCCTGCGACCGGGGCTGTGGTGACAGCAAACGTGAGCGTGTTGTTCGTGTTTGAGGTGATCGCGACTTCGACAGGCCCTGCCCCGCCGAAGCACCTTACTCGCTTGCCCGCGTAGGCGTTGACGACCCAGCCCGAGCTCATGGTGAGGCCGGTGTTCGTCGAGGTGCAGGGCTGCGACAGCGTGTAGGTGCCGACGCCACCAGTGCCCGTGCCGAACGCGGCGATGACCGCGCCGGTCGGAATGCCAGTCCCCGAGACAGCGTGACCGACGTAGAGCTGGCCGGATGTCACGCCGGTCACATTGATCGACGTGCTGCCGCTGGTGTTGTTGACGGTGAACGACCCGACCTTGCTCGTGTCTTGCAGCGTCGTGGTGGACTGAGTGCCTGTCGCCACGCCCTGGTCCATCGCACCGATAGCGCTCGACGCCGCAATCGAGTAGCGAGACTGACCGTTGACAGGTGCCGTCCCAGTCACCATCGTGAGCGTGTTGCTTGTGTTCGACAGGATTCGCAGCGACTGCCCCGCCGCACCACCGGAAGTGCCAGTCACTGCCGCCGTGTTCATGTAGCACGTCGCACCGGCCCACTGGTTCGTAGACCAGTTCTTCGTGACATCGACCAGCGTCGAGGTGCTGAGGGCCAGAGCAATGGTTGTCGCCGCCGGGGAACCGGCCATCGTGTACGTGAACGTCGTGGCCGATGGCACCGTGGCGATCGCGACTCCGGTCACGTTGAAATTTGCGTCCGTCGCACCGCGGACAGTCACGAGATCGCCGACACGGAACTGATGCGGATGCGCCGTTGTCACGGTCGCTGTCGTTGTCGTGTTTGCGAGCGTGGTGATCGCCACCGGCAAATGGCCGCCAACCGTGGCCGAGGCAATGCGTGCCGTGCCCCAATCCTGCTCTCGGCCAAAAGTCGGCACGGTCGAGTCGAGATTATGGATCATCACGGCCGCGAGAGTGCCGAAGTAAAAGAAGACCTTATTGCCGTCGCCCGTGATCACGTACACGGAGGTCGTGTCGGGGTTCGTTGCCCACGGCGTCACGACGGTCAACGCCGTGGCCGTGTTGCTCGCGATTGCTCGCACCTGGCCGATGCCGGTTCCGGCGAGGATGCGTACTTGGTAGTTGGCCCAGCGGTTCACGGGCCACGACTTCGTCGAGTCTGTAATCGTGGATGCGGCACCGGCCGTTGCCGTGCCAGCGTCGAATCCAGAAATCTGGTAGCGGCTGGTGGCCGTTGGAGCGGTTCCCGCCGTGGCCCAGGTTAGGGTGTTGCTCGTGTTCGATGCGATCTGGCGAATCTGCCCCTCGCCAGTGCCGGACGTAATGTGTACCCAGTAGCCAGCCCACTGGTTGACCGTCCACGCGGCGCGATCGACGCCTCGCGACGCATCCACCAGCGTGGTCGTCGTGCTCGCGGACGAGGCAACGCCGGCCGCCCACACAGAGGAGATTTCGCCCGTCCGGTCGAGGCTCAGATCGCTGTAGGTTCCGGCGCCCAGCATGCCCGTGTAGGCAGGCAGGATGTACCAGGTATCCGTTGCGATGTCGTAAGCCTGCAACGTGTAAAAAGGCGCTGTAACAGCCGCAGTGGACGCCATGACAATCATGCCTGACTGGATGCGGTATACGCTGGTCGAGTCAGGCTGCACCGTCCACGCCGCGTTGACCGTCAGCACCTGCGACTCGATTGCGTAGTAAGACTGCGAACCGGCTACTGCACTAATGGCGGGAAAAAACTGTCCGGGGTTGTTGTAGGTCTTGTTCGTCTGGTTGGTATCGCCCAGGGTCAAGACGGTCGCGGAGTTGCTCAGGATGCGTCGCATCTGCCCTGCGCCCGCGTTGCCCGTGACGCGGAACGAGTAGCCCGCGTACTGGTTGCCAACCCACGCCTTGGTCGAGTCCGTGACAGTCAGCGTGCCTTGCGTGTTGCTGACTGCGGTGACTACGCCAACGTCGGCCGCGACCGGCTCTGCGACCGCAGTGATCGTGCGACGCTGGCCTGCTCCCGTCCCGCTCACGATGACGATGTCGTAGCCGCGAAGCGACTGCTGCGTGACAGCCGCCACAGTGACGGTGGATGCACCGGCCGCGATCACGTTGCCCTCGGGTGCAATGCCCTGCAAAAATTTCATCGAGCTGATTGCGGCCGGCGCAACAGCAGGCGTCGCGAGCTGCTGATACATATCCGTCCACGTGTCGTATCGAACGAACTGAGTAGCGGCAATGAGGTAGTAAATGTAGCGGCCGTGCTCCGCACTGAACTCGCTGTTGTCTGCCGAGCAGGACGACGAAACCGCAGCCGACACGGCTGGCGCGAATCGGCACCACTCCCAGGTGGGCAGATCGACTTGGGGCGTGAGCGTGTTTTTTGACAGGGCTGGCATGGGACGGACTCCTCAAGAAAACGTGAGTTGCGATCGGATTGATTGAAAGTATGTAGCTTTCGCGACGTTTATCCATTGTTCGCGATCCATGCCAGCGGTCGCAGTCAGGTTTGCGACCGCGGTCACCGATGGCAAACTCGCGAGCGCGGAAAACGCATCCACCGTGACGCGCTGCCTCTGGAACTGGTCAACTGTCGCACTGCTCTCTGAGATTTTCACGAGACGCGAAAGCATCGCGAGCATCGAGTCGGTGGCCGCTCCGTCAGGCAGCGGCGTGGCTGGATCCTCGTAGATCACCTGCAGCACGTCCGCGGGGTCGTGCGTTGACGTGTCAAAGAACAGCGTGAGCGTCGAGCCAGCCACCGCGGTGTATCTCGCGGCCGCCGATCCGGTGGAGTAGATCACCACGCCGCGAGTCTGATTGATGATCGCGACGAGCCGACGCACATCAAACGCCGCGAGGCCCAGGAGCGTGACCGTGCCGACTCCCGAAGCACCGGGCGTGAACGTGTAGGCGGGCGTAATGAATGTTTTTGGCATGGTGATTTATCCGAAAATTAGTGCGTTTATAATGGATTCGTTCGCTGACACACCGCCGGAGGGCTCTACAGCAACCCACGCGGAACCGGACCATTGCGGCACCTGCCCGGTAGTTGCGCTGGACTGAGTCAGAGACGAGAGCGAGTGCGTGTGGTTTGCGTTAGCTGCACCGATGTCGCTAGCCGTGAGAGCGTCGCTACCGCCCGTCTGGTGGCTGGAGGCATGAGTTCCAATGCTTCCAGTTATTCCTTGCGAACCAGTGGTGCCTTGACTGCCGTCTATACCTTGGATTCCGGTTATTCCTTGCAAACCAGTGGTGCCTTGGCTGCCGTCGATACCTTGGATTCCAGTTATTCCTTGGATTCCGGTTATTCCTTGCGAACCAGTTATTCCTTGCGAACCAGTTATTCCTTGCGAACCAGTGGTGCCTTGGCTGCCGTCTATGCCTTGGATTCCGGTTATTCCTTGGATTCCGGTT